AGTCGGGGTGACAGGATTCGAACCTGCGACCTCCTGGTCCCAAACCAGGCGCTCTAGCCAAGCTGAGCCACACCCCGATATGCTGTTTTGCCGTTTCGTTTTTGTCGCCTCACCGAAGCGACTCCGATATAATATCACCCTATTCCATACTTGTCAACACTTTTTTACATTTTTTTGAAATTAATTTTTCAAATACGATACATCCCGCGTTTTACAATGTTTTCGATAACCTGAAATAACAGTTTTACTGACTCCTTAAATGATTTATTAACCGCACTTTCTGCTGTAGGAAATCTGAACGGACAGTTATGTCATGGCTGCCAGCGGCCGGAAGACCGACCACGTACTCAAGTCTGTATACAAGCATGCTCAAAAGGACAAGAAAGAGGTGCGGTTTTGCAAGAAAAAAGGCGGTTTTATCACAAACCGCCTTTTAGTGGACTAGACGGGAGTCGAACCCTTATATAAGTCTTGTACCCCTTGAAAACACTGGCTTTCAGCCATGCGATAATTGTTTGACACCAATTTGACACCACTTTTTACGATATTGCTATCATATCCATTGCAAGAGCTTCTTGTTCTTTCAAAACGTGAATATACTTATTGTAAGTTATCATAATATTCGCATGTCCCATCAATTTACTTACTACTTCAACTGAGATGCCTCGTCTGATGAGAACAGATCCAAATGTATGTCTTAGTGTATGAAGAGACATGTTTTGTGGTAAATTCGTTCCATTAATAACTCTTTTAAGACTTCTCTCTAAATTTCTGTAAGTGTTTCTAGTACCTACACTTGTACTTGACACATAGTTGGAAATAATATTTTTACGCTTGTCATATGCTTGTAGCTCTTTAAGATACAAAATAGTGGTATCATTTAATTTTAACACTCTTATTCCAGATTTTGTTTTAGGAGATTCTTTAACTCGATTGTATAATTTCTTAGTTTTAACGTCATAGATATTACTTTGAACCGTATTATTGATATACATTAATTTGTTTTCATAATCAATGTTATTCCATTCTAATGCCAAAGCTTCACCTGCACGTAATCCAAGATTTAGAATTATCATTAAAACCAAAGCATCTCTGCTTTTGTATTCCCCATTTTTATATCTTGCCAAAGCTGCGTTTTTAAATTCTTCAATCTGTTCATCAGATAAGCATAATTGTTTTCTTGTTGAAGTTTTTATATAACTATCTGAAGGAATGATAACATCATTTGCAGGGTTGTTTTGAATAATTCCATCTTTAACAGCCTTGTTCATGCATGGTCTTATAATCTGTACCAATTTTTTTAATCCTGAACGTGCCAATGGTTTAATTGTATTATCTGTTGGATACGCATGTTTATCAATCATATCCTGAATCATTTCTGTTGTAATGCAACCAAGTTTTTGTTGCCCTAAAACACTATCTTTTATTTGACAATCATATACTCTATATAATCTTGTAAATGAAGAGGGTTCGATCTTACCATATTTATATTTCATTAGCCATTCTTCCATATAATCTTTTAAAAGAATGTTCTCTGGCTCAACATATCCTTCTTCTATTTTTATAAGATAATCTTTAGCTTTGTTTTTTACTTCTGTTTTAGTCTTACCATAAAAACTTTTTCTGTGAGAATTAACAGTAATTCTTCCCATATAACGACCATCAGTCCGAGTACAAATTGTCATGTTATTTACAGTCGCCATTATATTGTTCATATTCCACCTCCTATAACAATATAAAGGCATTTGTATAATTATATTATACTCCTGCCTTTATTAATAATCAATCAATAATAGATTTCTTCGCCTATATGATCTTTTATCCATTCTTCCAATAAATTAAATGTTGTAATGTAATCTTTACCAACTTTTACTAATGGAAGTTCACCTGATTTAATTAGCTGTAATACTTTTGTTTTTCCAAATGGCAAAACATCATATAGGTCTTGCTGAGATAGAATTTTATTCTCCATATTACGCCTTTCCAGTTGAACCTATACCTCCACGAGATACTTCGTCCAAACGTTCTACTTCTTCAAACTCAATCTCTGGTTGAATCTTCTGAATCTCAAACTGACATATCCTATCATTCTTATGAATTGTTGTATCTCTAAGTGCTATTGCAGGGAACATCCACTGATCATTCTCTCCACAATAACTTGCGTCTACCTGACCAACTGAGTTCGCCATAATGATACCAAAATTTTTGTATGTACTGCTTCTTGGATATATATTCGCCTTGTAACCGTTAGGTAACTTCATTCCGACTCCCAACGGAATCAAATGAAACTCGCCTTTCTTTAGCTCTACTGTCTCGGCACTTCTAAGGTCAATTAAGTCACCTTTGCTTATTTTCTCGACCTTATCTATCTCATTATCAAAATATTTAATCTGTATCTTCTCCATGTTACTTTCTCTCCTATCTTCTTCTGATGCTTTATTGATAAAATTATTAAGACTTAAGTTGTCTGCATCTCGCTCTCTCCTGTCCTCTTCATTATGTGCAGCTACACATAATGCCATAATTAATGTGCCAACAAATCCACCAACAATAAAACTTATTACGCCTACCGCTACCATAGTTACTCCTCCTTAATTACAATATAAAACTACTTTGTTCTGAGCAAGAGATTGTTTTACATCAATTACCCTTTGATTTTTTGAACCTCTGAATCTCAATGAGAGGTCTTTCTGCTCATCTATATATTCTCCGTCAACAAGTACATCACACAGTTTCACGATAGACTGACGCAATATTTTATCTTCCCATTCACTATCTAATGGATAATGTATTCCGTTTATTAAATCTTCAAATTTATATCCTGTATACAACCAGATAGTTTTTTGGGGAAAAGAAATACGGATTTCTTTAATTAGAGACAAGACTTCATCGAGGTTTTGTTCCGCTAAAGGTTCGCCCCCTAGAACAGAAATTCGATTAATATATGGTCTATCAATAAGCTTTATAAATTTATTTTTTGTTCCTTCTGTCCATTCTTTACCACCATTAAAATCCCAAGTATCAGGATTAAAACAGTTAAAACAATGTCTGTCACACCCTTGAACGAAGAGGGAGACTCCAACTCCCTCTCCATTTGAGATATCAAGATTACGCATACTTGCAAATCTCATATTTAATCCTCCGTATATTCCATGTCATCCAAATGATAAACACGGTCATGAATGTCGCCATATCTACCCTGATTACCACCATTTTTTGCAGTACCAATATAACCACAAACTCTAAATGCTATATCCATTGTTGTATTATCAGTATTTCCACAGCTAGGACATTCCCATTTAAGTCTATTGTTTTCGTCTGATACAAGAGGAATATCACCATCAAAGCCACACTTTTCACAATAACAACTCTTTGTATTAATCTCTGCATACATGATGTTGTTATAAATAAACTTAATAACTTCTAGTATGGCAGAAATATTATGGCTCATACTTGGTATTTCGATATATGAAATTGCTCCTCCTGGACTTAATTTTTGAAATTTTGATTCGATTCTTAACTTTTCAAATGCTGTGATATGTTCAAAGACTGGAATATGATATGAATTAGTAATATAATTTCTATCGAAACCATCTAATTTTTCAAAGATATCGTTACCGAAACGAGATTTTAGGCACTTTGCAAATTTGTAAGTTGTGGACTCTAATGGTGTTCCGTATAAACTATAGTCAATGTTTTCAGCTTGTTTCCACTGATTACATTTATCATTTAACGCCTGCATAACCTTTAATCCAAACTCTTCGCCAATTCCTTCATCCGAATGAGAGTGACCAGTCATAAATTTTACACATTCATATAAACCAGCATAACCAAGTGATATTGTAGAATAACCATCATAAAGAAGTCTGTCAATTTTCTCATGTTTCTTTAATCTAGCATATGCTCCATGCTGCCATAGAATAGGTGCTACATCAGAAGATGTACCAAGTAATCGCTCATGTCTTGCTCTTAATGCTTTATGACATAATTCCGTTCTTTCCTCAAAGATTTCCCAAAATTTATCAAAATCTCCGTCAGATGAGAAAGCAATATCTGGAAGAGAAATCGTTACAACACCCTGATTGAATCGTCCATAATATTTATGTTTATTCGGATCAAAGTTCTTTGCATTTGCAATATTTCCCACTTTATCTGTAAATCTATCTACAGTAAGAAAACTTCGGCAATTGTGACTATAAATACCACTAACTTCAAAATGCTCACTAGATGTTGTCACATCATAACTATACATTTCTTTATGAATCGGATTAATCTTGATAACCTCTGATTCAATAGCATATCCTGATACATTTGATTCAATATAATTATCACATTTCTTTTTGCATACAATGTAATTAACTAATTCATCAGTTGGGTAAAATTCAACCCTATATCTAATCAATTCTGGATTTTTCTTTGTGTAATGATTATGATAAATTTTAGCTGGGATTCCAATAGATTGTGCTAACGCCATTTGCTGAAGTGCTAATTCTTTATTAGTAGAGCCGATTTGAACAGTAGAAAAGTTATTTTCATTTTGATGTGAATTGATATATCCGTCTGCATCAATCATTCCTGCAAAAAAGGCAAGCTTCGCTTCATAATTCCATGAGAATACTTCATTCGGAATTTGTCTATTTACTTTATTGATGCCACCAAATTTTGATGTAAAATAATTTGTCACATATTGAATTCCACCGTTATTATCTGAAATTGCACATAAATCTTTGTATGTTCCTTTTTTACCACGTTCTTGTAGAATTGTTTTAACATTCAGTCCGAAATATTTAGTAAATGTATTGCTAAATTTTTCTTCAATTTCATCTTCTCCTGTTGCAGCAATAGACGCAAATACATGATTATTTTGATAACATCCATCACATAACATTAATCCCAATAGCCATGCTTTATCAGTATTGAACAGAATTGATTCTTCATTATATTGATTTGAGTTGATTAAGATTTTGTCTCCAAGTTTCAATTCTGATGCGTGTACATTTCTACCATCTCTTAATGTTAATGGATGATCTGTTGTACATAATAATCTTCTACCATTAGAAAAGTCCACATCCAACCATTCACTTGATACATTACGAATAATTCTTTTTGTATCAACAAATCCTTTTTCTGTATCATAAATCGTTACTTCTGATAAATCCATATATAAATTAGGATTATCTTCGGAATACTGATGTTTGATTTCAAATGAATCAGACAACCTCCTCCACATTCTTTCGAATGATTCTACATATAAATTATTCTTAATCTTATATGTGATAAGTTCTTTTCCGTCAACACATCCCATACATGTATAGACATCACCCTTTAATTCAAGCATCATCTTTTCAGATATGTAATCAGGGACAAGCCTCTTAGATGTACATTTAGCAGCTAATTGTGTAAGATACCAATATTTTGAATCTTCTGTAATATTATCTTCTTCCAATACATAAATAAGCTTTGGAAATGCAGGAGCAATATAAACGCCATCTTCATTTTTTACTCCTTGAATTCTCTGACGAAGCATTTCTTCGATTAACATCGCCAAGTCAGCTTTCTCTTGATTGTTCTTTGCTTCATTCAGATACATAAAAATTGTAATAAAAGGTGCTTGCCCGTTTGTTGTCATAAGTGTAACTAACTGATACTGAATTGTCTGAACACCTTTTTCTATTTCTTCTTTTAATCGTTTATTTGTTATATTAATGACTTCTGCAAGGTCTTCATTATACTCACTAATCAATCCATTATTATATAATTCCTCTGTTACTTTCTTTCTGATTGATTTTCTACTTACATCAACAAATGGGGCTAAATGGGCTAGAGAAATACTCTGCCCACCATACTGATTGCTGGCAATCTGAGCAATTGCCTGTGTTTCGATATTGCAAGCAGTCGAAAAACTATGTGGCGTTTCAATAAGAGTTTCGCTAATTACGGTATTATTTTGAAGCATATCTTCAGAATTGACCAACCCACAGTTATGCATATGCTGCAAGAAATAATCGGCATCATGAAAATGAATTAGTCCTTCATTATGAGCTTGAATTATTTCAGGAGATAATAAATATCTTTTTGTCATATCTGTGCTAACAGATCCAGCAATATAATCTCTTTTGGTGGGATTTAATACTGGATTCTTATTTGCATTTTCATCCTTCCAATATTCGTCTTTATCTTCTACAAGGTCATGAATCTCTATGTCTGTTGTATTCTCATTTTCTCTCTGAAATTCACGAATACTTCTATATCCTTCATACGCTTTTGCAGTAAGTCTCTGCTTCTTAGTAATCAATTTATCATAAACCATTGATTCAATATCAGAAATACTCACATCTTCTTTGTTTTTGCACTCTTCTTCAATCTCATTTGCAATATCTTCTGCAATCTTTGGTTTTACAATACCTGAACCATTTTTCATTGCTTTAAGAATTGCTGTTGAAATTTTTGATTTATCAAAATCAACTTCTGAACAATCTCTCTTAATTATTTTCAAATTTTATCTCCTTTCTAAATTACTGTTATGATATAACCAAGTATACATGCTGCAATCGCTGCCACAGCTTTCCAATCAATCTCGAATTCTATACAATCTATAAAATTGAATTTCATTTATTCTCCTTTCTTTTCTCCATTCGTTTATCCAGTATAAAATCTGCATATCCACTATTTTCATTACACGTATACTCAAAGTTACTCCAACTTTGATACTTACTTGCAGTAGCAGTTGACCTATAACACTTATCTTTCATAGGACAATTATTACTACTGCACATTGATATATCTGGCATATATTTCACCTACCTTATTATATTTTTACCACTCATCTCATTACATATAAGAGCTTTATGTGTGCAACTGTCATCCATATTTGCATAAGTTTTTACGCTTTTAATTTTGTCAATTATATATTCTCTGTCTCCAACGATAACTGTTATAAAATTATCTTCCATATCTTTTAGCTCTCTTATTAATTGACGAGTGGTAGTTATCCCACCACTATAAGCGATGGGACGTAAACCACTATAATTTATCTTAATCACCCCATTTCAATACTTCATTTACGACTTCTGAAAGTTTTTTTCCTTCATTATTATAGATAATTCTATTTGCCAACATTTCAGCTCCACGAAAATCTACATTATCAGCTTTCATTCTTCTTTCAGCTTCTTCTTTATTATCACCACGTTTTAATAACCTATTTTTAATTGTAGTTTGGTTGGTATATATGTATATAACTTTGGGATTTATACCCTTAGAAATAAGAGTATTTACACCATCAGGTGTTAGAATTGATACCATTTTAGAGTCCTTTTCATAATCTTCTTTTGCTGTGCCGTAGTACCATAAGCCACTTGCAGAAAGATATTTTCTATATTCAAGGAAAAACCCATCATTTATTTTGCTAATGAATTCATCCTCTGAAATAAAATGGTATGTTTGGTCTTGAACTTCGCCATCTCTCATTGGGCGAGTCGTGTAAGATACAAAGTTCTCATAGCCATGTTTGTTTACTAATTCATTTGCAATAGTGTCTTTACCAGAACACGATTTACCCATTAACACCAGTAAACTCATGACTCAACCACCCAATTAACTATGTGACCGTCATTTATAATAACGTTCTTATTTTTGAATTTGTGAAGGTCTTCGCAATCTTCTAATGTTACCAAGTCAACATCAATTCCTAAATAAGTATCCATACTATCTGGAATAGGAATATCGTGCGCAAATTCCATTGAACAGTTCAACCTCCTTCTCATCATCACTGTTAATTCTTACAGTAACAGGATGTGTTGATATGCTAACCATACCCATAAATGATTTGGCATCTACTATCTGATGCTCGTAACAGCCATCTACATCAGCAGAAATTTTACTTATTAATAAGTGGACGAACTCTTCCAAATCGGTTAAGCTGTCCAAATTTAAAGTGAATTCTTTTCTCATAAATTCTTCTGAACTCATTTTTCCTCCTTACTTGTATACCCTTATCTGTACTACTGGACTGCTCCATTCTTGACATACACTTGATATATCGCCTGACCTTTTAGCACTTATATCTAATGCAGACTTGTCTACAACAAACTCGCTCAAACAGTTAGTTTCTTTAGTGATTATGTTATTTGAATCAGTATGCATATCAACTTTTTCATCGGACATTATGCAAGGAATTATAGTGCCATTTGCCAGAACTAAATCAAATTCATCACCAATCTCGCATCCAAAATACGAACCAAGAGCCACACAATATCTATTTCCAACCATGCGAATACCATACTTACCAGTGTAAGCAGATGTGTGTTGAAGTATATACTGTGGGCTTTCTCTCTTTGTAATTGCTGTGTATGGCATCCATGTTTTATGTGCCGCATATGGCACTTCAAACATTTCAAACTCAGCTTCATGATCTTGAAGATAACTTTTATTAATGTAATAAATATTGTCGTTCCAATATATTAAGTCCCATTCATTGTCGAATGAAGCTACACTTACTTGCTGATTCCAGAGCAACGTGGTTACAATCTCTGAATCAGTATTCGGTTTGGTTCTTACATTAACAGCAGTTGTAGTCCAATAAGGTTCAAATGTGGTTTCAGATGCCCATGCAGATGCAAGTGTATCACTCACACCTGCATTCATCTCTAACCAAGGTTTGTAGTCGCAGTCGTATTTACTAATGTCTTCATCTTCAGCCCCATAAACAGGGGCGACAGATGTTGCAGATATAGCAAAAGCGACCACTAACATAGTTGCTAGTTTCTTTCTTTTCATATATAGTTTTCCTTTCATTTTGATTGGTACACTAATATATTCTCTCTTTAATTGTTAAGCATTGATAAAAATTGATCCTCTGAAATAATAGGAATATTTAAAGATTTTGCTTTCTTATTTTTAGAACTTGTTGAATTTATATCATTATTGATAAGATAATTTACTTTAGAAGATACGCTTCCTACAACTTTACCGCCATGAGCTTCAATATCAGCTTTGAGAGTATCACGGTTTTGATAATGTTTTACACTTCCTGTAATAACAAAAGTCTTATTCTCTAATTCATTTGTGATTTCTGACATAATGGATTTCTGTGTCTCGAATGTAAATTCGTTTGCTAACTGAAGTATATCTGAACAATGATTTTTCCAATAAGTATTGAGTGAACTTATTAACGCATCTCCAATACCAGGCAAATACCTAAAGTATTCTGCACCTTTAATCATTTTACCAATAAATGTGTCAAAGTCATAATCAACAGAATCTGCAATCATCATACTTGCTGATTTGCCGAGCAACGGAATTGACATGCTATAAAGAAAACGCTCAAGACTTGTCTTACGAGATTTTTCAATAGAGGCAAGAAGCTTATCTACTGATTTTTTACCAAATCCGTCTAAAGCTTTTATCTCATTTTCATGATCTGATAGATGATAAATGTCTTGAATCGAGTTTAACCAACCAAGATTGATGAATTTCTCGATTGTTGCCTCTGATAATCCATCAATGTTAAGTGCATCTCTCGACACCGCATGTGTGAGCTTACCAAGCAGCTTGCCATTGCAATTATCATTAGTACATACAAGTACTTCTGAGTTATTATCTTTTACTATTTTAGTAGGCTGACCACATATAGGACATTTATCTGGAATAAGCTTTTCTTCTTTATTAATAGGCTCTACACTATCAATTTGTGGAATAATCATATTTGATTTGTATACATACACTGTTTGTCCACTGGATTTTACCCCAAGATCTTTCATAACAGAAATATTATGAAGACTTGCTCTTTCAACAATTGAGCCATCAATTTCTATGGGTTCGAACACAGCAGTTGGCGTAAGAGTTCCGAATTTCCCCATTGTCCAATCTACATATTTTAATGTTGTTGGATATGTATCATCTTGCCATTTAAGTGCCATACGACAATTCTCATGATGCGAAGTCGCTCCAAGTGATTTAGATAATTCTGTATTATCAAGCTCAAAAATTAATCCGTCAACAGGATATTTACAAAATTCAGGTTGCATTGCTTCAACACAATCTTCTACGCCAGTTTCTTTACTTTTTGGCTTACATCTCTGAACTGTTTCAAATCCCATTTTATTAAGTGCTTCAAGTCCTTCTAATTTATGAGTAAATGTTGGAGACACCAGTTCAAAAACAATAAATGCCAAATTTCTATCTCTTACGATGTTTAAATCAAGTGTTCTTAATGTACCACCTGCTAATCCTCTTGGATGCTTGAATGGTTCAGACACTTCTTTATTTATTCTATTGAACTCATCATAAGAAACAACACATTCTCCTCTAAGTTCTAATGGCTGGCTACATGGAATTTTCATAGGAAGATTTTTAATAAATCTACATTGCTCTGTTACGTCTTCACCTATGATTCCATTTGTCCCACGAGTAATACCTTGAACAAATTCACCATTTTCATTGTAACGCACAACAAGTGTCAATCCATCCATTTTATATGAACAATACCAATCATAATCTTTTAAAAACGCTTTAATCTCATTTGAATCTTTTGTTTTCTTTGCACTTAACATTGGTTTTGTGTGTTTAACTTTTTTCAATTCATCAAGGACATATCCTTGTACATAATGAGTCGGTGAATCAGATAATACAATACCAGATTCATTCTCTAATTTTTCTAGTTCATCATATAATTCATCATAATGCTTGTCCGTTATTATCGGGTTATCATATTTATAATAAGCTATTGATGCTTTATGTAATTGATTTGTAAGTTCTCTTACTCTTTCGGCAATATTAATTTTCTCCACTATCATTCTCCTTTCTATTTAATACATCCCAACCTTGATACCATATTGAATTGGAATTAGCATATTGTTTGAATAATTCTATTAATTCATCCAATTCGGGAAAGAATGGATCTCTATGTAATGTACTATTGATATACCCAAGAGCATTTAATAAGAATTGCCCTGGTCGCATATCTGGGAATGACTTCTTATGTATCTCATATAACTGCGTGTAAAACGAATTTAATTTTTCTGGATCTCTCGTATCAATCATCTCCTTTTTTAAAATATTCTTGTGCCAACTCTCCATATTTTACGGAAAGTTCGTTTGTGTCTTCTAACAAGAAAAAATTCTCTTCGCCATAATGTCTCATAATTTTTTCTTGATTGTGTAAGATTTGCGAAAACGCTCTAAATATAAGTCCAATAACTTTATTATTCATATACTTATCCTCGTAATCCCTCTTGATCCTCTTAGCCTTTGTCCACAATTATCACAATATTTCTGTGTCGGAACATTATTATCAACTATATATCTGCAAACAGGACATTTTAAATAGTTTCCAACTTGAACTTTCTTCATTGGTGTATTTTTATACTTAAGTATTTTGTACTCGTTATATTCATCTTCATTTAATATATACTGCATAATATTGCCTCCTATGAAATGAACATTTATTTAGTTTCTAATTCATTTTCATCAATAAAAATTAACTCTTGTGCATAAGGTAATGTTCTAGCCCATGAAATAAGATTAGTTACATTGGAATTATCTTGACCACTCCATTCATTTAACTTATGAAATCTACGTTGTCCCTTGCTACACATAGCAAGCAAATTCTCATAAGTCATTGTAACTGTACGCTTCTGTAACCATGATTCAGGTAGCCAACGTATAAGCTCTTTCCAATATCTTTTATCTTTTGTTTCAAGATACTTCTGACGCAAGTTCTCAAGGAAGTTAATGAACTTATAGACTTCAAAATCCACTGTACTATAATCTACTTCAATATTTGAATCATATGTTTCTAAGCACTTTAAATCTTTCTCATAGTCATCAATTTCAAAGCAATCTAATGTAATAGGTTGACTCGTAATCTTGTGCATTGTGCTTGTAGAGTTCGCAACCGTTCCTACTTTATAAGTATCAAATTCCTTCCACCAATAAAGAGGGGCTGTGATATCCACTGATACAAAAATCTGTCGCATAAACTTTCTATGCTCATTTCCTGATTTAATAAGAATCTGTGCAAGCTTCATATCATTTTCACCAATCACGAATCCATTTTTACCATCATTTGTAAAATCGCTTTGATAACTATCACTTCTATTCCAGCTATTCTTTGGATTTCTCATCCCACGGAGACTGTGCTCAAATCCCCATACCTCTGTATTCTCAAATTTCAAATCTTAATCCTCCTTAAATCTCTCCTTTAATAAGCTTGTATCTTTATTATTACAATAATTCAACATACTACCTGCCATCTCAGTTATACCATCGACAAAGCTTATGAAGTTACGCTTGGTATTATCATCATTCTCCATATCTATGAAATCTGGTAATGAATCAACAATTGTCTCATATGTTAATTTGTATACTAAATTCTCATTCATATTAATCCTCCTTGAATGTCCAACAGTAATCTACAAATCTATTCCAATTAAGTTTTACTTGACTGTAAATATCTATTTTTATTGGCTTAGATTGTCCAACCCACGAAGCTATGTAAATAGTTGTCTCATACTCACATTTGCTCCAAAATGAATAAAGTAACTTTCTGTCCAGTTCTTCCTCAAACTGTTCTTTAGTCAAATCCGACTTAAGTAATTTGAGGACATCTTGATTAAATGTATGGTGCTTAAATATATTTAATGGCACAATCTTATTCTGATTAAACTCATCATAATAAACATACCATTCCATATTATCTGTTTTTGTCATACATTCACCTCCCCATATCCAATTCAGATAGTTATTTTTTATCCATATCCGATATGGATAGTTCTTTGCGCCTTGCTATAATTTCACGAAACCTAAAATGGTTTACTTGTATCCTAAAACTCTTCTTCGCATTTTATCAATATACTATGTAAAAGATGATTAAGAATAGATCCATAAAGAATATAATCAATATCGCAGCCCCTTGTAGTGTATCGCTCAGTGGCTCTCCATTATTATTCTCTTTATTTTTTGCGAGCTGCTTAATCATTTTCTTTCGCCATAATGTTTTACTTAATGCACTTGGCGTACCTTTAATTCTGAAAAACATCAAAATAAATAAAATTGTTAAAGCTAAAATCTTCATATTATATTATTCTCCTTCTAAAATCTCTTTTGGACAGTAAATAATCTTCTTGCCTGCTTTCTGTGCTTTACGAATTGTTGACCACACACCACCTGATTTAATTCCATCCCAAACTGCAAGAAGTACGTCACAATGATCAACCATATATTGATCTCTCACATTGTCACAACCTTTATAGAATTCATCTGATAATTCAATCCATTCACTTGCTTTCAATTTTAAAAATTTATAATATTTGTGTGATGAGTTATAGTTTTTACAAGGAAGAATACAATGTAATTTAATACTATTTATATAATGCATTGATACTCCTGTAATAGCAAATGCAATATCGCTTCCTGAAGCCATTCCTGTATATAAATCAAGTGGCTCATTATTATCTCTACAAATCTTTATAAAATTACTCAATTCATCTATAATCCAATGCTGAATTGGAATCCATTTTTCATCTGTTTCATCATCTGGCAATCCTAGTCTCTGAGGTCTATGACCTGTTAATGCTACTCTCATTTTTACCTCCTTAATTTTCACAAGAATCTACCGATTAATTGTTCTTTTTACTCTTTAACTTATTGAATATTTTTGAAAGATATTTCTTCTGCCATTTTGAAAAATTAACATTGTACATTTTTTCAAATAGTTCTACACCATCTCTTTCAAACATTCTTTGATAAGACCACAATTTATCTTTTGCGTTTACATTTTTGTTATCTTTAAAATCATCACGCATTACTACTCCATCTTCACGAATAATTTTTATTCTTGAATTTGGGCAACTCATACAATCGTCTACATAACATAATCCAAACGGATCATATTCTGCACATTTTTTCTGGTCACAAATTTTTATAATTAGCTTATATTCTGTAATTGCTCTATCGTCCATCATATATAACCTCCAAATCTTCCAAAGAAACTGTCGTTTAATTTGCTTTAATATCGTATTTCTTTAATAGTGTGTTTTTCTTTTTCAAATCAGCTTTGCAAGACTTAATATTGTTTTGGTACATATCAATTCTATTTTCTAATGTATCAATTTCCTTTTTAAGACAGTCAATACAATATTGCTTTGCTTCCTCCCTTGTCTCAAATGAATGATATTTTGAACAAGCTATATCCATATCATCCATGTCCATTTTTGAAATTTTATATAAAGAATCAACCTGATACATTGTTTTCTTTACAAGATTATCCTTGAATTTCTGAAGTATTAAATCTGCTAACTTATATTCTTTTGTTGTATATCCATAAAAACCACTATTGTGTTTTTCGACTGAATTTTTCACATCAAAATGTAAGACTTCTATTGATGGGTATGTTTCATTGATATAATCTGTAACCTTTTCTTCGTCATACCAAATATATACAAAGCGTGGCAATTCCCCCATTTGAGCTAATACCTTAATGTAATTTCTTTTATCTAAATTAATAAAATCAACATCAAGACCTTTTGCTATATCCATATTTTGTAATTTATACCTTGTTGAAGATATAATTGCATTTGTATATTCTCTTGACCGATAAAACACAAGCATTTTCATTTACTTATTCTCTCCTTTCTTTTCCAATGAATGACTAATAAGAAATCCGTCTTTCCTTGGCTTTTTGAGTCTCTGAAACGCCCTATTTATGGGCATTCCAGAAATTCTTTATTGTATTATTCACTTAAAATACTAACTTTGGATGAGCTGTGTCATATAAACACTGCTGTAAGTGAGTCTGTTTCTTACTTACGCCCTCTTTGCTGATAGCCATTCTCAAAGCACCAGTTTGAGCAACCAAATCACATTTTTTCTTTGCTCTTGTAATTCCTGTATATAATAATTCTCTTGTTAAAAGGGAATATGATGAAAAATCAATGCCGAAAATAACATGATCGAACTGAGAACCTTGAGATTTGTGAACTGTAATCGCATAACCAAGTTCAATACTATTAATTTGTGTTCCTTCTACGTATACCTCTCCAATACCCATAAATGAAATAAGCACTGCTTTATCTTCTGGAAATACCTTTTTAATAATACCAAGATTACCATTAAAGATAGGTGGATTGGTTTTGTATGTATTCTGTGTATTGATAACTTTGTCTCCTTCTCGAAGAATTGTTACTTTGCCCTGTGATACAACCTCAATCTGTTCTTTATTGTCGTCTTCTGGATTATATAAATCCTGAATCGTATTATTGATGTTATAAGTGCAAGCATCACCTTGTTTTTTAACGGGAACAAGTATCTGAGTTTCCATAACATTGAAGTTCTCTGTGTTCATTGCTTCTGAAAATCTCTGCATTATTTTATAGAAAGTATTACTCTTATCTGAATAACAATCTAATGATAAATCCTGCAATTCTCCTCTTGTCTCTGTACCAACCCAGTCTTTTTCTACAATCTGTATTCCTTTACGAATGCGTCTTGCTTCTGTAACAATGGCTGATGCTGCTGCTTGTCTATGTACTTGACTAAGATATACCGTAGGAATCTCAGGAGAATTGATCATATCAAACGCAATGTTGCCACACCCAATTGACTCTAACTGTCCCATATCTCCAAGACAGATAAGCTTTGCACCTGAAGGGATTGCTCTTAAAAGATAATAGAAAAGATAAGCATCAACCATTGAAATCTCATCTACGATTACAATGTCAACATCCAATGGGTTTTCATCATGATATGTAAAACCATTCTTCCCCCCATCATCAGTACAAGGATATTTAAGTAATCTATGAATTGTATATCCTTCTTCTCCTGTGATTTCAGCCATTCGAGAACTTGCACGACCAGATAAAGCACACTGTACATATACATAATCTTTCAATGCTTCAAGAAAAGCAGACACGGATGAACTCTTACCTGTTCCAGCTTCACCATGAATAACAACTACATTGTTTTCAAGTGCTTCTTTTACACCCATTCGCTGTTCTTCTGTAAACTGCCAACCATTCTTATGCTCAACATGCTTGATTGTATCTTCCCAATCACCATATGTAATCTCCGATTTTGCATCTCTTAATCGGATTAATTCTTTGGCAATTTTATCTTCAATATTGTAGAATTTTCTAAGACCAATCTGTGTCTTATCTTCATTCCACCACAACTCATCCCCCATATCATGAATTGCTTCTGTAATATTCATATCAGGAACATCTTCGCCAAGTTCATCAATAATTGCTCCCATTAACTCATCAGGTGTAATCCATGAACAACCATCCTGACCAGAATCTTCAAGGTATTTGTAAATAAAAGCACTAATACGTTGAGAACAAAATTTTTCCATTCCACTATCAAGAGCTATTTTGTCTGCCGTTTTCCAACCGATTCCTTTTACTTCGTTACATAAGATATATGGATTATTTTTAACCTTTTCAACAACTAAATCAGGTGAATTATATCGTTCCATTAGTCTATTCACCATATTGTTCGTAAGGTTATACTGTTCCAACTCTGAGAAGATTTTTGCTAAATGGATATTTCTATTAAATCTTTCAATCCATCGTGCAGCCGTGTCTAGTCCACAACCTCTGACCTTTACCAAATCTTCTGCCTTGTTATTCTTCAAAGAATCAAATGGATCATCCAATGCATCATACATATTTTCAATCTGAAGTGGCGTGAACAAAGTGGACAAAAATTTCTTCTGTCCAACTTTGTCATTCTCATTAAAGGTAATGGCACTATAGATTGATATGATATTGTATTGTCCTCCCCATTTAGGATCTTCTACATAATCTGCCACTAATACATACGGATTACCTTCAACCAACTGTGGCATTGTACCTTTGATTATGATTTGATTGAATTTATCGGTCTTAGGTTTGCCCTCTTTGACCTTATCTACTGAGACAACAGCAATTCCAAATTCATTTTTATAAAATCGTATTGTCTCTACACTACATATAATTTTTATTCTATTTTCTGATGCCATTAGTCCTCACTTTTCCTTTTAATCAACTTTTGTTCTTTCAGATTGAAGTAGCAATGTACCGTCTAAATGTATCTCTTGAACTTTATTTACCGTATGCTGGTAAATTGTGTCTTTGTAAATCATTGGTCTGAAGCTATCGTCTCTTCTGATTCCTGCCACAACAATCTTTGAACCTCTACTTAACCAGCTTCTTTCAAATACAGTCTTCTTATCACTATTCGGATCAAGCTTTGCTGAAATTTGTTTATTATAAAATGCATAGTGACCTTTATTAAACTTCACATGTACCGCACCATACTTTGTAAGAAGTGTAACCATACAATACAAATTATCAGCATTGATAACTGTTCCTGCTATTCTTGAAATCTTAAATTTAGGCATTTTCTTTGGTGAACCATCAATATAACGAGTGTAATAATCGTAAGGTTCTGGTTCTTCTGGTAAATCGAAGAAATTAACTATGCCATATAGTTCTTCATTAATATTCTCCAATTCATGCTCACCATCATAGAAACTTAATGCTTGCATAGACCAAGAAGGTAATGTACCATCAGCATATTGATTCCAAACAGTTTTAAATAAAGCTTCATTATAGAGATTCAATGTATCAGTATTGTCAAACCAATCCTTTAATGGCTGAATGTATTTATCAACCTCTTTAGTAAACAATTTTTCTGATACAATATAATATTCTCCTTTTATTTTAACTACTGAGTCTTCTGTGAAATGTTCCTTGAAAAAAGGCTGAGAATTGTTGTCGAGAATATAATAACCATCATGATATCCTCTTTTTGGTACTTTCTTTCCTTCATCTATATGCTTTTCATACAATCCTTCATCATCTAAAACATATTTTTTGAAATTAATCATACGTTTTGCTAAATCTAATGATTCAGGAATAATACCCAATTCTGTCATTTTTGCGAACTGTTGCATTGTAATTTTGTCACTTGGAGTAAAAGCATAGTTTTTTAAATACCAACGCATTGTTTCTTTTCTATCTGATGAGTGCAATTCTGTAAAGCAACCAGCTTTAATTAATTGAACCATTTTTGACTTGGTAATAAGCTTTGTATCAAGCATTTTACGAGCAAAATCTTCCATAGAATTAAATGGTCTGTTCTGAATAATTGCTTGTACAATATCATCGCCTATACCATTGATACCCTTTAATCCAAAAATGATACGATTGTTCTCAACATCTGCTTTAAAACCAAAGTCTGCTGAGTTGATAAGTGGAAGTTCTACTTTAACATTCTCTTTTTGAACAGCCGCTATTGCTATTGCCATCTTTCCATAATTGGTAGAATCACCTGCATTTTCATCTACTGCGCCAGAATCTACAATTAAATTCGCTGTCTGCCAGTAAATCGGGCTGTATTTATAACACAAATTCAGCTCTTGAAGACCTATAATCGAGTAGGCTAGTGTATGACTTTTATTGAATCCATACCCTCGCTGGGTACAAATAAGCACATTCCACACATAGTTCGTTAAATTCTTTGATAAATTCTTCTCTTTCGCATTAGCAAAGAACTCTTCTTGTAATTGCAAGAACTCTTTTGGTTTCTTCTTTGCAACCGCTTTTCTTAACCTATCACCCCAAGCTAGTGAGAAACCACCAATCTTCGGATGCATTGTTAAAAGTACCAAATACTCCTGGGCTTCACAGATACCAAATGATACTCCAATAATATCTTTCAGAATATCTTGTTCTTCTTGTGTCAGACCATATTCAGTCATTTCATCGTACCAATACTGGATATTTTCTCTAAAACGAGCATATTTCTGTAATGGTGTTTCAGCACCTTTTTCCTGTGCCATAAGTCGCAATACTGAGTTAATGGTTGCTAATTCATCGACAGAAGCAGGTTTTGCTAATGCAACCGCCTGTACACCACTCTCTTTCTCCATCTGAAAGAATGACATTACTTTGTGATTCCAAAGCATTTCCCACATATCTTTAGCATTACGTTCCAAAGTATATACGCCAATATATTTTTCATAAGTAGCTTTCAATGAACCTTGCCACTCTATTACATTATTCTCCAAAAGCAGTTCCAACTCTGCTTGCATTTTATCCAAAGCATCAATACAAAGCAGATCGACCTTAATAAGAGAACAATCTTCACACATATGTAAATCAAACTGCGTAATAACATCACCTGAATTTGTTTTCATAAGTGCTGTTGTATCTGTAAATGGTCTATCAACTAAGATAATTCCACCTGCATGTGAACCTACACCATTGACAAGTCCTTCTATCTTCTGTGCAGCTTCCCATAATTCAGGATATTTATTCATTTCTGTAACAAATTCTTGTACAGGTGGGTTATCATCATCACCATAATACATTTGTGATAAAGTTCTTAATTGACCTCTATCGGCTACAATCAATGAACTAATATACTGAGCTATATCATTATCAATCTTCAAACCACGAGCTGCTGTTAAGATAGCACTTCTACTCTTTTCAGTTGATAGTGTCATAACTTTACTAACTCTATCTTCTCCATATGTATCTTTCATAGCCTGAATAACTGCTTCACGCTTTGAACCACATATATCAATATCAATATCCAAAACAGAAGCACGTTCTGGATTCAAGAATCTCCAAGGATACGTCTTTGTTTTTTCTCTTAATGGATTGATCTGTGTGATACCAAGAATATTTAATAGACAGAAACCTACACCAGAACCTCGACCAGCCCCTACTAATGTACCTGCACTCCAAGCAATCTGTACATCAATAGCAATCTGAAGAAGATATTTAGACCAACGAACCTTCATTTTTTCGGATGAGTCCTTTATATAATGAAGACATTCGTTTATTTTTTCATAAGCTTCATCTGTTTGATAATAAGGATCTGTGTCAATGTAAGCAACAATATCTCTTACTAAATGCCTATCACAATCGTATTCAGAATTATAAAACTCACTTAATAAAGGGATTTGATTCTTAAACTTTTCATATAACTCTTTGTTTGGCTCAGAAATATTTAATGGAATGTACGGAATATCGAGATCTTTTGTGAGTTTGTAATACTCTGCTTTTCCATATATAAGCATTGTATTGTCTAATCCCTTTTGAACTACATCGTGACCATAGTATTCGTCCATATACTCATGAATTTCATCTTCACTCATAATATAAGTAGTAGAATAAAAATCATCCACCTCTCTGTCGCCCTCTTGAGATTCCAAAAAGATTTTATGTATCTGTCTATCTTCTTTTTTAAGATAATGAGCATCCGTTGTAATGATATATGGTGTATCTGTCTCTTCTGATAACTGAATTAACTTGTGATTGACATAGATTTGCTCCATCATATGAGAAGGTTGCAACTCTAAAAAGAAGTATCCTTCACCAAATATCTCATTCATATATGCAATCCAATCTTTACAAGATTGCCATATTTTTTCATATTCCTTTGGATTTGCTCTTTCTAAATCCTGAAATTGTAAAAGTCTATGTGGTAAAGCCCCTCCAAGACAAGCCGAGCTTCCGATAATATCTCCTTTATAGTTTGCCATCATTTCTTCAAGATCATTATAATAGGTAGGAACTCGCATCATGACATGCATAAAAGAGTTCTTAGTCCAAGCTTTTGTGCTTAATTCTCTAATGCCTTGATGCCCATGAGCATTTAATGCTACTAAAATAAAATGAGGATATCTATTATTAAATTTATTCTCGGCAGTTACATCTTCTGTACACAAATATATCTCATTACCAAGAACAACTTTAAAATTCTCCCATCCTTCTAAATCCTTGTGACTATCATAGTATTTAAGTGCATCTAAAGAGGAAGTGATAGACTCGTGTTCCGTAAAGCAAATTCCAGCATGACCTAATGAGTGAGCATACTCAATCATTTCAGGCACTTTATTTATAGAATCTCGAAGTCTTAAATTACTTCCCTCTGCACTATGGTTATGTACTCCAAAAAAACTCACTCAAATCCTCCTCTTATAACTGTTTTAATAAACTTCTGACTGGTTCTCTTCCATAATTCTCTTTCAACCAATCAATGTATCCTTTATCCTTTTGTGCTACTTCCACAAGATGTTCATCCTTATACTTACCAAAATTCAACACATAAGTATCTAAAGGTGGTAACTTAGGTTTCTTCCACTCATCAAACTCCATGTCTAACGGCTTTCGTGAAGCAAGATAATCAGCCAAATGAACAATCTCCTGATATTTATTTGATGGTTTTGGAAGCACAATTCCAGCATCTTTTGGTTTGTTTGAGGTTGTCCATTGCCCCATATGAGATTCAATCGCATTAGCAATCAGTTCAATTTCTTTATCTGAAATAGCTGCATCTTCTTTGTGCTTTCTAACCGCTTCTGCCATTAACAACGGATGATCAAATACTGTAAACACTTCCTTTACATCATCACTTGCACCTGATTTTCTGCCATCATGCACTAAACCAGCACATCTTAATAAATCTCTTTCTCTGTCAGTGAATTTGTTCTGATACTGCTCAAGACTGAAAAACCAATTAAGGAATCGTACAACTGCAATACTGTGTCTCATCAATCCACCATCGCCTAATGCATATGCAGGATGGTACTTACCTGTAGACGAGGCAGGCACTTCCCACCAATACAAAGGAAGTTCTGACACCAAGAGTTTACAGAAATCTTTAATATCTTCATTTTCAAACGAGTCATAAATAGGCTCAATCATTTTCAACTTTTCTTCTGTCATTAAAATACCAACTTTCTTTTCTTCTCTGTACTATTATTCTCCAAAGCATTCCACTTTTTATTGACTTCAAATGTCTTTTGAGTTGGTGTCCACTTTGAATAATATTCGCATTCATTTTTATAAATAGTTGCTTCTGGATTTGTTGTGCAGAACATGCACCAATGACATAATGGCGTAGGCTTCGGAATAAACAGATTTTTATTCTCACTTGCTTCAATATCACCAAACACTTTATCAAGTGCTTTGATTAAACGTTTTTCCCATCCTTTTGTAAGAGCATATTGTTCATCGTCTATAAGGATGAATCTATACTGCGATTCAATAGGCAATTCACCAAATTCGTTTAAAATTGCAAGGGCATAAATTCCAAACTGTAATGAGGTTGCCAATTTACTTTGATCGTATATTTTCTTGGAAGTCTTATAATCAACCGTTCTATACTGACCATCTTTTACATCAATTCGATCAATAAAACCTTTTAAAATAACTTTGTTATCCCATACAAATTCAAAAGGTTTTTCAAAATATGTAGGTTGCCAAGTAGTATCTTCCATTTCTTCGTGTAACACTTTATCAAATAGTTTTATTTTTTCTTCATATGAAGCACCACTCGCATTATCAGCTTCGTGCCATACTTCAAAATATTTTCTTCTTAGCTGTGCTACACCTAATAATTCTTCTTTGGTTTTTTCGTCTGTTTCGGTCACTCCATTCTGTAGAATATTATTTAACTTGTCATAATCTACTGCTTGACCAGAAGCAATCATCCTGCCCTTCTGTTCCAAAACATAATGACACAGACTACCCAACTCAAGTGCAATTGAAGTATCCTGTGAATACTTCTTATCCATATATTTAAACTTATACTGAAGAGGACAATTTTTAAAAACCTCAATTTTACTATATGAAAATGTAGGTAAACCTTTGTCCTTATCAGTTACAGGTCTTACTCTATCTTTTAATTCTTGCAATTACTTCTCCTTCTTTGATTCTTTCAACACTCTATTAACTTCATCCATTGTGATAACAATCTTCTCATCTAATAATTCCAACAATGTTTCTTTCCCCATATCAGTAGGACTAGCTTTATAAGGCAACCTATTCTCACTATCTAGCAACAAACAAACTTTGCAATATGGCACTAATCCTGCTACTTTTTTTACAAGTTTGTTATAATAAATCTCTGCCTCAAAAGAATGTGCATCCTGGTATTCTCTATCAAAAGCCACAATCACTTCTTCACATTTGAGATATTGCAACAATAATTTTTGCTGAGTGATAGTGATATTACTTCCACATGTTGCTACTGCAAATGAATCTTCTCCAAAGTATGAATAATTTTGCATACAACCTTTTTCTGACTCAAGTAGCATTGCTTTTCGTATTGATTTAATTTTGTTTTGGGTAACATTGATTCCATATAGATTTGAACCCAATTGATGACTAAGAAACTTCCCACTTATTTGAAGCGGAACATACTTTCCTACTCTTTCGATATCAGATTCATCAAGATAACGACCTCTAATTCCAACCAACCGATTGTCTTTGTCTCGATGTGGAATTACGATTTGATTGGTCAATCCATAATAACCAATCTCATACCTGCTCAAAGCTTCACGAGAAATGTTGTCATTTAACCAATCTTCATGAGGTGCATAATAGAATGTGTCTAAGATATTTTCACTAATTTCAGATAATGTGGGTACTTCACGCCTATTCTTTTTTACTGACTTCAAACGATTGATCCATTCAAAATCATTGATACGATTCTTTTCTTTCTCAATCTCATTAGCACTTGTAACAGCCAACTTTCCTGTAAGTTGCCCAATAAAATGTAACGCTTTATACCATGTAACTGTCTTTCCTTTTACTCTATTGGCTCTAATTACTAATTCAACAACGTTAAAACTATCTGAACATTTAGAGTAACAATGAAAAGTTCTTCCTTTGTACCCTTTATCCTCGTTTGGTTCATGATAATAATACAATTTCCACGAATCTGATCCGTGACATACCGACTGGAATATTAAATCACCATTACTATCTGTTTTTGGATAACTAGAGCCAAAATAAGTAACAATTTTTATTATATCTTCCTTTGTAAGTGAGTTAAGAATTGCATCCTTGTCTAAATACATACCCTCACCTCACTTACCAATTTCCCCAACTCTTCTTATCAGTTGGTTCTTCTTCCTGTTCTTCATCAATCGGATTATCAGGTACTTGAGATAGTAATACAGAATGTTCCTTAATCTTCTCTTCTACCTGCTCAATCTTTGTAAAGTCCATATCAATTAACTCGAAATCATAATTCGTTACAAACAAACACTGTTCCGTCATAGTACCTAAATCAATTTTTGTCCAAATAATGATTCGTGTTAATCTTCCTCGTCTGACTTTGTATACCCAATGACACATATTAGGCACAGGCATATTAACCATTTTATGTAACACTGATTCGATTTTCTTTTTTTCTGCTTTGGTGGGAGCCATTGAAATAACACCCATATCCAATTTATTCGCTAATGCTTTTGAACCAGCTAACAAGTTCTGATCCTTATACTGTGCATTTTGTGCTTCACCATTTAACTGAGAAGCAGTATAAATAAACACATCCAACTGTTGAGCGATTGTCTTTAATTCGGTTGCAAATACCAATAATAACTGATGCTCTTTCAATCCCATTCCAGATTTACTATTTACTTCTGCCATTAAACGTAATGAGGTATGAATATAGTCAAAGAAAAAATATCTAACAGAAAACTCTCTATTATATTTCTTTATTTGATTCTTAATATCTTCAATGGAAAAATCAGGAATGTGTACGATATATAATGGACTAGATTCGATATAAGAAATGGCTTGTTGAACTCTTTCTAATTCTCCTTGCTCATATGTACCATATAGAATATGTTCCTCATTTACTTTACTAACGGCTGCAATTAATAATGTCTGTATTTCATCTACTGGCATCTCAGTTGAGAAAATAGTAGTCGGCTCACAATTTCCTGTATACACATACTGCTTTGATACAACATCATAAAAATACGGAACTGCAATTTTACAAGCATCACCAGCAGCCATACGAGTTTTACCGCCACCTTGAGGGCACGATCTCATAAATAAACATCCTAATCTCGCACCTCTTGATACAGTGTTCAATCCCTCGTTATTCAAAGCTAAACCAACATCAGGAACTTCCATCAATTCATTTACCAAATCTGTCATGCCGTCACCAGCTTGAACATCTGTACTTAGTGTATTGGTACAATATTTCATATTGGGATTAATAACAAATGTTGCTTCAACCATTTCAATAATGTCTTGCTCAGTATAATTGTCAAACTTAATTTGTTCAGCTTCCATCTTTGAGGTATCTGCAATGGTACTGTCAAAAATAAATCTTGTATCAAGACCTTTTTGCTCATAATATCTAAGCAATGCGTATTTTCTTAATCTGTGATAATAATAATCATAGTTCTCAATGGTAGCCATATCTCTTGCATTTGAAAGATATTCTATACCTTGATTCTCCTGAAAAATTGAATACTGTTCTTTGTAATTGCTTAGATATGAATCTATACTAAACTCATCAATTGTGGTACAACCTTGCATATGTAGATTGTAAATTGCAACAAATAGCAATTCATAGAAGTTCTCTGTATTAAAATCAGTTCTATCTAATGGTCTATCAATATCATCTATTAAGGAAGAATCTTGTATTAAACAACCAATCGTATTCAAATATGCTCTTTTATCTACAAGTCCTTCATGTGCCATTATTTCACCTCTTTCCCAATTGACTGAATATCAATCTGTTTTATTTTTCTCCTTTTAGGTTGAACGATAATGGTCTTTTCTTTGTACATATTTGAAATATCCATACTTTCATTATGTTCTTCCAATTTATCAACCGACTCATAATACTGCATTGCTTCTGTGTGATAATATGGAACAATTCCAATTACATCACCAGTTAAATCCTTTTCAATGATTTCATGCAGATAAACCAGAGTCTTATACATGCTTTCATATGTAAATCCATAACGCTTGATATAATCTTCTGTTAAGGCATATACTTTTGTACTTAATTCTTCTCCTTCGATGAGCCTTCTTAAATACTTATAATATTGTTGCTTTTTTGTATATTCCTCTTCGGATAATGCTTCTTTTAATTCGGCTTGAGGTCTAGCCTTTCTACCAACTTTTTTCTTTGTAGCAACCTTATCTATCTGTTCAGTTTTGTCTTTCTGTAATGTCTTGATTGCAATATTAAAACATTTTTTATGAGCATAGCGTCCCTTGTATGGAACGCCATCCTCATCTACAATTGGCTCATTGCATATTACGCATTTTCTTCGAGCTGCCATGTATCAACCTCTTATAAGTTATTCTCCTCAATGAAACTCTCAATATCATAAATGATTGCTTCAATAAGCTGTTCCTGACCTTTCTTCAGATCACTAGCCTTCTTGCCTTCGCCTAACTGATTTGCAACGATTGTCTGTAAATCCTCAAGATATCCATTATCAGCAAGCTTTTCTCCAAGTTTCTGTAGCTCGTCCATGAGGTCATCATATGATTTAACATCAACTGTTCTCTGTGCTTTCTGCTCCTCATATGTAACTGCTGTGATTCCTTCTTCTCTCTCCTGAATCTCAATAGCCTTAATAATTACATCTTCAAGAGCTTCAGCAGTGAACTCCTCAATATAAGTAGTAGGAAGATAATCGAAACGAGAACGAGCAAAAAACTCATCTGTCTGTGCTAAGAAACCAGAAGACTTAACAACCTTACCGTCTTTATCAACACCGTTAGAACGAACATAAACACATAAGTCTGTATTATTGATGATAGGTGCTAACGCTCTCTTATCAGCCTTTGGTGAAATGTATCCATCCTTCTCCTGTGCATGTGCAATAAAGTAACAGCAATATCCAGCACCAAGTAATTTGTTAATCTGCTTCCAGAACTCAGTCTCATACTCTTTCCAAAGTCCATATCCACCGTTTCCTTCTCCGATTGAAGGAGCTTTATACTTCTGGCAAATAAATTCCTGACAGTAATTTGCAGCCGCTTCAATCTCATCAAAGATAATTGTTGAATACATTTCTCTTGCCTTCTCTACTGTTGCAGGATCTGTAAGCTGCTTGTTAATCTTAATAAAGTCAGACCACTTCGTAATAGGACAATATGGAACACCAGGAATGGCATTAAGACCTGCCTCGAATGGAAGATAGAATGGCTTCTTCATACGAGTTGCCTGTTTAGTCTTTCCTAAGTTATTTCCACCATAGACAAGAATAACCTTGCCCTCTAAACCTTTTGCTACTGTGCTGACCTGTGGATTAAAAATATCTAATTCGTTCATGTAATTCTCCTTTATTTTTAAAAATATTTTCTTAATAAAAATGGTACATGTTTCAAACTATTTCATTCGTACCTACAACAAAGTTAGATTAGAAACCTAAACTTCTACCGTGTGCTGCGCCACTTGGCTTTGCAGTAGATGCCTTTGCACCACTCTGAGCTTTAGCTTTTGCTTCTTCAAGACGATTTGCTCTTTCCTGAATTGCAGCTTTAATTGTATCAGCAACATATGGAACTTCTGGTGTGATACCCTCTTCATAAGGCTCAGAAGCACCAGTAATAATAAGATCGCTCTTGTAATCTACTTTTACCTTTCTTCTTGGCTTACCAATCTTAACTGGAATCTCTGTAACAGTCTCAATTCTGTTATTAATAATGTCTCCATAGAACTCTACTGTCTGTCCTACTTCAAAACCAGAATCAACTGCCTGTGCTACTTCACCCTCTGCTACAAGATCAATTGGCTCAATTCCGTTATATGTAGGCATCCAGCCACTCACCGCAAGTCTTCCTGTTTCTACTCCCTCGTTATCAAGTTCAGGACTAATATCCGAAATAAATACCTCTACTGCGAACTCTGCATGTGGCTCAAACTCTTCATCAGCCTTTAATCTATTAAAGAAATTGCTCTTGTAAGATACAATCTTCTCACCGTTCTTGCCTGTAAATGGGCTAATATCACCAGTGACTCTAACCTTTGTAGCCTCTTCCTCACCAACTTCTGCAATAGATTTGTACTCATTCATTACTGTCTGAATACCTGCATAAGTCTTATTGTCAGTACCAGTCTTAGTCTTCTCATTTACATTGACGTTGTACTTAACGAAATTAACATCAGAAGTCTTAACTGTAATATGACCTGTTACCTTATTCTTTCCATCCTCTGTTACAATCTTCAGATCCTTCTCACTAACCACACCTACTGCTGTTGCCTTTGCATTTGCCTGTCTTAAATTTGTTTCCTTTGTTGTTGTCTCTGCCATTTAAAAATGTCCTCCTTAAAATTAAAAAATTTATGTAAATATTGTTAATAAAACAATCTATCTAAACGCCCAAAAGGACGGAACACAGAAGTTAATTTATATAAGCATCTATGTATAATCAGTGATTTTTGAGCGCACAAGCCCAAGGGTATGCTGTTCTTCCACCCATTTAAATATTCTCTGTTCAGTTTTGATTTTTGGAATTTTTGACTTGATTAAGTCGGATCAACTATTCGATATGCTAATCTTTTATCTGTAAAGATTTCTTCTCCATTATCTTTTAATTTTGTGATATTACAAGACAAATGCATTTCATCATATTTCAGATTTGCAATTTTACAATTAGATTGGATGCTGTTACCTTTTTTGCAATTGGTGGCATTTTCTTTAATACTTGAACGCCCAAACTTTCAAGAATATCTTTCCTTTTCAATCCATCTTCTGATTTTGGATATGGATCACATACAACACATTTCAATACACCTTCGTTATGAAGATAATGTGCTGCAACAACATCATCAACATCTTGATCTAAATCTGCAATATATATTATTTCTTTCTCCAACATTTTCTCCAATTCTTTACTTCAATAAAGCAGCAATCTCATCAATTTCCAGCTCTGTTTTCTTATCATCAGAAAGCAACTTGTCCAACTTACTCTCCATTTTCTTCAAATCAGACTCTTCTTTCTTCAGACCAGATACCTCTAACTTACTCTTAATATCCTTAATCCATGCTGTCACACTGTATCCTGAAATTTCAAAATCAACCATATTAAGATCCTTTGCAGACATTAAATATGAATTCAATCTAATCAAAAGTAATAATAATGCATCGTCTGAACACACATTGAGATTAATTGTCATTCCATCCATATTAAGAACACAATTTGTTTCAGGAATAAATCTGATTTTCTTCTCAGAAATTGATTTCTTCTTCGTCTCAATCTGTTTCTTTAATTCTAAAATTCTGTCATCGTTTTTACTCATTAAACTCGTACTCCTTTTTATATTCTCTACCATTTGCTAAATATTTCTGCTTACATACTGGTTTTAACTTTTCAAAAACTGTTTCAATAGAAACTGGGAGCATATGCGTCTGAATTTCTTTTTGACCATAACGTACTTCCACTTCTCTTTCTTCTGTCGGGAAAATATCAATTGCTTCCTTATCTCCATGATAGATATTCTTGGCACTATATTTATAAACAGTATATTTGCCGTTATCTTCTGACCTATATGGCGTTGTCATTTCATATTTAATATATTCTCCATCGTTGTTTACCATAAAGCGAACATTGATATATTTTCTTGTTATATCATCATCAGCATATGTATTAATTGCTTTTTCATAAAAATCTTCAAATGAGATATTTACAATTTTATCCTTGCTATCATCTATAGGGAGAATTGATAAGATGATTCCATTGAATCATAAATTTCAGAATATTTAGAAGTGCATTTATCATCGAGACAACTAATAAGTTTGTTTTTGGAAACACTTTTGAATTGCTCAAATTCATACTTTCCATCGCTTAATCTTGCAAACCAATGCATTTTACCATATGGAAGGTTATTAATTCCTTTATAAGAAATCTTGCTATAATATCCAAAACGAGTTGGTTCATTTGGGATGTCTTTGTAGGACTTGGTTCTTACAATTTTACCATCCTGTATAAATTCATAACCATAACCGTATGTTTCAAAACGTCCCATATAAATCCATTCGGTATTTTCTTTTGTAAGATATGTTGCACCAAGAATCAAGTCTCTTGTCTTAATAGATTCATTGTTATGTACAATCTTATTATAAGCTGCAATCTGTTTATAATCAGGCGACTCAACTGGCATAAGAACTAAATCCTTACCGTCCCATCCATATATAAATTCTCCTTCAAGTCCCTTACCTTTGATACAATTCGCATTTTCGAGAATGTATAATAAATTTTCAATGGTAATTTCAAACTCAAATCCCCTTGGATCATATACTCTACAATAAGCATGTCTGTGATCCCATCCTGTAGAGTAATCGCCAGCTTTCTTATTTAGTACAAATCCTTCTGTTGGAACATTCTCAAATTCATCATTTGGAATTTTATCATCACGCCAACTATTCCATGATGCTTCTTTTCGCAGTTTGCCTTTTTCGTCATAGTAAATGACATAGGCAAGTTTTCCTGTGTAAGTTCCTGAACGATTTTGATATCCAACATTTATCGTTTTAGGAACAAAAATGCTACTGTTCATTCCGTTATTCTCTCCTTTCTTTTCCTGATTGATTACTCTTTCAGAATACTTCCTATATATTGTTATTCGTTCTTTAAATCAATCCTTTTTCAATTAATTCTCCTAAGTAGTAATATCTATCTAAGTCATCTGGATCAATCGAGTCGTCTTCACCAAGAATATATCTATCACAATCTTCTACTTCTTCCATTTCATCAATCCATTTATCCCAATTGTCTGCAATGAGCTGACAGAACTCTTCGCCACTTCCACACAAGAAGCATCTACCAACCCATTCAGCTTTCATCTTTCTGCCAGGATAAACTAATGTAAAATAAATTCCATTCTCAATCAAAGCGTCTCTAACTTCTTTATGGCTGCTTACAAAGATATAATCAACTTTCCCAATATTGTCTTTAATGTGCTGGATATAATTCTTTGTAAATTCAGGATTGCGATACCTTTCAATTTTATCTGAATTAACTGGATTATAATCATAACACCAACTAAACTGACTACTATCGCTGTCGAGAATCTTGTAACCTTTCTCATTTAGTTTTTTAAAAGCATATGTTTTACCACAAGCAGGAAATGCACTAATAATTTTTGTGTTCATATATTTATTCTCCTCTTACATCGCCTTTGCAATCGACTTAACCTGATTATCAAGGTATTTTACAATTAATCTTTTCTTGGCTAAGTTCAATCCTTTATTAAGGTCAAAAGTATCATCCTTATAACATGTGGTTTCCACTTTAAATGTACCACTTCTAACCTGAATTTTCTTTCCATTATATCTGTACTGCCAATTCAAGTTTTTAGGGATACCAAGTAAGTCTGTTAAATGCAAAATGTGATAATCGCTCCACTCACTCCAAGTTCTCTTTACAGGTTCTTCAACCTTTTCAAAATACTTTTCATACTCGTCATATGACATACAACCAAGATGGCAACCACCAAACTTAAAGCAGATTACTCCACCTTCCTGAATATCAGTTACTTCACAAATCTCACCGATGTTATCAAACACTCCCATTTTCTTAATTAATTTAATTCGATCACCTTTAATCATGCTGCTTTATCCTCCTTATTCGCAAATTTTTTGTTAAATGCATCAATAGCTTTCTGATCCTCTGCTGTTACGTCATCATTAAATCTTCGTCTAGCCTGTACGATATGATTATTTCTTACTTCAATCGTTACCAAACTCTCATCTGGTTTATTCTTCTTTCTCAAGAAAAGAATGTGGCACTTACCGTCAATAACCTTATCTATGTATGAAGCTACGCAGTTGTTTTGTGAGGCAGCCTCATCCTTTATGTCCTGTGTAGAATCTGGATAAATGAATATGTAATCACCAAAAGAGCATTCGTACTGTTTATTTATTCTCTTTTTAAATAACTCTTCTGAGAACTCTTTCTTCATTCGATTGTAATTTCTACAAGCAATTCTATGTGTAGTAAGAAAATGTCTTGGATACTTGTCATACTTTGGACTAAGCTGATTCATCATATCAGCATAGTCGTACAATTCACGAATTAAGAAACCCATATCTTCAACTGCTTCAAATGTCTTAATTCTATCCAGATACAGCCATAAATCCTTTGCATTATATCCAAATTCATTCACTAATTTATTGAAAAATGAATAATAAATACAAGCACCATCAACTCTATCCCATGTTTCTGTATTCCAAACGATATAAATATCATCAGAATCTAAACTTAGATAATCCAAGTTATAAGCTATGTAATGTGCATCTTGATTTTCTTTATAATACTTAACAGTATTATTGGATAATTTAATGGGATATTTACGACATAATTTGATTAGAGATTTTGGAATCTCATTTATAGAATACTTGAACCGATAACCATCTTTGATAATGTCATCAAATCCTGCTGAGAAAATTTGTTCAAATCTATCATATCTTGGAACTCTATCAAGAATTGTTCCTATGTTGCTTATTGAATATGAGTATGTTTCTGAATTTCTAATAAATCGTAAAAACTTTGCATTTTTTTCATCATCACAACAATCAAACAATTCATTTAATGTAAAACCACTCAACTGACTGCATAGATTTTTTACAGGCTTACCTTTGATTCCAATTGCAGTCTTTGTTGCAAAATCATATTTCACAGTACGCCCATCTTCGTAATCGAAAATAAGATACTGTTTGTCTTTATATACTCTCGTTTATATCACTCCTATCTTCCAAAATAAAATATATTAATCCTCAATCATGGATATCAAGCACTGTAATAAATCCATCCATATTATCTGTTATAGCCTGCTTATATTTTTCATCGAATTTTTCATCTTTGATAATATCTTTACCATTCCATGAATCTCTTGCAATAGCTGAACCATCAGGAAGAATACATATGTAACATCCAAGCTTATTAATATTTAAAACATCGCTTTGTTTTGCTCCATCAACAAGAATATAGCCATCGCCAAACCCCATATTCATAAACCAATCTTCCTCATGATACATCCATTCAGGTGTAATATTCTCTTTCAATGTTGATAAAAGGCTTGACCAAAACAATCTGCCGTTTCTATCTTGTCTGTCATAATAACCCCAATTATAATATTCACTATTTGCAGATCCTTCTTCATCTACTTTTAGTTTTAATTCAGCCTTATACCTTCCACCGATTCGATAGTAATCCCATGTAAAAACTGGATAATCAATCTGTTTATCTTCTTCATCTGAGCCATATACAAGTTCTGAATTATATGGGTTCATAATTGCTGCAATTTTATTCTCACTTGGTAATTCTTTTGTGAGTAAATGAACGCAATAATGCATTTAATTTTACCTCCTACTCTATATTCTCTTTTCAAATTTCACAAGAAACGAATCTTTCTTGTTCTTAGTTCACATCATTATGTGTTTCGCCATCTGAGTAATAAATGTTCCAATCCTTGAATAACTCAATTAACTTATCATTATCCCAATCATATTCATTACAATGTGTAATGGCGATTGATTTTTCGTCTCCAAAATTTCCTACATCATCGGAACATCTACTATACAATTCTCTCAAATCAAGTGTTCCATATCTCAATGTATCCTGGAATGGATTTGGTACATTTGTTTTATCAAACATATACTCATTGATAAATCTCTTATTACATTCAGATGGGAATTTACCAGCACCATGTCTTGTTAAATAAGTACGAGATACATAACAAGTTTCAATATTTATCTCATCATTCCATTCAACGTTTTCAATTATTCTCTTGGGATTTTCTATACCTGTATTAGACGGTGTTAGATGTGGAAAATATTCGGTATTATTTTGATCAAGCAATAAACCTTGTGCAGCTTCAAATACAATATTGTCAAACTGATTTAAGAAATAATTATCTGATATAGCCAATGAGTGATTATTTATAAAATCCCAATCATCTAAAAAGTGTTCAAATATACCATTATCAAAGAATATTCTTGACCATTCATCTGTTAATATAATATTCTCTCTTTCAAATTGTTCTAAGTAATATTCCCTGATATGATTATCTACATTAGTTACACCAGCTTTGTATCTTTTGATAGTTTCAAAAATTCCTAATCCACAACTACCATGTTTATTTTTCCCACGATTCTCCTCTATAATCTGATTTGCCATCATATCAAAAGGTGTAGTCAACATACAATCTTGATTAATATAAACATTCGGGACATATCCTAATTTCATCAATTCATCATATTCCTGCTTAAAAATAATTGGATTAACAATAAAATCCTCAGATAAATATGTACTTGCATAATTGAATGTTCCAGATCCAAAATGATGAAAGACATGTCTGATTCCATCAGGCGTTGTTACGGTATGTCCTCTCTGAGCACCACCATTTGAACAAACAACAATACTATTAGGTTTCTGTGAGAAATAATCTGTCATTAAACCTTTTCCTTCGTCTCCCCAATTCGATCCACATACAATCTTAATGTCTTTCATCTTTTAAATCTCCTATCCTACCAAGTAATTCCTTCCGAGTTAGAAGGTGTAGCAACTGTATCTGTTACATTATTCTCTGCTTCATTAACAATAATATCTACAATCTCATTTGTAATACTGTCCATATTTACTCTTCTAAAATGAGTATCATCAAGATACTTCTTATAAGACTTTTCAATCTCATCCTCATCCCATCTATGACGATGAACAACATCTAAATGATAGATGTTAAACTTCTGAGAAGCTTCATTATATAAATCTTTTGTCTCCACATCTGCCTGAAGATTATCACCTGTTGCTTCAATTAAGCCACTTCTATAACCTTTTAATGGAAGATATGGATTTAACTGCTCATCACCCATTGTAATAATAATTCCTTTTCTTCCACGGTTTAAGCAATCAAGCTTTGTGTGACGAGAGCCGAAATACCATGCTGCTGTGTAGGATTCGTAACTGTTTCCACCACCGCCAAACTCGAAATAAATCTTGTCAAGCTGTTCAGCAATACGAATATCAGACTCAAACTGTGATGCCTGGATTGGACAGCTATCACAAGCTAAATCACCAATACCCATGATAAGGAACTCAACATCTGTAACCTTTTCATATAACTTAGTCATAATTACATTCAACTTCTTTGCTACCTCAACAGCAGCCTCTCCCATGCTCCCAGTAACGTCTAAAGCAAGAATGACAGGAATTGTGTTTGGATGCTCCTCTGTATCACAGCACTCTCTAATAACATTCTTAGGATCAAGTGCAGAATCAATATTTTTTGCCTTAAACATATCCTGATTAGAATAAGAACCTCTAATCATACCATCCGTTGAAACACTCATACCTTTTGTTGTTGAATAACTTACATAACTATCTCTTGTCCATGAACCACATCCCATATTATGCTTCCTCCTCTTCATCTACTTCTGTATCATCGTCATCATTGCCACTCATATCAAAGTCGAACATTCCGTCAAACATGTCACCCATATTTCCACCCATCATCATAAATGGTAACATAGAACTCATTCCACCATTTCCATTCATCATACCAGTAGAGCCATTGTCACCTTTCATCATCTGAGAAAGCATCATATACTTTAAGATATTGTTTGTGCCTTTCTTACCCTTGATAATGTCACTACCAAACATTGAAACAATCTTGCCATAAAAATATGTATTACCCATAAATACATGCCTTTCAGGAAGTACAGTTTCGATTGTTGAGTCCTCATAATTGATTACTGTGATCTTTGTTTTATCAGCTTCAATAACACATCTTGGCTTGCCATTTACAAGAATGATGTCACCCTTCTCTACCTTATTAGTTGGAATAATAAAGAAGAATTCCTCTCCAATATCAAATACAAAGTTACTACAGTTTGTGAGCTTGCCAGTCTTGATGTTATATGTCTTATAACCACCATTTGTCTTAACTGCAATTCCACCATTCATAGAAAGTCTACACATTCCACTTCCTACCTTGCCAAACATACCGTTTAAAAAATTGTTCATCATATTTATTTCCTCCTATAATATAAAATTATTGTTTACAATTACTTATTCTCTTAACTGCGACATTCTCATCAATTCTTCTTTGTCTGCTTCTGATAACGTCAATCCTGCTTTAATCCAAGCCTCTGTCTGTTCATCAATTTTCTTCTTATATCCACCTTGAATTATCCCATTTTCACTTAGCAACCTCTTACAATTCTCATACTGAATATCATTTGTCTCATGAGCATTTCTAAGATTACTTTCTAAGCAACGAATAATATCAACCAGTTCATCTTTCGTCATAGACTTTAATGTACTGTCTGAATATGTTTTTCTTCCATCACCTATTGGCATATAGTTATTCTCCTAATCTTTAGAAATCCCAATTCCACTTACATGAAAACTTGTAACTTTATTATCAACCATCTCAACACTTTCTTCTGTACCACCATGCCAAACAAGACCAACGCCTGTAATATACATACCATTTTCATCTTCAATCAATTCAACTTCTTGCGTTGCTCCAATAGGAAGAAACTGACCATCACTACATGGTATTTCAATTGGAATATTCTTTACATTTTTATAGGCATTTCTAATTGCTTCTTTGGAATATATGACACCATTCAAATCAGGTTTATCAACTGGAATTGGAATTTTAAATGTTACTTCTATATTTTCAGTTCTCATGTACTTATTCTCCTATTCATCTTTGTCTATAATGAACCAATATAAAAAACTTAAAAGTGTAAAAATGATTCCAAGTATTTTATTTTCTGCTTGATATGAATACATCGTTACACCACTACAGAACCATACCAAAAGAAATGCGATTGCTTGTCTATAATACTTTTTCATTTTACACCTCCTATCTTCTCGGCTACTTTTGCTTCACATATTCCACAAATACAGTCATTTTTCTCATCATACTTTTCAAGTTCACTAATGAGATTACTACAACACCAGCTTGATTCATTAAGATAAAATTCAATCATGTCGTTATCCCAATCCGAAGGAAAGTCCATTGGAAGATTTATTGTCCATTGTATAGTTTTAGTCTGTCTATCTACCATATGGTTATTTTCCTATTCATAATCTTCTGGATGCTCTTTATAGTCATCTACTACACTTTTCATATAATTAAAATAATCTCTTACAGAATCACTACTATCAGAAAATCCACTTGTCACTTCGTATCCATTATCGAACACTGCAAAGGTTAAGAAACCTAAGCTATCTAGTCCTACTTCTATGTCACAGCCTTTATATTTACCTTTCATACTGTTATTCTCCATCTAATACTTCAACATCAATACAGAATAAATCATGTAAATTTTTAATCTGATCATCAGTTGGTTTCTTCCATGCCATTGCTTCATTAATATTAATCGTTACAGCACCACCACATAACTTAATCCTTGCAATAACTCTTGGATTACGATAAGCTACAACTTTTGGCATTGGAATACTACAATTTGTTTTTGGTAATTGCGTCATGTATTTATTCTCCAATTTCTATCTTCTGACCAATAAACTTCTGAAGCTGTTCATTTACATCATCAGGATAAGTTTTCACGACATAATCAGTGCAAACATGAATTTTTGTAATCACTTTATTCTCATCATATTTAATACTTCCAAGTGTTCCACCTGGAATTCTGATAGGCAAACAACCATCCTCATAATCACAAAGCATATAATGTTTCCAATGTCCATTAGGATCAAGTCCAGCAAGTTTATCTAGCTCTGCTGTGATTTCACAATAATATTCATTCATTTTTGGATATCTTGAATTTGCATATTTGTTAATCAGCTTCATGATACAGTTCTCCTATTTCTTTTATGCTCCTTATATAAAGCATTTAATTCCTGCTCTAATTTCTTTTTCTCCATAGGATTCTTACAATACTTTATTCTCTTCTTAAGAGTAGATATATCTTGTTTTGGAGGTTCAAGGCATTCAATAGGAAAATTATCACCAAAATGCATTTCATTAATTGTTTCAAGAAGCTTTGCAACTGGATCTTCTTGTACCTGTATGCCTAAGTCTTTATATTTTTGTTCAAGTTCATTTTGTATTTGAGCTTCTGCTATTGCACTTATCATTTTTCCTATGGCATCTATCTGTTTACCAACTATTAAGACTTTTGTAGCATCACTTATTTTTTCAAAAGTATCATGTAACTCTGAAATATCAATCACCTCGTTCTACTCTATGTCGCAACCTCTATATTTCCCTTCATATCGCTATTCCTCTAAATTTTTACCACATAACGGACAAAATTTTATTTTTAACATTGCCGATGCATATTCACCACCTGAACTATCAGCAAATAATGTGTTATTATAATAATGTCTATCAATAGAAAAATTTCCTATTTGACAAATATCTCTATTACTTTCCCAGCTAATCTTTTGTCCCTCTTCACAAAAATTACACATCACTTACACCTCCAATCTGTTCAAAGGAAAGGAAAATTTCCTTCTAATCTAACCATCTATTATCCAAATAGAAGAACCCAAATACCATTCCACCGATTAAAATAACCCAAAAGATCCAGAAAATAATAATTGGAAAATCAGATTCTAACCTTTCTATCGTCTCATCAATAGTTGAATTATTATAAAATGATGTGTTATCAGAGATGGTTTTATCTCTCAAATCTGTAAAAATTGTTCCTTTATATTCAGTACCAACACCATAATACTTATACCTTACATGACTTGATTCCTTGATAGTGTCAATATAATCAGTACCTGGCAAATCAATCTTATTACTTGCGAAATTCACTCCACAAAACGATATTTCTTTGCACTTAATATCTTCACTTCCGACTTTATCCCAAGTCCAATATGTTTCTGTTGTAGTATACGAATGTCCTTTGCCATCGGTATGAGTAACAGTTCTTGTATGCATTGTATATCTCTCTTTGATTTTTTCTACATACATATATTCTCCACCAATTTCAGGATATGTAACTGTATCAACTGCTTTCAAATCACCATATACAAACGCATTACCAACATTTGTATCCATTCCATATTGGAACATTTCTTGACTTTCTATCTTAACAGCCTTGTTATAAATTTCATTTTTATCCATTTGGTGTTCTGAAATCTTGGAAGAAATCAGAATACCAAACAGAATCATAACTGCAATGATAGAAATACTAGCCAAGATTTCACGTTTTGTTATTTCAAAATCGCCAAAATCAAAACCTTTTCTACCATATCTCATAGACTAATCCTCTTTAAATAAATCCTGTGGAGCATCAACGGGTGCGTTGTAATCCAAATACTCATATTCCTGCACTTCATATCCAAGCAATCCAAGAAACTGTCTTGTAGGGAACTTTCTCACATATCGCTTATATTCCTTAATCTGTTTATTGTAATTGCTGCGATACTCTGCAATCATATTCTCTGTCATAGATAACTCATTCATAAGAGTCTTATAGTTCTCATTGGACTTCAGCTCAGGATATGCTTCTGCAACTGCTGTAATAGCTGTTGTTACATTCTCAATATCTCCTGTTGATCCACGACCATCTGCAACTGCTGTCAATGTATCAGCTTCATGTTTATCATACTGTTTTACGCAATCAGCAAGGTTATATACAAGGTCAACTCTTCTCTTTTCCTGTACCTTGATATCTGATGACGCTGTATTTACCTGCTCCTCAAGTGCAATAGCTTTATTCTGCGAACTCTGTACGCCAAATACAATCATCAAAATAACTGCTAATACTCCTACGCCAATAATTAATGGCACTTTCCAATTTGTGTTCTTCATTTAAAATCTCCTTTATATGTAATATTTTTATTAGTTACACTGTAATATTCTCTTATTTATTGGGATTCCCATAGCCGAATGACTTAGATATGATTAAAAATTTTCAAAAGAAAAAATTTTATGTGCTTTATACTATTTCTAATGTATTATTCTCTACTTCATCGGTATAACGCCATATGTAACCACCTGCTTGCTTATATTTCTTTCTTGCACACATACCTATACAAGTCCTATTTACGCCCGTTTTTTCACTTGCATTACTTATAGATTCATATGTGTGTATATACTTGTTGTCTAATGTATATTGACTAATTTTTCTAACATTATGCATTGGATTGGGTTTAAAGTTGTTATAATTTTCTTTTAAGCACCAATAAAACCCTCTTATGCGATACCCATTTTTACACGCCTTTGATATTGACGATGGAGATACTTTATTTTTTGATGCAGCATATGCAATACTTTTATATTCTTCTACAATTTCATATTTATTATTAATTTTATAAATAGTTTTCCAAATTGATTTATTAAGTATATCCAAATCTAACTTATCACCATGATATCGAAATATATATCCTTTTACGGTTTTATGTGTTAAGTCATCACTACACGCATGAGAGATTTGAGAACTACTCTTTAATCCCAAAGTACGTGCAGCTTCTCTACAAGTTTTATATGTACAAATAAAATTGCCATTTAAATCATATTGGTCTACAGCAGTATAACTGCTAATACTGTTACAACCAAATCCACCAGTAGTCATATTGTATCCATATTTTGGATTTGTTGAACGATTATCTTTTATGTATTTTTTCTCTAATTCTCCCGCCTTTTCTTGTGTTAGATTTTCAATTAAAATTTCATGTTTGATATTAACCCAACCAAATTTTCTTATTGCATAATAAAATCTTTTACAAGAATGATATTGCTCACCCATCGCACTCCATCTTTTCTTTAAATTATTCGTAATCCCAAAATATATTTTTCCATTAGGGCATGTGTGTTTATATAAACACCAATTATCTTGCTTCATTTTACTACTCAGAGCATTGCAATTTTAATCCATGGAACTCAATCTCCTTTCGTACTTGTATATTCTCTTATTTTATATGAAACTTTGAGCGAATTGCTCATGACTACAAAATATTGTAACAGATAAAATTTTGTGTATGCTATATATTGTGCTTATTAAATTTCAAAAACGCAATATATAGTCTTAAAATCCCAAAGAAAGATTGGTTTACTGCGAAACCACTACTTACTCTTTTTTACAAAAGTATTATTAAGTGACTTCTGAATATTCTTCATAAGCTGAATGTTGTCATTAATCATAAGTGCTAATGCCTGATCCTCTGTAAATCCAACATTTATATATGCATCAAACATATTTTTCTTAGTTCTCGCCTGAATTGCAGGATACTCAGTATTCTCAGAATAATCCTTTGCAATAATCATGAGTTCCTTGAGAACATCATATACAGGCTCTTTGTACTTTGTAATGTATGTCTTTGCTACCTCTCCTAAACTTTCTGGGTTCTCTGCTAATAATCTTAAAATTATTTCCATGTTTAATATTCTCCTTTAAATTTGTTCAACTTCTGCTGTTTCTACGCCTTTGAATACAATTTTATCATTGTCAAAATCATTATAAATCAGTGTTGGATCTTCCCACTCTTCATATCTCATGTATCCAATAAAGCCCTCTGTTCCGATATAAGGTTCTAACCAATCTAAAAACTCTTCTATTTCAGAATCATAATTTTTCAAATTAGCTCTGATATTAATTTTCCACGTCTTAGAAATATCATCAAACACCATTTCACTGTTAGTTGAGCCATCGAAATAATAACTATCGCAACAAGCTACCATGTCCCATCTATAACACTTGAAAAATTTATGTTCTGGCAGTATAGAAGGAATGTCTGTTCTATCTATAAGATAATGTAAAATATCTACGATGTCTTTTGGTGTATCTCTTAGCAAATCAAAACACACATTAATCTCTGTATACATTCCCATTATGTTTTCACCTTCCTATTCTTTTCCTGAATCATTAAATTCTCTACCTTTAATGATATTCTGGATACCTGTTTTACATTTTTCTAAAGCAAAAGCATATGCGTTATTATAGATAAGTTTGTCGTGTTCTGTCGTTGGATTGTCGTATACGCTATCAATAGCTTCATCAATACCATCTATAAACCTGTTAAGTCTTTCACTTACTTCATTATTGACAAACTCTTCATCATATAGTTTTGCAGTCGCCCTCAAACCTCTTGATTTATTCGCATATTCAAAGGCTCTCAATTCATCTTTTCCAAGCCATTTCTGAAAAGCACCGCAATCATCACAATAAAGTCCTGTATTATTACCTTTTACTTCTGTATGTAGTGAAATGCTTCCACATTTCTTACAACAATTCTGATACATAATTTCACCTCCAGTATATTATTCTCAAAACTCACAAGTGTCACATGTCGAAAAGTATTTATCATGGTCTATGCAGCATTGTGGTCTATCATCATTTTTACCAGTCTCAGCAGTCTCTTTTCCATCCATAATTGCTCCACAATTAGGGCAATATTTTGATTTCAACTTCTGGTTCGCATAATTCAGCTTATATACTTTTTTATTACAAACTGAGCAATATACACCTTCATTTGCGCATTCATCTAATGCGTACCAATAACCATGTTTTCTACCATTTTCTTTTGTATCATCTTTTATATTATCCATTGGAACTGTCATTGTTCCTGCTATAACATTGGCATTAAGAAACTTTGATAAAACATCTCCAAGTATTAATTCTACGTTATCTACAAGTATTTCATTACTTTGCTTATACAGTCTATGGTATTCTAACCATTCATTTATCGTATAAACCTCTATATTAGCTGATATGCCCATTCTTTCTGCCATATCTAAAAGACTGTTTTTAGTATTCATTGTAGATGTAATAATTGGTTTTCCTGTTACATATGCTGTTGAAATAAGCATTGCTGTTTTACCAGTCCTACGTCCACGATTTATAATTCTCATGTTTTTTCACCTCCAATGTACTATTCTCTCAAAATCCAAGGATATGTTGCTTTCCTATGAAATAACTAATTACAATATTTCTCAATACCTTGTGTCATAATATCTCTTAATTCATCTTCCTCATATGTAGAGCCAAACTGTGACCAACTACAACTATATTCTGTATCATTGTGTATTAACGCAAGTTTAAATACACTGCTACCATAATTCTTATATGCATCTAATTTGATAGCTTTAATATGAGGAATTTCTAAACGCCAATTATGCTTTTTATATTCAAACTGAATATAAGTAGCTTGACCAAAATTATAGTCAATGAATTTAATATCATTCATGTACTCAACATCAAGAAGCTCTTTTATATAATTAATATACCAATCATATGTTTCCTTTTCTTTATACTTCTTTCTCTTATCAAGCTTGTTACCATCTGTATCCTGATTCTTTGATAACATATTTAACCATTCTCTACACGTTTTAAGCGTAGAAGGTTGATCAAGCAGCATATACTGAATATTCTCTTTATAAATGTGAAGTGCCTGTTGTTCAATAAGGTCATATTCATTTTTCATGTCATCCAATGCTTGTTTCTTTGCTGACAATCTTCTTTCTGCTTGTGCAAATTTATTTAATGAACCCATTTCATATTCGCCATTATAGTTGTATGTGTCATTTTTATATGTTAAAGACATTAATCGTTCACCTCGCTCTAATATTCTCTCTTTGTAACCAAAAGAAACCTGAAATTACTTGCTGTTGCAAAGTCCAACTTTATAGTCATCCTTTACATCAATAGTTACTTCTCTCTGAAATTTTCCTTCCTTATTATAAAGGGATAAATAATATCTGTTGCCACGCTGCTCTAAGTCAAGATTCTCATTCTCGAATAATAATACTCGTCTCTGTTTCTGCATTGGTTCATTCTCTATCTTCAAGTTATTTAATGCGTCTTTTGAACCTACAAAGACTGGTGAAGTAATCTCTTCAAGAATACAACTAATATCATCGTCTAGCCGATCATCATCTTTTGTATGCCTATCAACTGCTTTGATTACGTCTTTCTCAAATAATAATCTGTTTTCCACTTTAATATTCTCCTTTCCACTCATCCAACTCATAGAAGTCATCTATCTGATCGTCCAATTTTCTAACCTGTTTTCTCAGCTCATAATCTTCTTTCTTACTATCTGTTGACTGGCACTTCTTCCATAGTTCATCACGCTGTTTAGTTAATTCTTTATATTTATCAGACACATCAATCTCTTTTACAACTGAAATCCCAATCTTCTCTCCACAGTGAGGGCAGAACCGAATAGGATAATTGTCAGTCTGTTCCCATTCATCTTCGTATGATGTAATAATTTCTGTATGAGAAGTACAGAAATGAGGAATAAAAATACCTTCATCTTTATATTCTCCACCAATGTCGTTTATATCTTCACCTGTAAATACAATGGCTTTATCATTCTGAATTTTATTACAGCAATATGTAAATGGTTTGTACTTGTATGAATGAGTGTCATTAAATTTTAATTTGATTAATTTTATCTTCATCTCTTTATTCTCCTAACAAAATTCATTCCACCAATCAAAAATTTTATGGATGTGCCGATAACCATTATGCAACTCACCTTTATATCTGCGTATTTTCCTATTAGATAACTGTTTCAAATATTTACTTTTCTTACCACGATACAATCTTTGATAATATGTCTTTGGATTTTTAACATAACCAACACCCTTAATCCATATTTCATCCACATATCTAACAGGCGTTGGACAATAACCACCAACAGTTTCATATAAATATTTGAGATGATTCTGATGTTTTAAATATCTCTCACGTTTATTTATTCTCTTTTTCTTAGAATGATTTTTATAATTTTCTTCGTCTTGTTCGTACCAATCACTGCAATGACCAAAAGAATAAACTTTGCCACCAACTTTATCGCACCAAACAAATTGTTCTGATTGATTGGCTCTATCTTCATTTGGATATTCACCATATACCGATTTATACATTTCTGTTCTTAATGTAAAATCTTCAATCCCATAAGGACAATCTCTGCATCTCATCGAATCACCTCTTGTATTTTATTTTTCTAACTTCCTGTCACACCAAGGACAATGCGTAATATATTCTTTTTGATGAACAAATCCATCATCATATTCATCCCATTCTGATGTTTCAATATCCAAATAATATTCATTGGTCAACGGATCAACATATATCCGATTGTCTGGTGAATCATAATCACAACGATTACACATATTTATTCTCCATTCTTTTTATTTTCAGTGATATTCTGATTGCAAAACCCATCAACAAAAATTTTAAAATTGGTATATAAATCCTCAATCGAATCAGCTACCATACTTGTACAGGGATTGCTCATGAATAAACTATACTGCTTGTTCTTATCTAATCCATTAGTGTCCATATATTTTGAAAATGCATCCAAACATGTTCTTAGATAATTACACGCTGAAGCATATGTTTCGAACATATATGCCGTTTCGACTTCAAGCATATATTCTTTTTTCTGCTTATCATATGTAATATCTATATCATTCATGGTATACATATTGGCTTTGTGACCAGATAAATCATCCCAACTTGTTATTCCCCAAATGAATTTCCAATCATCTGTTTCCATACAACAATCTCCATATTTCTTATCCATCGCTTCATTGTACTTTTCTTCTTTTCTATATGCTCTCTCTGTTCGCCAATAATCAATTTGTTTGAATGGAAAAAAATTGGCAATTCTGCCATAGTATATATTTGATAACGAGTTACATTTACCAATTGGATAACCAGATTCATCTTTATTCCAACTGTCCATACAAGCATAATCGTGATTCTTGTTAAGTTTTCTATATTTGCAAAAAATACAACTATATTTTTCTAATAGACTCATAAAATATTCTCCTAATTCATTAATCTAATTTCTCGAAAATCATCATCGGCTTTTACACCATTGATATAAGCATACCAACCTCTAAGACCTTCTTCCTTAGAGATTGGATATTTATGCTTAATGTTCATAACAACTTCGTAATTGTCTGGATAGTTTTCGAGAATGGATTTTAAATCACCAACTGAAATACTGCTCACATAGCTACCTCGCTTTATCACATTCATTGAAATCTAAAAGCATCTTATACTTACATTCTCCAAATCTTTCTTTCCAACGCTGCTTCGCTTTTTCAGTATCCCACCAGAAGGGCATCATGTGGTAATTTGCCAAAAAGCACATATTGAGAAGTGTATCATTTTTATAGTTACCTATTAAATTTTCTAAAATATAATACGAACTAACCGATGGATGTTCAAAATAGTGAGCAATGCCATTTTCGTCAAAGGTTTGAGTATACAATTTTCCGTAATCATGAAGTAATGCAGCTAAATTGATTTCTTTTGAATATTCATATTTAACAAAACGACTATATGTAAACATTGAATGATTATACAAATTCATTGTATGATGTGGATTTTTCTGCTCAAAACCTCTCATCTCGTATATCATCTCAGATATACACTTTTGTTTACCGTTTACGAAATTATAGAAAATTATTTTATTCCAGCCTTCCTGCCTGAACGGAATTTGAAAGCTTCTTAGCTGCTTTTTTATAACGCCTTCTGGCACAACTCGCAATCTGTTGCTATTATCTATCTTGCATTGTTCAAATCTCTTAACGATTACACAACAAATCTTATTAACTTTCAATCCTAGCGTATTCATTAAAATTGCTCTACGAGACTTCATAGTAAGATTTGTTGCATCTGCAATTACATTAATTTCTTTAATTAGATATTCTCTTATCCGCTTATGAAAAATCTTAAAAACATCTTCGTTTTTTGATTGATCATTTTCATTACCAGTCAATTCTTCACGAATTGCATCCGATGATACGATTATTGTATTTGGATTTTCATTGGCAATCTGAGTGGCAATGGTTGATTTACCACTACCACTCAAGCCAACGAGTACCCACATTGTAGGTTTATTCATTTAAAGTCTCCTCAAATAACTCTTCTGCTTCTTCCATATCAGGCACATCAGATGTATCCTTAGCGATCCCCTCTATTACCTTAAACTCAAACACCTTATCCTTATAAGCTGTGAATGTCGCTCTGTTATCAATACGAACAACCACACCTTCAGCAACATGTGTCTTGCCAATCTCATCTGCTGGCATACCATCAAGATATTTATTTACTCTTTCTTTCAAATCTTCTGGTGTGGTAAAAATAAACTTCTCTAAATCAGGTACATGCTTAACACCTAACTTGTCACACCACACTTCTACAGTCTCCCAAGGTACTTCAACAACTGTTCCATCTGCTGTTGTCATTGTCATTCGATACACATACATCTCATTTTCGCCTGGCTCACAATCATAAGAGAATGTTGTGGTGTCACCAAATTTCTTTGTAAATTCTTTTTCCTTAACTCCTTTATTAGATACTGAACCCATAATTGGTGTTGTTTCATTTACATATCCGACAATTTCATAGAAAATTTCAGCACCTTCAGGAAGCTTGTCTTTTAATAAATCGTGGTACTTCTTTCTAAATCCATTATCAGAATAATATCCATCATTCTTTGTCATATCCTTTAATACAACTCTTCTACTACCAGATACAACAGAAACTTCTCTTGTAACCTTTGGCTGCATATGTAAAAACTTTCTCAGCTTACTATGCTTCTTTGTAACCTTAACAGTCTTCATAGTACGAGCTGATGTTCCGTGGAGCTTACGAGTAATATAAATCGTGTCACCTGGCTTAAATGCTGACATATTATATGCAAGCTGTGCAGTATCTTTATGCTCTTCAAAAAATGGGTACGATACTGTTTCTTTCTGAAACTTGTTCTTCTTATTTGAACTATTTCCATTGCCTCTTGAACGATTCTTTCCTCTTGGAATATATTTCTGACAAATCTCATGACCACCAAGAACTGTAATCTGATCTCCATCTTTTAATTTTGAAATATCCGTATATTTAGAAAGCGTTTCAATTGGTAGTACAAGACCTTCTGATTTCTCTCCTCTAAGTCTAATAGCAGTTACATTTCTCTTCTCAGCATCCATATAACCACCAATATTGTTTCCATTCTCGTCTTTCTTTCTGACAAGGTTATTATCTGTTGCATATTCAAGTGATAACTGACCGTCAGATGGGAAGAAGACTACTTTCTGTCCTTCCTGATAACTCAAATCTACAATTACATTCTGTCCAAATACTTCTACACACTGTAATCTATCAGCGTTACTATGTTTTCTTAATCCTTTTAATGTTGTGATATAAGCACAATACATAAGTTCCTCTTACCTTAGTAAGTAGTGCGCACTTTATCCTTAAGGAACTTTTCTAATTTTTCCTTTCTTATTTAATCTTCTAATTTGTTACCTTTTGCTTCGTTACAAAGCTTACACATTGTTTGATAGTTACTAATATCATCAATACCACCTTTTGAGCGTGGTATAATATGATCTTTTGTCATTAAAATTTCATCACCATTATCATCAACTGCATACAAATTCAGATGATAACCTTTATCCTGTAAATGTCTTTCTTTTGCAAAATATTTTCCTTCAATTCCACAAACTACACATTTACAACCTTTAGTAAAAAATGTTTGGTATCTTTGGCTATTGCCCTTAATCAAATCTCCATCAAAATCAACTTTTGCAAGTTTTTTATCTTTCTCAAATAAAACATCTTTTACTTTATCTCTGACTTCTTCTATTGAATAGATTTCTTTCCTAAGTAATTTTGTAGGATTAAAATCTTTTAAAAGCGTTTTTACTTCACCTAATTTAAAACTTTTTTCAAATAGCGGTTGCTTGTGCCAAGTTACAGATAATAATTCCGTATCGTTTGTAGGTGACATTGGATTATTATTCTTAGGGAAATCTGTTTCTAAAAAATCCTGTATTGTCTCAAACCTCAAAGACAACACCTTACCATCCACTTTGTATTGAATTTTAAATTTTTTATCTTTTCTTCGCATAAAACATATCTCCTTATAATTTACTGTCACCTATATATTCTCTTATCTCAGCTCGATTTCACCGAATTTTAATGTGTTATCTTCAAACATTTTGTTACCCTGATATTTACCAATAAAACAACGTTTAAACGAGGTCGTAACACTGGTTATTGGTGATACGAATTTTAATTCATGTTCAATCGGCTTAACTAATATTTCAAGCGTCTCTTTGTTTGCAAATATATAAGGTTCATGTCCTTCTCTATATACGAATTCTGCAATTTTCGTATTTAACTTATTCACATCTATCTTATCTACTATTGAAAATGTCTCCATTTATTGTTTTCCTTTCCAAACTTTAAATATAACTTTTCCACTATCCGTAAATACAAATATTATCTTTATTTAGGTAAATATGAGAAAAACCACCTATTGTATCCGAATTCATATCATGAATCAAAATTGTTTTATCACCGAATCTTTCTTTTACAGCTTGTAATAATTCAATGAATTCTGAAATCGTATATTGTCCTTCTTTTTCTAAATAAAGAGCTTTTGTATTATTACCATAAAAATCTACCCAGTCTTGTTCTTTGATCAATAATTTCTTACCTCCAAACTCTAAGAAATGCTTCATTCCTGTTTCCAATCTTCTATATATTCCAATATCCAACTGTCGTATTTATTTTCTTTAATTAACTGCTGATATAAATTTATCCATCCTTGTGCTGAAAAACCTTTATACTTCCAAACGCATTCTTTCCAATGTCTGTGTATAAAACGACTTCTTGTTTTTAACTCAATGCATTTCACACATTTATCGTATAATTTCTTGGAATACCAATTCGATCTACTTTTAGTCCAATTCCAGCCCTCTATAAATGCTTCAGTCGGATCATATCTGCTTCTCATATCAGTAAGAGTTCTGTCGTATAACTCAGTTTTTGCATTGTATAAACAATGAAGCAGAAAATAGATGTCTTCATAATCATTTTTAAAATTCCATTCTTCAATATTTAAATCCCAATATATTTTTCTCACCTACTTCCACAACCACAAGAAACGTGGTTTTATTTGCTTTTTTAATTTACTGTACAAATAGTTCAACGCTCGATAAATCATCAGCATTAAGCACAATTTCTTCCTTGTTGTACATTGCTCTTACTTTATTCTCTGCATCTTCTTCATTGTCAGCTTCTACCTCTACTATTCTGCTTAATAGTTCTTCTATATTAATTTTGTATTTCATATTCGCCCTCCTAAATCAATACAAGCTTTGTATACTCAGGTTTTAAATTACTCTTGTGCCAAACAGCGTGCATATATTCGATAGAGTCTGTACTACCACGTTTAGGTACTCCATCTTTATCAAAAATCGTATATCCATCTTTATCCTTCTTATCTGTAAAACCAATTCTGATATGATGTACAAAAGCCCATTCAGGCATATATTTTTCAAAGAACCATTCTCTTGATTGACTACCAAAAAAATTAAGTCGAAGTAACATAATCACATATCCATCATCGTCTACATCCTGCAACGCTTTTTCTATAATATCTGTTGCAATAGCAAACGGTGGATTTGTAATAATAATATTAGGTTTGTAAGATAACTTTTCCTTTAAATAATCACACTTATTTTCAGCAAAACTATCTTCTCGTAAATCATATGTATGTATTTCACAATCCCCATAAATATTCTTAATGGCTGTTGGATAGCTCATAGGGTGATATGCATCTTTGTCTGTTTTGGGATTACCTCCTGAAGTTGGATCAACGATAATAGAATTGTTCCAGTTTAAAGGAACAACTTTTTGAAATGATTTTAAAAATAATTCAATATCACTAATAGGAGTGACATAATAATCTGCAATATGTTCGTCTCTTGCATTACTTCTATTTGTACTACTCAAATTTGTTCACCAATAGTAGCTGCGCAGCTTTATTCACATGTGAACATTTTCCTTTCTTAAATAATTTTATAACTATATATTCTCTTTTGATTAGCTAATTTGTTCCATTTCTTCATCAGAAATTTCACTTACTTCAACTTGATAGCCAAGAAATTCTAAAAGATTTCTATAATCCCATATGTCTAATCTGTGACCTGATGCTTCAAAATCTTCATATCGAACAATCTCCCAATCACCAGATTCATTCGTTATAATCTTAATCTTATTACTCGCCATATTTTTACCTCTTTCTAATGTCCCATAAATAAGGACTGCTACATCCACAATTATGAATACCGTCTCCAAGAACACATCTTCTACAATCTTCGTATTCTTCATGTGTTCTACAATACTCTTTAACTGTATTTATAGCATTTATAATTTCTTCATTTATGGATTCTGGTTCAATATACTCTCTTTCTTCAATTCTCATAATCAATCACCTTTGTCCTGAATATTGTATAGTTTTCGTGACAACCAAAGAAACCAAAATTTCTTGTTAGCTTCTATCCAAATAAACTATATTATCTACATTATAATGAAGTCCACCTATCTCTCCATTAAATCTACCTTTGACATACCATGCATAAGGGCTGATACCTTCATTCATTATTTTTGCAAGTTCATCGGCTTTTCTTTGATGCTCATCAGCTTCATTCTGCATAGATAATTTTTGAGAATCCCATATAAGATTTGGAATTGTATCTACACACTTTTTATACATCTCAGACTCTTTTATATATTCTCTTATCACTTTTGTCATTTTGGGAATATTGTCTTTTAATATTGGTTCATTGCTAAGTTCATATGGATATAGGATTAAAACACTTCTGTCCATATATTCCATAGATATTAATTCCTCTACAACACAAAACTGTGGTTCTATCAAATTGTCACCTCCCAGATATTTATTCTCTTATCTCGAATAATTTTTCTACTGCTTTAACTCGCTTTGTATTATCAATCGTTCTTTTGACTTCCTGTTGCCAAACACATTCCCATGCAGAAGGCGCTTCATGCTCACTGACTAAGACAATATTTTTCTCGCTCATCTTCTCAGCCCAATTCCAAAATCTGTTATAATCAAAGTTCTTACTTGATCCATATTGTTTCGTACCCTTATATGGAATATCGCAATAAAATAAGCAGTCAACTTTATCAGAATATAACTCTTCATAATCTCCACATTGGAATTGAATATCTTCTAACCTTGAAATCTGCTCTAACAAATTTCTCTTAGCTTCGTCATAATAATTTCTTTCAGTTCCAGCTTTTGTATGTACGATACCTGAGTAACCGCCATCAAAGAATCTGCCGTTATAACTTGAGAGAAAACCAACTGCTCCAATATACCAATCAGGATATGTAGATAATCTTTTGTTAAAGCACTCTCTTACATCTGAGTAGTGTTCTTTTGTAATAAATTCTGGGAGATTTTGAATCTGATTTAGATTCTTGAACATTTCAATAAGATATTTATGATTGTCAGAAGCGATTTTTGTGTCACACTGAACTTTGTCGATTACATTACAACCACCGCAAAATGGCTCGATGTATGTTTTAATATTATAATCTCGTAATCTTTCTTGAATAATCGGTAAAATATTATCAACTATACGAGATTTTGAACCCATATATTTCATTAATTACTTGGAGTAAGGAATTCCTTCTTGTGTACACGAACCTCGTCTCCTTTCATTATTTTTATTTTTAATAAAATGCTTCCGACATTGAATCTCCAAGTCTTACAAGATTCTCTACTTCCTTATCAGACATAGAATTGATTTCTTCAATCGAAAATGTTTCTTTGATTGCAAAATATGAATTATACCAATTTTCATCACAACCCATACTATTTCTTACTGTGGTTAATACTGGTTTCTTAATATATTCTAATAATTTTTCTTTCTCAGTCATTACATACTCCTTTCATTGTATTGATTCTCCTAATCCGTTAATATCAAATGTATATACTGTCCTACATGACTGCCAAACTCTTCTTTTAAATCGTGACCACCAATCACAAGTACATCAATATAAAACCCTGTGATTGTCCATTCAGAATATCCAGTATAATGCCCTTGTGTTAGTAGATTTCCTGTAAGCATATAACTGTCAAAGTTCATCTGTGCTTCTTCTAAGGTACATTTTTCATCAGAAAACCAACAGCATAGATTCGCATTTGAAATCATTGTGATTTTTTCACCAAGTCCTCTGTTTATATATGCATAATTGAAATAATTCATAATAGATTCTGTTATTGGTTTATAGTAATCATCAATTTCTTCAGCTAATCCTAAATTACCTTCGCTATTACGTCCTATCCAACCTTGTAATATTAATTCCATTTTTGATTCACCTCACACTTAATTATTCTCCATTTAATTTTCCCAATCTAATGCCTGACCACAATCACTACAAAAAGAACCATTCTTTACAACATGTTTGCAGTTAGGACACCAATATGCACCCCTAAGAAATTTTGCGTTATCTATCACATCAATATATTTTTCATAGTCAATAGGCGTTGGCTTCTTCGGTATCTGCTTTTCTATTGCTGATATTGCAAGTCTGATTGCTTCTAAAACATTGTAATCAGGGTGTGGTTTCCATGAGTTTTTCAAATATTCAAAATGTATTAAAAGAAACTCTTTAGCTTTACTTGATGTCATCCTATTCCTCCTTTACACTCAGCCACTCTCTTACTTCCAACCTCAAAAATATCCTTGTCCTTCTCGAAACATATGTAATTTCTACCTGTATTCAAAGCTGCAACTGCAGTTGTACAACTTCCTGCACACGAATCAAGAACTAAATCTCCTGGATTAGAATACGTCTTGATTAACTCTTCAATTAAGGCAACTGGCTTCTGCGTATTATGAAAGGCTGCTTTTTGAGTATCTTTTGCGAATGTCCATACTGATTTTGGGTATCTTTTGGTGGAATCGTAATCTTGCCATTCACTTTTACCATAATCAGTTGTTTTTTTTGCATTTACATGATGTACCGCTTTTGATACTTTTCTTTCATGTCCATCTGTCATTTGAGGATTATAAGTTGGAAGTTTCTTATAGAAAATACAGATATCTTCGTGTGAGCGTAATGGCATTTTCTTAGCATTTAGGAATCCTGTTGGTTGTGTTTTCTCCCAAATTAGATTATATTTCCAAAGCTTACGATTACTCTGCATTAAATCTGCAGTAAACATACCATTCGCAAATAGAATAATTGCACCATTGTCTTTGATGATTCTTTCATACTGTTCCCATAATGGTTTAAATGGAATAACTGAATCCCATTTATTTCGTGAAGTTTGTCCATAAGGAAGATCCGTGATAATCGCATCGACTGATTTATCATCAATCTTTTTCATACCTTCAAGACAATCTTCATTGTATATTTTGTTAATCTCTAACATTTCTTACTCAGAGCAAATCCAGATTTAATGCTGCAGCAAATCTCTCGCTCCTTTCAATGTATTATTCTCTTAATAGATCTCTGTCCATTCACTAATTTCTACTTTATTATCAGGATAGCCAGATAAGTTCCATTCATTATCGTTATATACTACTTTCCACATAGCATTTTCTCCATGTGGATTACCTTTAATTTTGCCATAATATAATCCTGAACATGGTGGTAATTCTTCCTCTGTTTTTCTCCAAATTGGCTTCTCATATACTTTATTAATATCGTCTACTGCTTTTGCCAAACCTGTCATCGTACTTGTAAAATAATTTTCTTCATGCTTGATCACATTATTAAAATAATTCTCCATAGTGTCTAATAGATTTTTTGTAAACTTTTCAGATATATCATTTATTCTAAGTATATAATCATGATTGATCTTAAAAGAAATTCCATTCTCAATAAGTGCTCCTATACAAAGTCCTAATAATCCAATTAATACTGTTAAACAAATATCCATATTTTACCTCTCTTTCTTATCGTCCAATGAAACTTCGGTTTACTGTGTTCTATCTTTAGTAATCTGAAATGATACAAAATCACCATCTGTAAAACTCTCTGAACATCTTACGCAATCTACTTCTACTTCATATCTAACAAGAATTCTCCTATTAACAAATACATTTTCTTTCTCATAATCTGGAAGATATAAGATTCTTGAATCTGTATCATACTCATAATTAGTAATTTCTTTTTCTACAAGACCATCTTTTGAAACATATGCTAATTTAATAGATTTATAAATTGCACCATTTTTTAACCTAAATGCATTGCTCTGAAACAAATTCATTCGTGGCATTGTCATTTTGCTATGTTTGTATATCATATATTAATCTCCTTACTATCTCAAAATCTTACTTAATCTTTTTATAACTTCTTCGCAAAATCTATACAAACAAGTCTTCTTAAATGCTATTTTCAAATCATCAACAGCTTGCCTATATTGCTGACGTAATTCGTTGTCTATCATGTTATTCTCCAAATATTCATTATGTTATGCCCACTTACACCATATAAAGAATTCGAATCTAGTACAGCCCCACTGACATATAAATCACCAACTAGCATCCACATTTATGTCGTTGTCAATCTGAATTGAACAGCCCTACAATAATGAATAATATCAATTAATGTCTGCAATGCTTTCTACAAAGCAATTATAGTAGATATATCTCTTGCCGTTAAAATCAAACTTAACATATCCACCATCGTTTGTATCAATATCAATCTTACCTTCATATGTTGCAAGTTCTTTACCATCTGCCGTGTATACAGTAATCGTTCTCTGCATACCTCCATTTACATCGCTTTTCATATCTGTTATTGTTCTGTCCCATGACGCACATCCAGTCATTCCAAAACACAATGTTAATCCTAATACGACTGCTAAAATTTTCTTCTTCATATGATTTACTCATCCTCCTTTAACACAAGAATTGCTTTATAGTATCTACTATTGCATGAACTAGACTCTACTTTATATCCATCGTCTAAATAATCATTCATGGCTCTTTCAAAATCCTTGCTGTTTTCCATTTCTAAAATTACACATTTCTTCATATGATTTATTCTCCTAACTCTAAAACTTCTTCGTAAGTCTTTTCAAAAATATCCGTTTTACAAGGATATACTTCACCATTGACACCTAAAATTATGTAATCACCATATTCTGATTTCATTGTTCCTTCCAGTGTTTTAATATGACATGTACCATCTTCGTGAATTACAATGGTATTATTTGATACTCTATCCATAAACCAATCTGGTAAAGAATTGTCAATCATATATCTAACTGCTTCGATCACTACTGGTTTCTTTCTGTATTTCATGCCGAACCTCCTACTAGATTTTCATGTTCTCTATCATATCCAGTCTCTTCAAGAAATTTATCAAATTCCTCTTTTGTCATATTGTTTGGATAATACATATCTATCACCATATCAAATGTCTGCAAATAATTATCCAACACATCTTCAGCGTCTTCTTTTGCTTCCTGCATTTTCATATTGATATAATCTTCTCTTGTCATATTCCATGCTGTAGGACAATCTGTGACACTCGAAAATCTACAATATAATCCATTTGGTTGCTTTGATACAAATCCTGCCATATTATTCTCCTAACTCTTTTAGTGCATTAACAAGTTCAGTGAGTCTTGGATTTTCAGGATGCTCCTTTGCCATCTTTTCATATAAAGCAATATTATTCATCTTTTCAATCTCAGACTTTAACTCCTTCTCAATAGAAGCTTTCTGCTTTGCAATTTCTTTCTGACGATTTTCTTCATCAATTCTTGCATTATACGCATTCATATTAACAACTCCAACGACCTGTGCCGTTACGCACTTGCCATATGCTTCTACTGACCTTACTTCTTTTAAAATTCCAAGAACTCTATTATCTTTTCCTCTTGCATTTACAATCACATATAACGGATGTTTTGTATCGTACTTAACAATTTCATTCATATCTTCATCATATAAAGCAAATCCATAATCCTTCTTATTGTAATCATCTACCAAATTTACAATCGCCACTTTATTAAATCCTGTCATTTTATTATCCTCATTTTCAACTTTTTCTACTGATAAAACGTTATATCCTTGTTTTCTATTCTTTAATTGAACCATAACATATTTCTGTGTACCTACATTATATGTATCTATAACAAATCCAGTTTGTCCCCTACTATTACAAGAACTTTTTATTATCACTTTATCATTTATCTGAATATTCCTCATAGGCTGCACTTCCTATTATTTTTATTTTCCTAACTGTTCTAAGAACTCATTGCCACAATCACAAAATTCTCTAATCATAGACTTCATTAATCCCCATGACATACCAGAATGTCCCTGATTTTTCATAATTTCAATTCCATCTTGGATAGATTTTTCTTTAACAGTTTTGATAATATCTAAGCATTGACCAAGTTCCATTCCCCTGTATAGATCATTAAGCCGAATAGGAACACATTTATCCCACATATCCCATTTATCTTTAGATAAAACCTTATGACCTTCTTCTATCCAATACTTTGATAATTCAGGGATTTTTCTTTTGTGTTCTTCCTCTTCACGAATTAATCTTTGACGACTTTCTTCTTGCTCTTTATTAAATTCGTCAAAAGTTTTACCTATACAAAGTATATAAGCATCATCTAAAGACATATCAGATGTTAGTTTATTCTCATTGAATTCACCGCAATATTTATTTCCATCCTTTGCTCTTTCGTGCAATTCCTTTACAGCTCGTTCAATAGTCCAGCCACAACGAAAATCAATCTCTCTATATTCCATATTGTTTACCTCCTACCACATTATTCTCCTTCTGACTCAAAGGCATCATTTACAATTTTTTGACAATTTTCAATTACCCTACAAATCAATCTCTTTCCATCATCGCTAAAATAATCATTATTTTTCTGTTGATTATAATAATCTTCAAGTTTGTTATTAGCTGATCTAATTATTTCTTCTAATGAAGATAACTTGTCTTCCAAAATATGAATTTCTTTCCACTTTTCATTTAGATCGCTTTCTAACATTTTGCAATAATTTTCAAAATCCATAACCTTCCTCCATTTCTCAAGAAATCTATGTTTCTTTGTAAAAATATTACTATATATAGTGTCTATATTTTCCATAAACACTATATATAGTATTTCATTTACGCCTGATACACAAAACTTGGCATTGGCTGTAATTTAAACAGATTTTTCTCATGCATTGAATCAATCTTAGCTTTTACTTCCTCACTTGGCTCAATTCCATCTCTGATATATGCATCTAATTCAGTATAAGTAAATCCAAGGTTATCTTCATCAGTCTTTCCACAAAGACCATCGGTAGGTGTCTTATCAACTAATTCTGACGGAAGCCCTAACTCACGACCGATAGCTTTTACCTCTGTTACTGTAAGATTTTCTAGTGGACTAAAATCACCAGCAGCATCGCCAAACTTGCTACAATATCCAACCCAATTTTCTGAAAGATTACACGTATTAGCGACACGACCATTTACTGTCTGTGATACTGCATAAAGTGTAGCCATACGAATACGAGCAGGAAGATTTGTTGTTGTCTGAATTGATAACTCTTCATCTAATGATGTTTTAATTTCATATTCAGTAACATTCACAATTGTTCCGACTGGAATAATAGTACGTGGAATGTCTAAAAAACTGCAAAGTTTACGACTATATTCAATATCTCTTTGTCTTCCCTGTGGCATCATCACACCAAAAACTCTATCCTTGCCAAGAGCTTCACAACATAAACCAGCAACAACGCTTGAATCCTTACCGCCAGAAATTCCAACTACTGCCATACAATCTTTACCATTCTGTTCAAACCAATCTCTAATCCACTCTACGATTTCATTCTTTACTTTCTTAGCATCAAACATTTATATATTCTCCTTTCTACATTCGATTCATCACATCATAGAACCGAATTAAATACTCATATACATTTCTAGGAACTAATTCTTTTACCTTTTCAAATTCACCCTTTTCACATAAATCTCTAACCAAACTTGAAGAAGTATGATTTTCTGGTATCCGAATTTCTGTGAAGTGATCTTTATATTCCATAAGATTTGCTTCTCTTAAAGCAGTCTCAAGATTCTGACCTTCTCTCACACATGCTACAAAATTATATTCCTCAACAAACGGCTTCCAATTATACCAAGTTGTAAGTGTTTCAATATTGTCCATTCCTAAACAAATATAGTATTCGTTGAAGATATAATCTTTTTCATTTATATCTCTTATCTGAGAAATAGTATTGTATGTCCTCTGTGGAAAGAAGCTGGTTGTTTCAACTTCGGATGCCCACATATTATTTTCATCACAATTTGGCATTGAATTAATCAGCGATACTCGACAATATCCAGGTATCAAAGTCTTTTTCTTCGCAACGTATGTATCATGTGCAGGAATAAACAATATAGCATCGGCATTAACCGCTTTTTTAGCAGTCAATGCCATATCAACATGGGCGTTAGTAATTGGATTAAAACTTCCTGGTATAAGTAAAATTTTATTCATGATTCATTCTCCAATTAATACATCTCTTTAAATAATCAACATAATCAGGGTTTTTACACATACCTTTACCTTCTACATCAGACACTTTTGCAACATCCATACCATTACATTTAGTGGTTTTCATTACAATATTTAAAGCAGGAACATCTGTGTCATTACTCAAATAAGTACCAATTCCAAATGCAACATTTACTCTATCATGGAAGTGTCTGAATAACTTATCAGCTCTTTCAAAATCAAGACTGTCACTAAACAGAAGTGTCTTTGTCTTAGGATTGATACCAAGTGACTCATAATGATTAATCATCTTTTCACCCCATTCAATCGGATCGCCACTATCATGTCTTACACCACTGAATAATGTTGCATATGTCAACTGAAAATCTTTCAAGAAACAATCAGTTGTAATTGTATCTGTGAGCGCAATACCATTTAATACGCCATACTCTCTAACCCATGCGTCTAAGGCATACCAGTTTGAATATGCTGGATTGTGCTTGTGATTGCCCTGACCAGAACACATAATCCATTCATGAGCCATAGTTCCAACAGGTGTAAGGTTATATTTCTTTGCAAGATATACATTGGAAGTACCAACAAATTTAGATGGACTATGCAATGTATCATTCAAATGTGAAAACTTCTCAACAGCTAACTCCTGTGCTTCAGCAGAAAGTCTTCTTCTAAGACCAAATTCAGAAAATGTACCAGCATACCAATGACCACTTCTGAGATTTTCATACTTTTTATTTAATCTCTTTTTGAAACTATTAAGCAATTCCTCATAGTTATATGCCATTCTGAAATATACTTCGTTTACAATCGCAAGTGTAGGAATCTCATACATAGAGGTATTAAGCCATGTACCAAATGTTTCGATAGAAAGACCACAATCTGAATCTGTTGTAATCTCAAAATCCTCATATCTTGGCTGCCACAATCTCAGAAAATCAACATACGAACCTTTCATCCATTTGATATTATCAATATAAGTAAGTTCATCTTCTGTGAATCTCAAACCACAATATAATTTAATCTGTCTGCGAATTTCTTCTACCATTTCTGGTGTAAAATGAACATCCTTATTACGACACTTAAAACTCCAAGTGGTTTTATAGTCGCTAAACTGATGATAAATAGCCTGTCCCATTGACAATTTGTAGGCATCTGTCTCCAACAAACTTGTAATAATCTGTTCCATATTATTTTCCTTCTTTCTTGATTTGATTAAATATTGTTCTAATATCATATTCTCTGTTTTCGTACTCATAAAACAGATTAATATACTTATCAATAAAAGCTATATCATTTGGATGCATTGCAATTGGCTTACTTTTCTTAGATTCCCACCATTTTAATTCCTTCTCAAAATTAAATGATTTACCATGATATGCTCTACCTGCTCCAAGATAATCACAAAGCATTTCTTTTTTATACTTCATTGGCATTTCAATAGGATTTCCACCATTATCAAAATTGTCCTGCCAATATTCGTAATGGTGCTTGTTTCTTCCTTTATGGTGCATCCAAGCTGCCGACCAACCATTCTCTTTCTTACAAGCATCTATTGGACTTGAAGTACCTTGATAATACTTAACACTCTCCCAAAATTCCGTTGGAGAAAATTTAGATAAATCATGTACCAACCCTTGAAATGGAATTCCCACTTTACAGCAATAGTAGAACACCCAACGTTTATGCGTACAGATTTTCTTAAAATGTCTGAAAGTATTAATGATATAATTCTTACACTTCATTATTCTCTCCAATCTTTCTATACTCCGTATATACTTTGTTTTCACAGTAGTACAAGTTATAATCACATTGTTCAATGTACCACCATAACTTCTGATGTCCTTCTCTAAGATATTCTCTACAATAATCTGTTTCTTGATAGTGATCATCTACCATCTGTCTAAAACTCAATTCATCAATAATATCTGAGTTATGACAATACACTGCTATTCTGTTAATTAAATCCTCTGTGAAACTTTTCGTGACTACGAATACGACTCTTACGATTTCATAACCAGTACGCTCAATAGACTTTAACTGTTCAAAATCGTGTAAATGATATACAACTCTGTCAAAGTAAGGATATGGTACAGACTTCACATTTGGCATACTTGTATGCAATTCTGTCTTAACTTTTCCTAATGTAATATCAAAAAACTTTTTATACCACTCAATGTTATTCTCTAAATTCCATAATGGATCTCCACCACCAGATATTGACACCCAATTACACTGATTTTTCTTAATCTCCTCTTCCAAAGAGTTCAATCCATCAATTGTACTCTTTGGAATCTGAAGGTTATTATTCTTTACAATGCAATATGGACATGAATAGTGGCATCCAAAATTGGTTATCACACTCATGTACTTATCCATATTTTATTCTCCAATCACTTCAATCTGACAACTTTTCATAACTTCCATAGCCGCTTTATGTTTATCAGGTGTGACTCCTGCACAGCAGCTTGCATCTACTGTGACATTAATAAATGGATAATCAGCTTTAATAATTAAAGCATTTGATACTACACAAATTTCGCTGCAAAGACCAATAAGTTCTATATCATTGTTAAATCTAAAGTCAGTCCAATGTGTCCAACCAAAAGATTCCTTATTGATATATGTACAATTTGGAACTTCTAATCCGTCTGCAATCTGCCATCCATGAGTATCGTAAATACAATGTTCAACTGGTAGCTTGATACCTTCTGGTGTACTTAAATAGTTTTCATAATGTGTATCTCTTGTGAAAATAATTCTATCTCCACAATTATAATATTCTTCAATTTTCTTCTTGACATTTGGAACAATTGCCTGTGCTTCCTTCGTACCAAGTGAACCATCAATAAAATCATTTTGCATATCCACTACGATTAATGTTTTGCTCATTTTGTTACCTCTTTTCTTTATTTTTATATGTATTTATTCTCTGAAAACTCAGAAGACATTCCGCTTTACTGCGAACTTCATATTATGTTATTCTCCATTACGCTTCATAAAACTCAAAATATGTGCTATAACATCAACAGTCCATCCGTTGCCAATTGCTTCAAACCTTCTTGTCTTAGGCATTGCTTTTACATTGCCACTCTCATCCATTCCAAACTCCGTATAATTGTCTGGAAGTGTCTGAAGTCGTTCAATCTCTAATGGACATGTCTTTTTATATTTTTCTCCACCAAGCCAAACATTAAATTTTGTTTCTGTTCTGCAACGTGGCACTGTTGGAGCTTTCTTATCTAAAAAGTACAGCCTGTCCTGCTGCGAATAATGACCTTTGCCACCAAGATCATATTTTATGTAATTCTCACACTTAATCATTGTGTTCCTGATTCTGTCATCAAAGTATTTGACTAAATCTGGATCATCACAGATAACATCTTTCACTAATAATCCTTTATCATCAGGAAGTGTGATATTTGGTATGTTCGTCCAATACAGACGTTTTCTTCTCTGAGCTGATAATAGCTGACTATCAATCATAATTGGTTGTACACCCAATTCCTCACTAATAGCGTCTTGAATCTCGTCAGCCATTCCATAATTGTTTTCATATAGGAAATATTTTGGACTTGTGTTATTCTTTGCTTCCACAAATTTCTGAAACAGTTTCCAACCTTCACCTTCTGTATCAATTTCTCTCTTCAATTTTGCTGTTTTACTGCACTTGGCTTTCGACCAGAACTGGCAAGGTGAACCACCCATTAATAGATCGACTCCATTAAAACCCTTGAAGTCGGTAGAAAATACGTCACCGTATCTTTTGATATCAGGATAATTATATCTACTGATTTTGATTGCATTCTCTTCAATTTCAAATGCGTTATACTCACTGACTGGAATATTGATTCTATCTAATGCAACTCTTCCACAAGAGATTCCATCAAATAAACTTAATACTCGTAGCCCTTGAGAATTATTTTTTTCCTATGGTTTTTAGCAGACGTGTTAATTCCATAGGATTTTACAACAAAATAATAAAGAAGAAAGGAATTAAGCAGTAACTCCTAGGTAATTATGGTTACGTAACCTCTGTAAAATAGTGTATTTTGACAGAGAATAATGAAAAAAATATTTCATGTTACTTTTACTTTTTGGAAAATTTGGCTGCTCAACCACGAATAGAATTACTTCTATATTAGATTATTCTCTATTTGAAATTTATTTAATTCATCTTGAATCATCTTCTGTATATCTTCTTCGTTAAAAGACATGTTTACTACTGGAACGACATTTGCATTCAAATTAACATCACCAACAATAGCCTTATCAAACGCTTCTAAAAACATTTCTGCGATTTCCTTTTCATAAAAACCACACATTCCATCACAGTTAATATCTGCAATTACTCTTGAAAAGAAATCTTTGAACTTATCAGCGATAAAATCTCTTTCATATCCTTTTGGAATATCAATTGTTAATTTCACTCTCTCACCTCTTACATACTAAAATCTCAACATCCGTATCTGCAAAAACATTTTTAATTTGTTCTGAGACATCATTCCAGTTCAGCCTATCTAAACCACAACCAATTACAGGCATTGCAATCTTTTTAATATTATTCTCCAAACAAATCTGTTTCATCTTTTCAAGTGCAAGTCTCATTGTGATAATTGTTGGCTTGTGAAAATATCTCTCTTTTGTAATAAGATTTAATACTCTAGCTTCTAATAAACAGTCACCACCATTTTTTTTATGAGTGTACTGGTCAAAATAATATGGATATTTTGTCAGCAACCTTCTCTTCATATCAAACCTTTTATTGAACTCAACTACAATTCCTTTACCCATTCCAAAATCTGCACTGATACAATGTGCTAAATAATAATCTTCTGGTACTGTAAATAAGTCTTTATTTTCTTCTCTATACTTCATTCTTCTACCTCGTTTAGAACCCATCTCTTATGCTTTCTTTAAGACTTGCACGATTATATTCTTCCAAATATAAATCAATATTATGTTCTTTATTGAACTTTTCGCAAGCCTCTTGAGCTTCCTCTTTTGTTCCAAAATATGTATTACTACCATCATCACATCTATGGATTTGTAAACCACAACTCTCTGAACCAGTAGCATAATATTCATAAGCGTTTTTCTTATTTTGAAGACTAATAATGCTGCCAATTCTTATATCATAATCATCAATAATCTTTTCAACTATCTCCTTATATATGTACTCACCTTTACAAGCAGGGCATATAAATTCTTTTCCTTTTATCAATACACGTCCTGTACTTTCACAATATTCACACTTTTTATGAAATTTAAACCTGTGTTCCTTGTTCTCAATATGATATATTTTTTGACCAAGTTTAAATGTGCCAACTGGATATCCAATTTTATCTATGTCACTTAAAAACATTCATTTCACCTCACTTTATCATCTCAACTTTGATTCTGAATTTTGTTGTTTCTATATGTTTGTTTTCTTGATAAGGACGATTATAATCAAAATGCTGATGTTTAACAGTTGCAATCAAGTGAGCATCGTTGCCAGAAACAAATTCCGTATCTGTCTCATAAGTATCTTCTGAACCATCACCAAGTTTAGAGTCTGTACAATATATCTGATTTGCGTCTAATGCATCTTGGATAATTCTGTAAATGTCTCCTGTATTATACATAGTCACTCCTTTAATACTCTATCCAACCATCTGTAATACCAGTCATCCAATAAATAAGATCTTCTCTATCATTTTTTAATCTTCCATCTATTACACGAGTTAAGATTTCATTGAGCCAGTAGCCAACTTCTTTTCCACTTTTAATGAGCATTGTATCCATTACATCCTTACCATTAACTGCTAAATCCTTTAGAGAAAAACATTCATCATCCTGTAAGACTTCTTCTAAAATATATCCAATGTTATCAATCTTCTGTAATCTTGTTTCCTGATTAATGTCTGCTTGTGCTTTAATATCAGCTCTACGAACATTTAATAACCTTCTAAACTGTTCTTCTCCAATTTTATTAAGCCATCTCTTGACATATTTCTTTCCAACCTCAAAAGTTGCGTCATGATAATAAACAAGCTGCACTACTTTTTCTCTTGTGTCATTATCAAATCTTAATCGCTTCATTATTTCATCAGTCATATCAGCACTGACTCTTCCATGACCTTTAAAATGTCTAATACCATCCTCGCCATCTTGATAACAATGTGGCTTTCCTATATCATGAAAGAATACAGCTAAAGATGTAATCAAATCTCTTGAATTCAAGTCGGGTTCACAATCACATTCATAAGCTTGTACTGCATGTACTGTATGATTCCATACATCATAAATATGATATGGATTATTCTGTTGAAAGCCAAACATATCTTTAATTTCAGGAATGAACAATGAGAATACTTCGTGATATAAGACCATTTGTACACAGAAATCACTCGATGCAGCAATTTTACAGAACTCACTATTGATCCTTTCAATAGATATATTCTCCAAATTCTTATACATTTTAGAGATATTCCAATCTGTATCAGGTTCAAGGACAAATCCCAACTGTGAGGCAAATCGAATAGCACGTAAAATTCTTAATGCATCTTCTGAAAATCTGTCTTCTGCTCTGCCAACACATCTAATCTTGTGGTATTTAATATCTTCCATACCATTAAACGGATCTACAAGACCAACTTCATCATTGTATGCCATCGCATTGATTGTAAAATCTCTACGCTTTAAATCTTCTTTAAGATTTTGTGTAAATGTTACGCTATCAGGTCTACGACTATCTGAGTAATTACCATCAATTCTGTAAGTTGTACATTCATATCCTTCACCGTCAATTACAATGGTAATAGTTCCATGTTGCAAACCAGTTTCAATAATTCTCTTGTCCTTGAATACTTCCATCATTTCATCTGGTGTGGCAGAAGTTGTAATGTCATAATCGTGAATTGGTCTGCCAAGAATACTATCTCTCACACATCCTCCGACTAAGAAAGCTTCATATCCATTATTTTGTAGACTATGGATAATTTCATTTGCACCAGATGGAATTTCAATTTTCAATTTCTTCATTCAAATTCACCTCAATTTTTGGTATATCAATAAACTTTGCAAGCAACCCTTCGTGGTAGAATACCTTGTCACTTTCAGTTACTTCTTCTCCCAAGAAGTATCTAAGTACGAATGGCATTATATAATTATCCAAACACTTAAACTCAATACTATATTTTCCATTTTCTTTATAGATTTTCTTACAGTATCCGTCAGTACCATTGATTTTGTGGAGCGAAAATAATTCAACTCTGAATGGAATATTAGATTTTGTACTTAATCTTTCTTCAACACAATTTCTCACAAGATTTAACATGTGCAAATTACTTGCTGTTGTCATATCATAAACAATCTCATCATTTGAAAAGAATACAATTCTCTCTTCACCAATGATGTCATATAATAACGATAATGTCTGATCCATAAGGTACTTTTCATAGGTGATGTGTCTTTTGGGATTGCAATTACCCAAAATTACCTGACGAATATATTTACTATTTGCAATATGTTCGTTATCCGTGAATTGAGAAATAAAATCTTCCCATGTATCAGTCCCACGAAATATATTCTTATCATATTCGTGTAAAGATGAAAAATTAGCCTTTCTCATATCAATACTGATAAAAACTCTTCCAGTATTAGTTGGCTTAAATATATCTTTATTAGATAAATTTTTATGAATCACAGTGAATTTGTTCATATCTTCCGCATTAAATCTCTGATATGCCTCTGACTCTTTGATACTTGTAATAGCTGCATCCTTTACATGATTATATTCTTCAAAATAATCCTGCTCACAATTATACCCCTGTAATTCGCTTGCAAATCTAATCCACTTGTCAACAGTTCCATAGAACTCATCAAAAAGCTTAATTCTATCTAAAAAATATGGCTCTTGGAATAATCTAATTGGTATATTGCAATCCTTACAGAATCTTTCTTTTGCTCTATTTGATATTTCCATCAGATATCTCCTTTCACAATTCTCTCATTTACATACATCTTAAATTCATTGATTTTCTTATAATCAGGTTTATCAGGCAAAGATGTATTTTCTTTTGCGTATTCAAAACGTTTTTCATATTCATTCAATAAATCATAGAACTCAGAAATAGGCTGTCTATTCTCATCTAAATATTCTCCGTTTCTAATACTCATTAACAAATCATGTTCGTCTGCTCTATACGTAATAATTTCTTCTTTTTCAAGAATATCAATACACATCATATATAAACGAATCAAATGTGCCATATGTTTACCAAGTTTATCATGAGCAACTGCTTTTTCATTTCGTTTGCCAAATTTACTGTAACTACTTACAATGGATTTCATTTCGTTCCACATTCCAGCCCAATCTCTTAATGGATAATGTTTCAAATTTACATCCATAAAAATTTCACTGTCATATCCTTCCTGAACAGCTTTATCAATATACAGTTTCAAATCACTTTCATTGTATGGATAATATCTATTTTTAAATTCATATTGAGCATTGTTAATACTTCTCAAAATATATGCTTCATTTTCTGCCTGACCAACTAACCTTGCAGCTTTGTTCTCCATGCGTCTTAACTGTGAAGACGAATAACCACCAAAAGTATGAATACAAACTTTTGATAAAAACATTTTTCTATTGTCTAAAAGTTCTCTTCCAATATCAGACAAATGCAAATAATGTTCTGGTAGACAACCGAGTTGTTCAATTGTATTAGGATTATTCGATGTAAGAAGCTGAATCATTTTGTTAAATGAATATACTGTGGTGTCTGTATCGGTATTTACGACCTGTTCAAAATCTGTTCCAAGTAAAATATCTGATTTGCTGTTGAGTGCAATACCTCTCACATCTAAATCAGATCCTTCTTTATCCATTCCATATGCATGACTTCCACCAAGAGTTAAGATAATGATATTGTTACCCAAATTCTTATCTGTTCTCAGGAAGTCATACTCTTTTGATTTTAATTTGTCCTTAATCTGTTCAATTGTCATTGTCTTAACCTCCAAAAATTCTAATGAAATGTGCGATTCATTCTAATGTAAAATATATACCATATATAGTATATATTACTCATTTCTAATACTATATATGGCATATTCATAACAATTACTCACTTAATTCTGCAAGTGCCTTATCCAGATCCTCATCAGACATGTTCTCAAGTGCTGCATCCTGTCTCTTAGCTTTGATTTCAAGTAGCCTCTGTCTCATCTCAGCATTTTTCTTAGCGTCTTCTCTCTTCTTTTTCTCATCCAGCTTCACGCTAACAATATACTTAACAATTTCAATCTTGTTAGAAATCTCCTCGTCTTCCTTTGACTTAGTATTCAGAAGGCTCTCTTCCTCAGACTTCTTTACTTCCGCATTAAGTGTCTTAAATACTGAGTCCAGATTTGTGAGAGATAAATCCCACAAATCAATTACGTTAATCATTCCTCTGAATGGGAACTGATAGTTTGCTCTTGTTGCATTAATAAATAATTCGTTGTTTGTCATAATAATAATCTCCTTTTCTAATTCTAATTAAAACTTAATCTTCATTACACGCTCTGTTGCACCCTTAACCTTAACAACTAAATCTGCCCTCTTAGTCATAGAGAATCCAATTCCCGAAAGCTGGTCATCAGTATCTTCTACATGGCACTTAGCACCTAAAGCCTCAAATACTCTCTTGTGCTTTTCAAGGTCACTCTTTAAGAACTCATTGTAATAGCCATTAGGCTCTTCGTTGTTCACACAATCCTTCAGGAAGAAGAATAAATGTCTATGACCAATTCCATCCTGTTCATCAAAATAGTTTGGACTATAACTAATTACTGATACAGGAACAAACTGATTTGTATTTACACCCCAAATCTCACGACTTGAAATAGATGAACTTCCAGACAGTTTTTCCTTAATTGAGAAGTTGCCATTCTCGTCAAGTGTAACTTCTGCCACCTGAACATTCTCACCAGTTCTCATAGGATTGCTATAATCAAATGAGTAAATCTCACCATTAAACTCAACTTCTGCTCTGAACCCATGTCTTACTGCACCTGAATATTGATGTACAAAGAATCTATATGTTCCTGATCTCATTCTTGATAAATCCTGCCAAGTAATATTCTCTACTGCAACTTTTCCATCTGGATTTACAATATCTACATCTAACTGACCACCCATTCTTGATGACTTAGGTTTTCTACAATTGCTAAAATAAATCTCATTTCCACTAGGCTCAATACAATGTGCATCAAGGTCATAATTATCATGACCATCTTCATTCCATTGAATAGAAAATCTGAGTACACCGTCAACATTACCGCCAGCAGCTTTTACATTCTGCTTCATATCAGAGTCAGTAATGTTTCCTGAATAAGCCCAAGATAATCCATTATTCCATTTGAACATTGTCTTAGCGTCTGGATTAACAGGTGCAATCATAGAAACAAAGTTCTTCTCATGTTTATTCTCTATAAAAGCTTCAATCTCCTTTGCAGTTGGAAGTACCTTATCAATGAAATCCTGTGCTGAAATCTCCTCAACCTTAGAAAACTTCTTAGGACTTACAGCGACATCCTTTTCCATCTGCCCAAAAATATCATCTGCACCAACTATTCTTCTTGCAGCACTCTTATTTGAAAACAGTACATTATTTACAGTAATATCATTCAGATTAGCAAATCTTCTCTGTAATGAATCCATATATCCAAGCTCTGTAATGGTCTTTTTTGCATCCTCAAGCATTTTCTTTGTAAAAATAGCCTTTGGTCTTTTATAGTTGCTCGGTGCTGTAATCTGCTCATACTTCTTAACTGCTGTATCGAGATCCATATCCTCACTTACATTAATAAGAAGTGTTCCAATAGAATGATTTCTAATTCTACCGATAGCCATACCTGCTGTTACCGACTTCTCCCAAGCATATAAATCCTTTTCAGTATCAGAAGTCAGCTTATCGTATTCCTTCTTATACTTCTTGAACTCTGTGAGTACGCCTTTCCACTCTTCACCCTTGTAAAGTGTATTTGAGTTGATAAGTTCAAGAATTGTATCAAGTGCTTCCATAGTAATCTCATCGAGAGAACGCTTAAATACATTTCTTGTATCTCTGAACTGTCCTTTAACTTCCTCGTTAGAACGACTACTTCTATTTACGAATTTGCTTGGAAGCTCTAAGAAGAAATGATCCCACTGATGAGACTTTCCATTGATTTCCTCAAAGTTAAAATCTGTACCAATCTTAGGGAACTTAGTTGTATAGATATCTGTAACTGTATGAGTTTTTACAAAAGCATCAAGTGCATCACATACTGGCTGATATGTTGTATCACCAAGATTCAGTTCCCAAATCGTATGAATCTGGTTATCTTTGATAGTGACAGCAGAACCAATATTCTTAATAAACTGTCTACAACAACTACAATCATGTTCTCTACGCTCTCTGAAAATCTCATTTGTACCAGCAGGGAAGCTATCAAGATATGTATTCCATAATTCATCTTTGTCTACATTTACCTCAAATAAATGTGTAGTCTCTTTCTGCATTTCATCAAAGTGTTTCTGTAAAGCCTTCTTAAATTTCATAAATCCATCCATGTTTTGTACCTCTTCTTTCTTATATTTATTTTTGTTAATTGTTTCTACCTTTATATTCTCCATTTATATCAAACCAGTTGCCTTATCTGGATTCTCATTAGCCCATTTTATCCATCTTTCAGCATAAGATTCAGTTTTACTATTTAATCCAAACACTTCTCTTGTGAGTATATATCCCTTACCAATCGACTCTTCCATTTCTTTTGTATTGTTATCTACATCATCTGCGTCTAATGGTCGAAACACTGTCTTGGTAAAATATCTTCTACCATATTTCTTTGTTGTCGTGATTTTATTTATCTTATCCTTATATAACTTCCATACACCAGATGAATCTTTATTGATCTGCCCTACATAATCTCCAACGTTTAGCATATTGTCTCCTTTCTTAATTTCGCATGAAACGAAGTTTTACTTGGCTTTTGTTTTTTCATCTATAAAATATGTATTTCCATATTCATTGCCTTTCTCAGTCAAATTCATTCTTGCGTAATCAAGAACGTCTGATGCGAAATTTGCCATACACGGATAACATAGATAATGCTTAGTTTTTCCTACATTCATTTCTACTAATCCAACTTCTATTCTTCCACAAATCTCACATGACTTATTTCTAATCCATTGACTCATATAATACCTCTTCTAATTTACCAAATTCCATTTACCGTCTTATCAATAGCTTCTCTCATTGCTCCACCAGTCATTTTATTCATTGTATCCGCAACAAGACCTTTAAACTCTGCTCTTATTCGTTTATTATGATGAGTACATGGCGTTGAACAATAATTATTTCTTCTACATTTTTCACAGTTACCATTCAATTTCCACTGTTCATTTTCCTGAATCTGTTCCATAATATTCGTATGTTCCTTTCAAAGTTATATATTTATTCTGCCTAATATTGCTCTGCTATATCATCATATTCTCTTGAAAGATATCCAACTAAATCCTTATAAATATCTAACTGATGTTCATGTAAATAATTACATAGTTCAATATCTGTATTGAAAAACTCTTCAATAGCTGTAGAATTAGCCCATCTATCAAAAGCGCTTCTTGTTGAAACTCTAAGCATCCATCTGTTTTTAGTTCCACTATGAGGCTCTACTACCATAAAAATAACTGTATCTGTTCTTGCTTCTAAATGACCTTCGTATTCGTCAATCTCGTAATTCTGACCATTATTCATTTGGTCGTTCTCAAACCATCTTCTTATATTTTCCATTTCTTAACCTCTCTTCCAAAGAAATCGAACTTTACTTTCTTGTAAGTCTAATTATCATCTCTACAAGCCTCTCCTTGCTCATAGCATGTAAATGCTCTCTCTTCTCATCATCCGAGCAGTTTTCAATAATTTTTAAATCACTCTCTGGCATTTTTAATCCTCCTTTATCTCAATAATAAATATTTTAACCAATCAGGTATATCAGCATTCACAACCATACTAAATATCCCAATGTCTGCTAATATAGCGAATGTTACAATTACTATAAATATTCCTGTAATGAACTTATCTTTCATATGTATTTATTCTCTCCTTGCCAACTCATATATCCAAGTATCAACAGTTTCTCTAAATCATTGCCATGAAAACCTGTTACATCGCAAAACGCACCAAGTATTTCTGTGTCTTCATGTGTTATTGCGTGATAATTTACGCTGTTACATTCTTCCAAATGGTTCATGTTTCCGTTTTGGAAAAATGTGTCATGTAAAGTTTCATAATTCATATTCATCCTCCAAACATTTCATTCCGTACAACCATTCTGAAAATCCAACAATGGCTGCAACTAATGTAATTTCCAAAATCCATTCCATATCTATAACCTCTGATTTTTAGCAATTCTTTTAATCTTCATATTTTCTGGAATATCCATTGGTCTGAAATCAGATCTTACGATCCTTGATATAATAACTGGCTTCATTCCATATTTTGTGTAACACATGACTATATCTCCTACCGATATATTCTCCATAAACATGTTCCATTTTTCAGAAGTCGGCACTCTCCAAACGTACTCTTTATCACTTTGCTGATTTGGGTGCTTGCCATATATGTATGTAATTACTTTTTTATTCTCTCTTTCATATCTGTACTGCTTGACATCTTCCACATCAAACTCTTTAAGCACTAAATATCTTATGTATCCATCTACCAATTCTTTTTTATGGTTGATTATAATTGACTTGTCCAACTCTCCATACTTAAGGAAATATCTCTTTACTCTGTTCATCTTTGCCTCATTTGGTACAGACTCTGCAAGGTAATCTGGAATTATAATGTCTGCTAACTTCATATTTATTTGTTCTCCTTTATATATTTATGCGTTTGCCATCTTATCAAAACTTCTCTTCATGAAGTCATAATTTACTTTCTGAGACGGACTAAACTTTTTCTGATTCTTATATTTATTAATCCATTCTTCAAATTTGTCCTCATTTTCGTTTTCACAAGCGTATGCCATTAATGCGATTAGAGCTGTCTGACACTGCTGATAAATTGGAGCATTAACCTCTATGTTATTGTGGTCAAAACAATAATCAACAAGTTCAGAATAAGCATTTACGTCATCGTCTGTTGCTTCTGAATTTGCATTTTCCTGCACAAATGAGAGTGTTGTCTCTTCGCTTGCATTATTCTCTGTTTCTGTACTATCAATATGTAAAAATTCATTCATAAGAGTTATAATATGCTCTACTTTTTTCTCAATTACGCTCTTATCTTTTGTATGTTTATCTGCATCTAATTCATTCCAAGTAATATCATTTACCTTTTCTTCTCTTAAAGTCTCAGAAAATGCTTTTATAAATTTTCCAAATTCTTTATCGGGGCGATTTAATTTTGTAAACTTATCAAATACCTTCATCCAAACTACTATATCTTTAGCAACAAATAGTTCTGCTATCTTAGGACTATTAAGTTTATCAGAATAAGGTTCAATCCGATTAAAATATTCTTCCATTTTTAAGAATTCATCAGTAGATGAGTTGTCATTTAAATAACTACACATCTTTTTGGGATCTTTTTTCCATTCATTCATATGGAATACACCCATAACTGATTCAGAAATAATTCTCTCCCAATTTCCCTTATGTTTTTCATTCTCGGTAAGAGCTGTTCCATTCATAAGAAACTTATTATTATCTTTAATTCTTTTAATTTCGTTTGCATATTTACCGACATATGTAAGAGATTTTTGAGATACGTTCATTCCAGCATGGTTATTATATAGATTGACCAATTCAGATGTTCCTTCTGTAGTACGGTCTTGATATATAGTTATCATTAAAGGACATTTATTGAATTTTCTCTGTAATTCAACAGGTAAATCATCGTAGGTTTTCTTTCTTAAATCAAACTCCACTGTTTCCCATATAACTTCACCATTCTCGTTTCTAATTATTTTATTGTTTTCATCAAGTTTCTTTCTATCATATGTAACAATTGGATTACGAATCTTGACTGAAACTTTATAATTGTCATATTTAAATCTCCTAAGAGCTTCTGTTCGTTGATTTCCATCTACAATATAAGTAGTAGTTGTATCGCCTTTGTTTTCCTCTGCAAGAATTAAATTAGGTATAAATACTTTTTGTGAAGTTGCTGAATAAATCAAATTATCAATCATTTCAGCAGTCCAAACGAAATCTCTTTGAACAGCTTGATTACTATTAATTGTTTCATCCTGGACATCATCAATATATTGTCCAATATTAGTAGCTTCCATTCTGAATTCACTCATCCTTCATACCTCCTAAATAAACGTCTTATGTACTTTGTTTTCTTGTTATCTGTTATTGCCTTCATATTATCTTTATATGTATTCTTATCAATTCCTAAAGTATTGATTATCTCATTTTCTATATACCCTTCTGCTAACATATGAATTATTGCTAACTGCAACTTTGATAATCCTTTAAGATATTTCACCATTTCTGGACTCCACTCAAAATCATCAGCTATTTTATCAGGAATTTTGTCTTTCAGATTATTATTTTCATCATCATATGTAGCATCAAATGATATTACTTTCATATATTTAGGCTTTTTCTTTTTTCCTGTTGGATCATTCTCATCTGGTATCATAATAATTTTTCCATTAACATCGGTCATTATTGGACTACGCTTTGCCCTACAATGATTGTCCCTATGCCAATCTCTAATACTTCTTGCAACATTACCAGTAAAAAATGTTTCAAATTTAGCAGAGTTACTATCATAAGCTATTATTGATTCACATAACACTTTAGTTGCATCATCATATATGTCCCCATATTCAAAATTTCCTTTGGTGTATCCACCAATCATGGGATTAACAATTCTTTTTAAATGATACATCTCATTGTTTATGTAATAATCAAGCGTTTTTAATTCTTCTTCTCCGAAAAGTTGAAAATACTCTCTCCATTCTTCGTCTTTCATTTTTTTACCACTCTCCTTATGTTTGATATATAATTATTCTCCGTTTTCTACCTCGACTATTCGATATCTGTATTTACGACTAAATAATCCATTTATGGCTTTTTGTGTTCTTTCTTTGCTGACTTTAGTGGTATCTACCTCAGCTATTACATTATGTATAATGACCATCTCATCCTTAAGATTTCGTCTATTTTTTCGATTGGTACGAATTCTCTTATAGAATATCCAACCTCTGTAGAGATCAACTGGCTTTTCCAACTCTACCTCATGCAAAATATCTATCAATTCTTCGTCAGCTCGCTTCAACTCAATTTCGAGTTCTTTATATCTTTTTGCTGCATCACTGAGAATTCGTTCACATTCGCCAAACTTATCAACCCAAGACTTGACTGATTCAGCAACTTCATATCCATCATTACCTTTAATTGATGTTTTAGTTGCTTTAACAATTCTCTCAACTGATGTTTCCATCTTAATATCAGGTATACATTCCAATTTAAAATGTAAACGTCTCATAGATTTTGGTAGATGCTCCAAGATATTTTCTGCCTTTTGCTTTTGAAATGTGTCTCTTGTTTTCTTTGTACAAGCAACTGGTTGTCCATTATTGAGCCTTATGTATACACCATTGTTGTTTACAATTGCGTATTCCAATTTCTATCACCCTTTCTTCTTATTTATAAGTAAAGAGACATCAAGGAGTTGAACCTTACACGATTGGCTTTCCTGTAAAGCTGATGCCTCATCCGTTAGTGGATTAAACTATGGTAGAACTATAGCAGCTACACATTCTGCTCTTACAAGGCAATATGTATGTACAAAGAAACAAGTACCTTGCGTTCTGCACTTACATCGGGTGTGATTCAGTGCATAACGGGGCTACTGGGATTCGAACCCAGAAATACATGGATCAAAACCATGTGCCTTGCCATTTGGCGATAGCCCTATAATTTATTAAATTTTGATTAAATATGTGAAAAATATGCTGAATTGCTTGAATTTAATTGACATTCCATCAATTTATATGTATTATAATTATGAGCGTATTCCAGTACGTTCATAATACAATTCAACCAAATATTTTTAGGAAAGTCGAGCTAGTGTTCCAGCACTATGATGCTCGGCTTTCTCTTTTTGTATCTCACATTTTATATATTAGAACGTTCGTTCGATTTTGTCAATACTTTTATCGAACATTCATTCTGTTTTTTATATAATATCACGTTACGAGTCCCAAATTCTGCTCTCGTAACTATTTTCTTGAAAGAATTGTATGTAAATATCCCCTTGGCGTTTCTTCTTGGATTTCTGAAAAAACTTTAAGCCCATTGGAAAATTCATCACATACCCTTGCGATGCTTGCAGCTTCTTCCAAGATATTTGTGCAGTCGCAAAATTTCTTTTTACAAAATCCAACATTCACATCAGGTTTTGCTAAATCCTGCTTCGCTACTAATACAATAGCATCTTTTTTTGCAAACTTTTTCGCTTCTTCCAGCGACATTTTAATATATTCCATATTAAGCCTCCTCTAATTGCCCGAAATTAGCATCGTATACTGCTTTGACTTTTATTTTCTCTTGTAATTTAGTGATAGTACCTAACTTCTTCATTATTCTCTTTTTTGAAACTTGCCTAACGCATTCACCAAGAATCATTGAATCTTTAGTTAATCCTTTGCCTAAATCCTTATGAAAGAAAGAATGTGTCGGTTGCTGAAGATGTTTTATTTTACTTGTAAATGGAATTACAATTGTTGTATCAGAATAAATATTGCCATAAGCATTCTGAATTACAACTGCTGGTCTTATACCGCCTTGCTCTCCAGCAAAGACCACATCTCCGAAATCAACTCTTACAATATCAAAAGTATTTATTTCCATATATCACATCCTCCTTTCTTATATTGAGTATTCATAACTACCTTGGATTACCTTTGATACTTCGTATTATATACCTATACATATTATATGTCAACATATAATATTGAAAAATATAATATTTTTTGATATTATATTAATAAGTAATTCACATGGAGGTATTATATATGAAATTAAATGTGAAACAAATTCTTGAAAAACAAGGCAAAACTCCATATTGGTTATCTAAGGTTACAGGAATTTCTAACAATAATATTAGCAATATTTGCAATGGTGACACAAAAAGTATTCGACTTGACACCATTGAGAAAATATGTCATGCACTAAATTGCACACCAAATGATATTTTCACCAACGACACTAATAAATAAATTTAACGAGATCAAATGGTTGCACTTCCATTGCTTTAGCAACCAAATCCAATACAGCCAAATCGGGAACAGCACTTCCATTTTCCCATTTACTGATTGTACTTGGTGCAATGTCAGCCATTTTCGCAAGCCCTCTTACTGTTATTCTCTTTTCAGTTCTGATTTTTTTCCAATATATTTAACCATAATCACATCTCCATCAATTTCTCTTTCATTCCAACAGCTCCATTGGCATAATTATTAACTGTTGTATTTACACTACTATGCCCCAACTGCTGCTGAACAAATGCAAGATTTCCATTCTGATTCATTACACTGGCATAATAATGTCGCATCATGTGTGGAGTGATGCCATTGCCATAATTTTCAAATATCTGTTTGATATTTCTCTCTGTTGTACGTGTGCCATTCTTATTTACAAACACAGCTTCCGTATCTACAATATTATCCAATGTATTTCTGTACTCTAGCCATTCTTTTAATGCTTTCAGAGCAGATCCAGTAAGATATACAGGTCTTTTTTCAGTTTCTCTTTGATATCCTTTTGGTAAAACCATAATATGTGACATATCATTAAGATCAATATATTTACTATTTTCATCTAAATGCAAATCAGATAAATCTAAGCCAGCAAGTTCTGATTCTCTTATTCCAGTTCCTCTTAAGACACGAAAAATAGCAATATTTCTATTCCTTACACATTCATCCTTTTTCCACATTATTTTTTCTTCCATATCATTAAGCTGACTTTCTGTTGGAAGTTTTTGTGTTAAGTTGTTTTTAGAAGATATCCCTTTATATTTTATTTGTTTACTAAAATCTTCCATACTGTTATAAAGTTCTCTCAATAAACATTCTCTATATGAATATACATTTTTTATAAAACTTTTTATAATATTCTTTCTTGTTTCCGTTGTGGTTGGCGACATTCCATTTGTTTCCTTATATCTAAGGTATGAACTAATATTTTGTGGTCGCAAGTCACTAAAGTCAGAAACTTCTATTCCAGAAATTGATTCCTTATTAATGATATTACTTTCAATCAACCACTGTAAAAAATCTTTAATTGCCACTAAATAATTTAACGCTCCGTTCTTGCTTTCCAATTCATTCAAGTAATCTCTTAAGAACTGTGGTGCGTTTAACTCATCCAACTTTCTATTAAGTTTTTCAGCATTTTTATTTTGTACTTCTATCTTATAACACATAATTATCACTCCTTTGTGTAATCTGCTATCGCTTTTGCAATAGCTTTAGCTGCTCTTTTACTTTTTAATGATCTCTGAATAGATTCTGCATTCCAAGAAACATCACTGAACTCAGCTAATTCACCACCGCAATTCCAATTCGGAATACTAAAGAATCCCCCATTCACATACTCACCGAAAATCACACTATAATAATTTCCATTATATTCAACACCTATATGGTGAATATTTTCAACATAAGCATCACCATTATAACCGATTTTATAATTTTCCATATTAATCAACCACCTTTCCTACATACATATTCTCTGTTTTCCATTCAGGTAGCAGCTCATTATTCTCATCATAATATTTTGACTTAATTTTCTTTGCATATTCCATTCGCTCGTCAAAATCATCACACCACCTAACTTCAAGATTTTTAGTTCTCATTTGTAACTTTGTACATAGACAACACAAGTTTTTCACATGATCCTTCTCTCTCATATTCGGTCTACGTATTTTATCACCAACTTGATTTTTTCTAAGACATCTTAAACAGATAAACTCACTTGCTCTGCTCGTATTGTCGTGTCGTTTACTCATATTCATTACCTCATTTTCTGTACTAAAAAAGAAGCAGATGATTTCTGCTTCTAATGCTTATTTCTATATTTAATTCGCTTTCAATAAGAAAGCAATTTTTCTTTGAGTTATTCTTCTAACATTTTCTCAACTTTATCAAGCTGTGACTGATCCATTGACTTTCCAGTTCTATTAAGCATTAAGAAATATTTTAATACTGCCTTTCTATCTGCTTCTCTTACTTCTCCTTGTACAACACGATGATTTAAGAAAACATTTTTATCTTTAGCCGATAAGTCATTGTAATAAACTCCGTTATATGGAAATCTATTCTCATAAAAATCAATAATTGTGCTTAATCTCTGCTTACCATCAAGTATTTCATATCCATTACCCGTTTCAGCCCATTTCTTATCATCCAAATGGATAAAAGCAAATTTACCTATATCAATATTGTTAAAAATACTGTCTATAAGTAACTGTTTATCTTCTAATTCCCAAACATATCCTCTCTGATATTCAGGATTCATATCTACTCCAAAAGCATAATACTTGTGGATAATAGAACCAATTTCTGAATTATTAAAATTAATAAAAACTTCTTGATTGTTGCTAAAATTACTATTTCCATTTGTTAATGGTCGAATATCAACCCATGCGGCAATCCGATATACCTGTTCTTCATAAGTTTTCCCATAACTCGTTTTAGTAGAAATACAATGTAAACCATACACCTTTCCATCATACAACACTTCTTTTACTGTGCAGTCTTTTAATGCACCATATTTTACCTTATCTCCTACTTCAAATCTATAAGTTGGCTCATTCAGATGTGGTACTTCATCTTTAATAAAACTTAATCCATTTTCTCTTTCTTGTTGTAACTGTTCTTCTATGGTTAATTCTTTATTTGCTTTCTTTCTCGACATTTAATCATCTCCAATCTATTTACCAAGAAATCGTCATTTACACTGGTTTATATTTTTGACGATTTACTTTCTGTCTTTCTTCAATAATAAGATTCAAAACAATTGTTAGTCTCCTCTTTTCACTTGAGGAATCAGTCTCTCCGTATATCTTAGTCAGTTTACCCTCATATTCTTGTTGTAAGCTGCATAATTCTCTTTCATACTCTATCAATTCTTTTAGTGTCATATTTGTCACTATATCACCTCTTCCAATTTTCCAACAAATTCTTAGTACCCATTACACATACAATAATACTTAACATCAGGTTCTCCACTAACATAGCGATACCCCATTTCTCTTATTAGCCTTAAACCTGAATTATACTGCTTGTCATTTGTAAAGTTATCTTTTCTTGCCAATTCATTTATAATTGATTCCATTTGTATTCTCCATTAATTCGGCTTTTATGCTGCTAGTTTAATATTAAATTTTGTGTCTTTTGACATAATCCCAGGAATATGATTCCAATAGCCTTTGTCCAAATTGAAATGGAATTACTTTCTTATACCCCATTTTAATTAATTCTGTTACTCTTATTTTACATTTTTTAATATCATCTCCAAATTCAGCTAAGATCCACGGCTCATTTTCAGAAAAACTTGTGCCATCTTTATCTGCGTATGCTATAGCGTAACTTCCTTGAATTCCATCCATCATTTTTCTCCTTCTTTTTTTAAAAAAATCATTTACAGTGAAATTTTACCACTTCTATAGTCATTTATTTTAGCGGTTCTTTGTGTACCATCAGCATTAAACATCAATTCTTCAACTTCCTGCTTCATTATACTGATTTCCGACAAATCGTACTGCTCAACCATTCTCTTTAATTCATCAGATAATCCAGTCATTTGTGATAAATCTTCAATAGCTCTTTCCATATATTCATAAGCTAAATCTAAATTGTTCCACACGGTATCTAAATTATTTTGCGTTTTATTAATTCGGCTCATTTATATCACCTCATTTCATCACAGACACATCAATAACATTTAATCCTGCATCTTCCAAATCCTGTTCAACACAATATCTCAATGTTTCTTCTGATGACTCATCATCATAGAATTCTCCTTCAACTTCTACAATAAGTTTTGCTTTTACCTTATTTGGTTTATCCATTGTTTTTGACATTTATATCACCTCTTATCTCTCAGTTACAATTAAATTCTCTATATCGTACCTGCAATCAATCCAATGTTCATATAATCCAATATTTTCATCTGTCGGCTTCCTTGTTGCTGATGAAATATAATTATCAAATTTAGCAATTGCATTATACATTTTCTCAAGGTCTTCTTTTGTGATCTCATCAGTACTTCTAAATTCTTTCATTATACCACCTCTTCCATTCTTCCAAGTAAATCATTCTTTACTTCGATTATTGCATTCAATCTTGATTCAGTTGCAGTAACCTTACAGGCTTCTACATTATAGGTCATTTGCTTTTCTAGGTCAGATTCAAGTCTGTTAATTTCCATATCAAGTTCACCAATATATTCTTTTATCTTTTCTCTCATATCTGGCTTATCGTCAAAATCAACTCCACCAAAATCTTCTTTAGTTAATTCTCTTCCACATTTAGGACAAAATATAAAGCGATTATCATTATTGACTTGTCTTTTACTTCCTGAAAAGGCAATTCCCGTCATATCTAAATATTCGTCAATTTTAACCATTCTAAAATCATATTTTCCACCACACAATTTACAATTATTATTCATTATCTTTCACCTCCAAAGGGAAGTTAATTTAATAGCATGGTGATTCAATTGTATAATTTTCTTCACCATATTTTTCATCGCTTTATTTTTTATATAACATCCCATTTATAATTCGTTCTTTCGTTCCATCTTTCCATTCTACAGTATATCCTATACCAACATCACTAATAATGACACCCGTTTTTTTCCTAAAAGAATCTGTAACTTCATCTCCCTTTTTTAAAGAAGACCACTCTTTGTAATCTTTCATTTACTTCACCTCCAAAGAAAAATTAATTTCTCTATATAACTACATCTATATGCTCATAAATAAAATCATTTATTGTTAATTTATGTACACCAAATTTGTTATCATTAATATATTCTCTCAATCTTTCACACGCAACATGAAAATCTTCTGTTTTGATTACTATACGAAAATCAAAAGTCTCATTATAAAATATATGCATTACTATCACCACCATTTCCGTAGGAAAGTTAAATTTCTTTGCCTTATTCAAACCAATTATTTTCTTCACAACAATCTATTATAGCATTAAGAATATTTTGGAGATTTTGAACGTCTCCATTATCCAAATCTATATTCATATTTTCTCTAGCATATTTTGCAAATCGTTTTGATACTTCCAAGAGAACACTTTGATTGTCGTTTATCAACTCTTTCCCTATCTGATTCCTCATGATATCTTCGCTTATACACATCAACTTCACTGCTTTCTCATGAGCATATACGCAATCTTTGGCAAATTTGGTCAAGTCCGATTTTTTAATTTTTCCTTCCATCAATAACCTCCCTTGGAATCAGGTAAAAATCTCCAACCATTTCTGCAATATGTTCGTCTGTCCATACCGGTGTATCTGTTTCTAACACTGAATTTTGATACCAGTCTTGCAAGAATCCTTCATCTACTGCATTTTCTTTTATAAATTTCTTTGCAAACTCGTTAGATAACTGAAAATTAAATATTTTATCATTTTTCTGATTCAAAACATGATTTAAGCCATCTATCAGCTATAGTATGTGTGAGTTCTATTTGCGTCATAATTACAGTATTCGCACCAAAATCTTTTTCATATTCTGTTTTAATCTTCCCAAGCTCTGTATTTTCGTCAAATCCACCATTCTTTTCTGCATCAAGAAATTCAGAATAAAGAGCCATTAATTCTAAGTCCGATTTTGTTTCAAATATATTCACATGCATAATGGTCATTCTCCCTTTTTTAAAACATTTAATTCTTTTGAATCACGAAACAATATTACGTCATCTTCTATATCATTATGGTATCCATGATTATAAGCATATTTTCCAATATCTCTAATTATTTTTGATCTTATTTGTAAGTATAAATCTATGTCCATTTTTCTTACATCTTTACGCTGTTCTGACGTTACAGATCCATTTCTTGTAAAGATACACACCTGATCATTATTTACTTTGATTACATTACATGGATACCAATTTTCTCCAATTCTAAATTCATACATAAAATTCCAATTTCCGTTACACTCTTCTAACGTCATATATCACCTCTCGGAACTTAAACTTCTTAGTAACATTCATTATTCAATTGTATTTGCAATCTCATTGAATAATTTTGCTAATTGCAAACAATCTTCTTTTGTCAATGTGTATTTAAAATAGTTATCGCAACATTCTTCAAGATAATATTCTCCATTCTCATTATCTTTACAGATACATAAAACTCTATTATCAATTGATAACTTTTTTATTAAATTCTTATATTTTTTCAATATTGTATCATTTATATTTTCTTGTAATTCACTTTCAAAAATAATAATCACATCCAATCTTCCATAATAAACTTAATATTCTTAGTAACATTTAATACTCAATTCTATTGGCAATCTCTTTTATTTTATCTGCATTTAATGGTGCAACTGCATCTACTAATCTGCCTTTAATTTCTTTATATTCTATCGAATATGGATCAAATCCAGATAATTGACACCAATTTTCAATTTCTGTTTCTAGTTTACTTGCTTTTTACAAGCTTCATTTTGTTGCTTGATTTTATTCTGTATATATTTAGGTATCTCCATACAAATTTATTCTCCTTTCTGCACATAAGTAAACTTAAATTTCAAATTATTATTCAAAAATCAATTCTACTATATTTCTCAATTACCTTTTCTTCTTGTTCAATTCTGTATGGGAAGAAATCATTTAACATCCAATTTTTATAGTCTTCAAATGAGTCAAGACCTGTTTTTGTTTCCCATGGAGCACCACCATCACATATACAAGCAGTTCTATACATTTCTGAACCAAGATAGTCTTCTTTTGTCATATTTTCCCATACTTTTTGTTGTTTATAATATCCCTTTAAAAATTTTATCGCTTGATTGTATTCTTTTCTCTGGAACGACCGAAGTTTATCTTTTATCAGCTTATCAAAACATGTTGTTCCAAAGTTAAAACGTTCTCCTTCTACGGTTTCAATGGTACATATATTCTGAATAGATTTACCACAACAAGAACAAGTGCTTGATTCTGATCTTGGTACTGAATAATACGCTATTTTTTTAATTTTCATATTAACACCTCTATCGCATGAAAACTTGGTTTCTTGTTACCCTTTATCCCGGCAATATTCATACTTTCCATTTTCAAAGTCATTAACAAAAATCTCTGTAACATCATTGCCATAATTTAATTCATCGAGTGTTGTTCCATCTCCACTGCGAAGTCCATCAATATAATATCCTTTACTTTCAAAATAATCATTGATTTCTTTATCAAGCACAGCTGCTTGTGAGGTCAGTTGTGCCAATTTATGCATTTTTCCTTGTATATCCTTAGATATTCTCATAATTTCTCAACTCCAATCTTCCAATAAATCTATTCCAAACCAATCATTTTCTCAAAATACATTGCAGCTTTACCATTTCCACCCTCGTGTTTGTATCCAATACATCCAATCAATGCAGAATCAAGAGATAAGTACGAATGGTTTGTATCACTGTAGTTAATATATCCATGATAATATGTTTTCTTATCTTTTTTATCAATATACTCTACAATTTGATATTCTCCAATGTAATGTATCTTGATCACATTACCCCATGTAAATTCTTTTTCTATCAGTTCCAACTTTTCTTCATGTGTTGCTTCTCTTACATCCTCGTCTGTAATTGTATTTAACTCGCTAAAATAGCAACTTCCATAATTACACGGATGGAACTTAAAATCATTTTCGCTTTTTACTACTGTTCCAATCTGATTTTTGTATACAACAATATCTCCGTATTTCATATATTTTTGCCTCCAATCTAATCGGTAATTAACCGATTCTCAATTTTTCTCAATAAATCTACCCTTTGTTCTTTTACTTCATCAATCCAATCACCATCATGTTTCTGAACATATTTGATTGTTTCAAAAGCCTTTAATCTCAGGTCTGTCATTGGATCATTCTTAATTTTTTCAAAAAATTCTTCGTGTTCATATAAACCACCAAGAATTTCTTCATCTATACCATTTATTGAAATATCAACTATTTCACAAGCAAGAACTTTTTCATCTGTATCCCCGTTCTCAATCAATTTTATAATATCTTCTTTTAAGTTTTTACTGTCAACTAAATCCCACATTGTATCTAAAGCTCTATCATTAGATAGCACTTCATAACTCCATGCACCCATATCTATATTCTCCTCTCCAATCTTCCATAAAGAAACTATTATTTCTCGCTTTTATTTTAGCATGTAAAATGCATACTGTCGCTATTTATTTACCAATCTTCACCCCATAATTTCTTAGTTACATTGAAGTCACTTGGCATTGTTCTACATTTTAAACATCCAAAATTCAACTTGTTAAATTCTTCCTCTGTAATTTCAGTGCCCATATCTCCTTCAACAGTCGTATCGTAATCAAGTTTTCCCTGACATTCTGGACGAAAATACCATACTCTATAAAATTCTTTTCCAGTTTTTCTATTTTTTCCGCTAAACAAACAAGTAATTGTTCTTCCTGAACTAATTTCGGTTGTTACTATTTTCCCAAAATAAGGATTATACTGTCCATATGAATTGTATCCTCTCTTGATATTATTTTGTTTGTCACGTTCACTCATTTCCAATAACTGCTGCGTACCTCTTCCGTAAGAAGTGTTATACACTCTGCTACTATTCACACCAACTGTAGAATATAATTTAACTCCGTTTCTGTCAGTTGTTTCAACTCTCTTTACCCGCTCTCCATTAATATATTCATTACACAATCTGTCTGCATAATGAACATTTCCATCTTTATCAACTGTACGAGTTGTTTTCTTCATGTCATAATTATCATAAGCTGCCTTTGCAGCACTTCCTGCATAAATTCCTAAAAATGCTAATAGTCCTCCGAACATATTCATCAACCACCTTTCTTATATTATTTTCTCCATTTGTCCATTTCGTCTACAGACTTCTTATTAAGATTATTATACATATCTTGTCTCTTACGAGATTCTTCCTTTTGGTTCGCTTTCCAAGGAAGATAAATACATAAGTATCCTGCAATCAAACATCCAATTAACTGTGTCATAATGATTACCTCCATTATATTTCCGTTACCATATTACTACTTTTATTATATCACTACTATTTCATTATTAATAGTATCAAAAATCTCGTAAAAATTTTCTTCATAAATATTATCCAGTTTATCAGCTTCCTCATACTCATTAAGGGCATACATCGCAGCTTCCAACGAATCGAAACTATCTATGACATTTCCACCCTGTCCATTTCTGATTTCAAACATACAATCACCTCCATTATATTATTCTCCACTAAAAAACAGACAACCTTTCGATTGTCTGTTTCAAGTCACATATTCAATTTACAATTTTATATTAAAACTCTATAACTTTATTCTCTCTCCCATCTTGATATGTATCAGTATATTTATTTAGTACGTTAGCTAACTCTTCTAATGTTTCAGACTGCTCAATTTCTTTTTTGTATTCAGTAAATTCTTTACAAAATCCTTCATAATCATCACCTAAATACTCTTCCCTAGTACATGGAATATTATCTTTTGGCAAGTACCATTCCTTTGCCTCTTCTAATTTTGTAAAAACAACCTCTGTATCAACATTATTTCTTAATTCTTTCATAATATTTATACCTCCATTCTTTTTAATCATATCATATAAAAAATATGCACTTCTGTTTTCTGATATATTATAAATCCATTATATCAATTCCAAACTCTGATTTCAAGACATTCTCAAAGTCTGGATCAAGCTCACAATATCTTTTAATAAATTTATTATTACTACATGGTGCAAGTTCTCTATGTACCTGCTCTCTTATGCCACCATCCATAAATATTGCAATTGCTGGCATCACATATTTACTTATTTCCATTTCATCAATCTCCTTTACACACACTGTGCAAATAGTATACACATTCTCTTAGGGTTTGTGTATGTTATCTTTTTCTTCGTTATCTTATTGTATACAGTGATACTTAATTGCTTCGTGAGTAGATTCTGATTTAGCACTATCTGCTTTTCTTTGTCGTCTTTTAATAACATATAGCTTTCCTCCTAAACCCAAGTACTACTGCATAAGCCGAGTTAAAAATCATATCAGACAACTCAATATTATGTACTGATTTGAAAACTTCTGTAAAAGCTGTTTTCTCGTCCTTTCCATCTTCAATATCAAAGACTGCTGAAAGAAAAGCATCTTCTCTCTCATATTTGTCTGGGTTTATTCTGTATCTCTTTAATAGCTCATTATATAGCTTACTGTAAAAAATACAATCTTTCATATTTTACCTCACTTTCTCCAAGAATTTCCGTTTCTTCCTAATCGCTAATCGGTAGCCAATTTACAACCGCTGGCATTTGAATTAAGCTTTCTGTTTTCTGTATATCTTTTTGCATTTCTTTTATGTCTTCTATAGTTGGTGGAATATTTTTAAAATTATATACCGCACTATATATTCCGTTTTCCGTATAAAATATTACTAAATGTTTCATACTTGTTTTCCTCGCTTTCCGCAGTAAATCATCGTTTCATTTCTCTTTCAAAAATAGCCATAGCATCCCTCAAACCTTGATTATATGCTTGCGCTATTTTATATTCTTCTGATTCTTTGACATCTTTGATTGTTGTATCCATCATTTTCATAGATATAAAGATTTCTCTTTTAATCTGGCTTATCTTATCCATACTTATCTCCAATCATACAATTATTTAATAGTTATACACACCAATATTCTTCTCCATCCATTGCTCTTTTAACTTCATCAATAGACAAATCATATAAATCAGCAACAAAATCTATTGCACTATCAATAGATTGCAACGATGCAAATTTTATTCTGTATCTAAGACAACTAATAGCTTGCTGTAAATTTCTCTCCTTGTGCAATAATTCATGTTGCTTAACCACTGCATATTTTTGTAATTGCTTTGACTCATAATTTCACCTTCCTAGTAAATCCTCAGTTCATTGCCATCTATTCCATTCTTTTGTTAATACTTTTGTTGCATCACAAATATTATTATAAGAACCTGGGATATTGACATATTCTCCATTAACAAAAAGATTGAAAATATAACCAATACAATGAGTTCCCAAACCAACGTGTTCATAGCTTACACCAATGCTTACATTCCCACGTTTATGAAATTCAAAAATTCCACTATCAACTTCTAAGTCTAATGGAATCTCATTTTGTAGAATTGTTTCCATTTCTTTTTCCGTTATCTTTGCCATATTAATTCCTCCATTCTATCCCATACATCCTAGTTCAAGAACATCAGGATTATCAGCAAACCAATGATTATCAATATTTTCAATTTCAATCATATCTTCGGTTATCTCTGACTCGTATCCTCCATGCTCTGTATATGCTTTTAATACTTTCTGTTTGGCTTCCTCTTCTGTATCAGCTTTTACAATCCCATAAGTATCTTCATCAAATGTGTATATCCAAAACTTCATATATCATTCCTCCTCCAAATCTAATTCGTTATCACAATCCGCTATTGCAGGAATTATGTAATTACTTGGTGTTGCTCCATCCGAACAATTACAATACATTCCATGCCAATGTACTGTGATATTATGTCCATAAATATCGTTCTCTCCATCTTCACTATTTGTCTCAAACATTTCATTTACTGCCATATCATACATTTTGACAAAATCTGAACGAGAAACTTTAATATCAATTGTATTTTCCTTGCCTGTCAACTGTATCATTGCCTTTCGTAACATCTCATTTGACTTTTCAAGTTCTTTAACTTTATTCTTTGTCACATTTAAGCTATCATATTCACCAAGAGACATCATAACCATTCCGTTTTCTGTTACCATAAAATCACTCTCCTATTCCGTTTTTCTTTTCGTAAATATCAACCATTTCTGTTATACTTGCATCATATTCATCGAGTCTGTTTGGCAATATAAAAGCACCAAACAACCAACCGACAATATGTTCTTCAAAATTTAAATCAATATCAGACATCATCACAAAGATAATATCTGATGTCTTTCTAGGTGATATTCCAATGGATGTTCCCTCAAATAAGTCGTATTTTATCCCATTTTTGCTTGTATAAACATATCCGTTTTCTGTTAGGTTAAGCATATCAACCGTCCTTCCTATAATAAATCTCTTAACTTATCTGAAAACTTTTTCAATGCATTTTTCTTATATTCCTCATTATGTACTAGATCGACCACATCAGGAACACCTTGAAATCCATTCATCTTTGCTTCTAACATAAGATATGTTTCTTCTTCGACATCAAAATCATCATAAAGTTCCCACATTTTTTCGTGTAAAGTCTCTATTAATTCTTTCTTTGTCTTTGGATTTTTGATTGTAATATCAGTACACCAATCCTCATTACAAGGGTTATCTCCCTGCATATATAACTCAACTTCACCATTCTTTATTTCTGATATTCTAAAATCAAAATCTGTTCCATCTGATAATTCATCAAGATATTTTTCTAATTTATCTGTTTTCATAAAATCAACCATCCTTTCCATTTGAAATTGCTATTTCTTACTAACAACATTCCATATTTCCATACCAAAACCATCGCACACCATCATAGCTTGCATATATATCATTATCTTTACTCTTAAAATATATTGGATAATCATTGTTTTTCATTTTCATCACTCCAATCTATACCAAATTCCATGTTTTAATAGGTGTACTTACTGAAATATCAAAGTGTTCATCATTCCGTAAATCTTCAACCTCTTTTCTAAGTACAATACACTCAAATTTATTCTCTTTAATTGCCTTGCAAATCACTCTCATTGAACCTGCTTTTGATTTGTAATTTCTGTTAAAAGTAGCCATCTTATTTTTATCCGCAAAGCCAACCACCTTATAATAAATTCTGTCAGTTGCCTTCCAGAAATTTTCTGCAATCGGAATGAGAACATAATGTTCACACATCCATTTGAAATCCTTTTCCGTTTTGCTGATATAAGGATTACTACCATCAACAAATTCTATATGCTGATATTTCATACTCACACCTCCTTGTAATCTTCCAATAGTTCATTTAAGTTGTTTTTTCTCCACCGATGAAGTTTTCCATCGCCAGTGTAATTCCTAACAACTCCAACCTTACGACCTGCAACTTTCTGATCGTGCTGTATATACTGACGAACAGAATTGTGATGATGCCCGTCACTATGTACCTCAATGTATTTCTGCTTGTTTCGTTTATTTTGATATGTTTTTACTCTCATTTTAATATCCCTCCAATCGTTTCCACTCACCATTTTTCTGTTCCCATGCAGTCGGATTTAAGCCATACAAATCCTTTTTTGAACAATTCATCATATCTTTTATCCATCTGCTCTTTGGTATTGAACATTTCTTCGTGGTCTAAATTACCTTTATTTTCACCAGACAGTTTATATAGTACACCATAAGCCTAACTCATTCATTACTTGGCAAATTCCATTTTGTAATGAAGTACATGCATATTTATCTACATCATCTTCAGTAAAGTTATCATTTTCCTCAAAAATATCATTAATTTTTTGGCACAGATTACCCAACTCTGTTTTCTGTTCTTCTGTTAATTTGTTTAGTAAGTCTTCCATTTAATCATCCTCCTTTAAGTTAGGACACAATCCAAGACCACCATCAATCCTAGGCACTCTTCTATATGCTTCTCTGTGTGGACACTCTTCTCTTTTGCACTCTGGACAGTAGCATTTCTTGTATTCTTCGTAGCTCATTTTCCAATTTGTTTCTTCTACAAATCTTTCTCGTGTAATCATATTAATCACTCTCCCTTCAATTCAGCATAACCACCATCGAAATTTTGTTTCCAACTTCTGTACATTCCGTTTGCATCTCTAAACTCTAAGTAATATGCCTCTCTCCAATCCCAAGGCTCTTGCCATGCAATTTCTGCAATCTCACAAACAATTCCTTGAACATGAACAACATCACCAGGTTTTAAATCTCTCATACTAATCATTCTCCTTTTAATGCTTTTTGTACTTTCTTATTGAAATCTCCGTACTTCGCTTTCCATTCAGCAATCATTTCTTTTGTAGGTTCACCAATAAGATTGTATCTTTCTTGCCTATATTCTTCGGGATCTTCACAACATTCTGTTACAAACACAGCAGTTCCAAATTTATCTGCATCACATCCAAAACCACCAGTTGCAAGTACAATTTGATATTTTGCGTCTTTAAACTCTGGTTTGAAAAAGCCTGGTTTAATAACAACCAACTTACCTTCAATATTGTCACTTAATGGTTTACATTCACTTTTATCAATTATTGTTTTCATTATCGTTTACCTCCTTCGCCCAATCTGGTTCAATTCCTCTTGCTCTCCATTCTATTACAGAAACTTTGTAGCCTTCGTTTTCTGGAAATTTTTCTTTTAATAATTTGTAAACCCGTTTTGCTTCCCAATCGTATGTAAGCTGTCCTTGTTCTGTTGCGAATAAATATTTGCCATCTTTTGACACATTTATTCTTGTATAATCAACCATTTTACTTGCCTCACTTTCTAAATAAACAGTTCTTTCTTTTGGAATTAAAAAAGCAGATAACATTATCTGCTATCTGCTTAATTATTCTCTCTATTAAATTGTACTCATTAATTAATTTGTATCTTCCTTATAGAACGGACAATTATCTTCTCCGTTTGTATAATACTTATCAGTTTCATCCTCTGTCATATTGTCATATTGACTACATTCAGAAGTGCCTGTTGAATTATCATACCAAAAATGTTTACAGCTATTACAATCTTTCATTATGTAACCTCCGTTCTAATTCCTCAATAACTTCTTTGAGTGTACTATATTCTCCATCAGTTCCCTTAGATTGTACCATATTATCTGTTGTTAGTAAATTATCTTCAATAGCATAATGAAGAAATCTTCCATTAAGTAATACCTTACAAGGTTTCAACACATGTACATATCCCTTGGAGTTTATAAACCAATACAAATTATACTGTTCATTTTTGTATATCTGATTTACATAATAACTTGTTACAGTTCCTTCTATTCTTTCCAGAGTTAATAACGCTGCACCTTTATATGGACATAACATACTAAGCCACCTCTTCCATACTGTTATACAATGTTTCGCTTACTCCATAATTAAGTGCAACATTCTTAACAAGTTCATCACCCCATTTGTCACTAAAATATCCCCAACATGAATCTTTCTCTTCCCAGTCATCGTTGTCTGTATCATATTCTTCTGTGATAATTCCATACACTTCGTCTTGAAGATACATATTGTACAATTCAATCTCTACTTTAAGATTTTCTATTGCAGCTTCTCTCCAATTTTCTTCCGTTACATCAACAAGATTTCCATTTTTGTCTTTACACCTTGCACCCCAATTGATAAGTGTTTCTTTTACATTTTCTTTTGTTGTATAAATCCAACCTGCCTGACCAGAATCCCATCTATCGCCAAATTCAGATACGCTTATTGAAGTTCCACTATGCTCGAATACAAATACTGGAAGAATTACAACATCTGATCCTTTTAACATCTCCATTGCTTCTTTATACATTCCTGCACTAGCATAGAAAATATCTCCGTCAAGTAATCCTTCTCTTAATTCTCCGTTGATATAATCTTCACACTGTTCTTTTGTTCCCTTATATTGAAACCATCCAATGTCATTTGCTACTTTGTATTCTTTGGAAAGTCGTAAGTTTTTCTCGAACTCATCTTCTCGATTTCTCTTATATGCATTAGCCATGTTTATGTATCTGACTGCATCATTTGACAGTTCAAGCTCCTTCGCTTTTTCAGCCATAGCATTATATTTAAAGACTGTACTTCTAATATCCTTTTCATACTCTGCTTTATTTGGTTTTTCTACAGCAGGTGATTCAATCGAAACAATTTCCATACGCTTATTAACAAGTGATTCAACCTGTTCTTCCGTTAAATGTTCCATACAAAGTTCTTTAAAAAAATCCTCTGCGTCATCCCATTTATTCTGTTTATCCCCAAGATAACCCCAATTATTTCCCCAACATACGATTTTGCCTATATTACAATCAAAATCTACTCGTGGATTAAGTGGTGTTGTATCCTGTTCAATATGTAATCTCATAAGTTTTCCATTTTTTTTGTAATATTTATATTCATTACTCATATCAATCAACCTCACTTTCTTCCCATAAATCAATCAAACCAGGTAATACATAACCTAAGTCTATCCAGCTAAATTCATCAAACTCTTCAAGTTCTTTTAATTCATCTTCTGTTGGAATTTCAGCACCCATAATTCGCTTTACATCATTTTCTGTTCCACCAGCTTCAAGTATTCTATGTAATGTCATTTCTAATGCTCCAGAAATATCATCACTTCCTTTTACTGTGATTGCATTCCGTGACCAATATTCATTGCAAAGATGAAATGTTACAAGTGTTTCATTTTCTTCCAATAAATCTTTTAATTCAATCATTTCGCTTACCTCCTAATAAAATCCTAAATGCTGTTTCATATATAAAGCACCACTGAGAAACATAAACAAATTCTTTTTACGTTCATCATTATCATAATCCCATACTGGAATTCCGTTATCATCACAGATCACCATTCCGCCAAAGGCTTCATTACTACATTCTGTAAAATGTAACGCTTCTAATAACTCTTTCCAGTTCTGCTCGTTATACTCCATTTCATTCACCCCTTCCATTACAAAAGGCAGACACAATAATTTGCATCTGCCTTAATATATTCTCTATTTCTAATCAATCTCATCACACTCTAAACTATCAACATCCCAATCAAGTTCATCAATCGGCTTATCCCACAATCCATTATCATCCGCAATATAGTTCATAATCTTTGCAAAACTACTTGCTTTTAAGTTCTCCATTTCCTCTGTAAATTTGTAAGTTGGCTGCATTGCATCATCAGTTTCATAAATATACATATTAATTGTATTGTCACTGTTTACGAATGCCTTGATAAAGCCCATCTCATTTTTATGAAAAATAAGAAACTCACATAATCTGTTATTACAATTCCAATCAAACGGTGTAGTGTCATTTCCGTTCATGTAATGGATAGCTCCGTTTGCGTCCAACATATCATCTGTTACATTAGGGCACATGTTTCGTGCAACCTTAAAAATTCTTTCAATTTCTCTTTTAAATTCATATCCATTCATATTATTTTTCCTCCTTTGGAGTAATAAGCTCTGTAATCTTCTCTCTGAAAAATTCACAATATCCGTTAATACTTCCGTCATTGTAAACCCAGAACCAATCCTCGTCATAATTCCAGAAAATCATTACTTCGTGACCTGCTGTAACACCATCAAATACATGTTTATCTCTCGTTCCATCTTTTGATTTAAAACAATCATTTACCGTATCATCACTTGCTCCATTTTTCTTTAAAACAAGGTATAAATATCTTTTAAGGTTTTCCAAGTCTTTTTCTGTTTGTATATCAAAAATTTCCACTTTCTCATCACAGCTACAATCATCGTTTATGTCGCAATATGATAAATAGTTTTTGTTACCCATTCTCTTTAACTCTTTGCTGAGTGCAAACAGTGCTGATTCCTCATACTTTTTGCACTCCTCTTCGCTTCTAAATATAGTTCCATCATCTGAAACGTATTCTATTCTTACAAGTTTCTCGATAGTCTCTGTTTTTCTAATTTCGTTTATTTTCATAGTTTAGTCTCCTTTTTTATTATTTTACTTCATCATAATTCATTTCACATTCTTTGTAACTTCCATCTGAATAATTTTGTATCCCAACATTTGCATTGCAATACCGTTCAGCTTCAATCTCCGTTTCAAATTTCTCTGTATCAACACGCTTACCTATATAACTTCTGCCTCTACATCTAATAGTTTCGTTATAATAACATTGAAACATATAAACCCTCCATTCTATTCTTTAATCTCCACAATTCCATTATCCTCAAGAATTGTTTTTACCTTTTCAAATTGCATATCTCTATCTTCTGTAGTTTCAACTGTATCTACAATAGATTCAATCAACAGCTCCATACTTTCACTTGTTAATCTAAATTCCATTTCAATTACACTCCTTTGTAAATTACAATTTACTTTGCTTTTTAATTCTGAAATACAACGTCTGATATTTCTTTTATTAATCTTTCAGCATCATTGACTCGTCTTGCCAAAACATCATCTGTACAAAAATCCCATTGTTCATCTTCGTTTACCTTTTTAATTATCTGTAATGACTGAGATAACAATGTATTGATACTTCCTAATGCTTTTAATGTGTTGTCTTTATCAATAATATGCTTTGCCATATAATCACGCTCCTTTACCACTCAGACTCTTTATCAATTAAGCCTAAGTAAAACGCATCTTTTTCTCTGTTCCAAAAATGTTCTCGTAAATCAGCAAGTGTTTTAGTTTCATTCTTCAACGCTTCATAATCTGCAAGTACCATATCATCCGTATAGTTTGCATATTCATTTCTAGCAATAGTTAATCTGAATTTCTTACCTGTTTTTATTAGTCCCCATTTATTTGTATTTTTCGCTATCGGGTAAGCACCAATTGTATATCCGTGTAAGTCTGGATATGCTTTTGTGTTTTCACTATGCCAATCTTCAAGCTGTATTTTCGTTCCATCTGATAAAACAGCACTATCAATTATTTTCTGCATAATTTTCAACCTCCCCACTTTCTAATCTCAATACCAAATCAAGTACTTTATCTCTGTACTTAATCATCTGTACTGCTTTTCTAAGAGTTTCCTTTTCACCAAATTCATCGGGAATAATATCAATTCCATACTCTATAAGCTGCTTTTCTGCCTCATACATCAAATCTTTTGCATTCGCTTCTGGAATATAATCTTTACCTCTTGAATCTGCAATTCCAGCTTTCACATATTCTGGATAACATAAATCAATGAATCGTGGCAATTCATTGTCTAAGTCCATCATATATGTTAAGTCAGGATCAAGGATACGTTTAGGTTTACCATCTCCACCTCGCTTTTCCATTCTTTTCGCAATATCTTCTGTTTCATAAAATTCATTCTCTGCAAGAACTTTTCTCTGAATTTCTTCTGCATTTGCCTTAATGGTTTCATATAATGCCTTTGCATTGAAATAATTACTTTTCATTTTACCAAGTAACGCTTTGTCATACTGAATCTGTGGTAACATAATCATCACACTCCTTCCTAAATCAACAACATTCTCTTATATTCTGGGTTCTTCTTATGATTAGCAAAAATTGGCTTATCATTATCAATAGTCACAGCTCCATATGGATCTGTTGCAAATGGATTTTTTCTCCAACCTTTAGGCATTTCAGATACAACCTCAAGACCTTTTTCTTTTGCAAATTCCATTACATGTTCAATTTTCTTTTCTGTTGCACTCTTGCCGGTAGCAGACTCAAATAGTTTGATACAAGCTTCAATGATTTTCTTTTGATTTTCCTCTGTATCTTCGAGTAACCAATCAAAGTTGATTACACTTCTCTTTCCGTCATCACTTAATTTTGTTGTTGGATTATAAATACCAAAACAAGCTCCTTCAGAATCATGCACATAAGTATGACAACAAATATATGTTTCCATTACTTTATCTGTCCAACCATTTTTATACCATGCATAAGGTAATGAATTTTTACCTCCTGGATTTTCACAATGTACAATCTCTATTGTCATTGTTTCCTGTTTTGCATTTTTACCTATTACTTTTATCCATGTACTTCCAAACCCCTTTGGTTCTTTTATTTCGTACTGCATCATATTAATCAACCTGCCTTTCCATGTATAACAAACTTGTCATAATTCCATTCAATGCATACCAACACTGTTCTGCATTCATATATCCAATTAGCGAACCAGTATCTTTCTTTATATGGAATTGATTGCCACCTTCAATACTGATTACTACAGATATTTCCGTTTTGCTTACTGCATTGATTGCACTGATTTCTCTATCAATCTTTTCACACAGTTCTTTTTCGCTTTTGCTTAAATATCCTGTAACTCCGTTATCCCATTTGATATTTAACATCTATATCACACCTTTCTAATTTCTTTTAACATATTTGCTTTACACATCATTAAGTTCTCTTTCATATCCTCAATTCGTATATCCATAAACTCTTTAAGTGCCTTGTCGAACTGTTCTTCTGTAATGTCGTGACCATAATTTGCAATTACAACATCCATAATTTCTCTATATGAGAAACCACTGAACAATGTGTCGTTCTCATGTATTGGTAAGTTATAGGTAAACTCTTTTCTATTTCGTGAATCCGTTTCAGGATCATATAACCATCTGCTCATATTAAACCTCCAATTCTGCAATTCCTTTTTTAATATTGCTCCAATAATATATCTTTTCGTTTTCTATATTCTCGAAAAGTACTGTAGGTGCAAATGTTTCAAGCGGTGCAAATACTTCACCGTTGCAAGTTGTTGGTAATTTCTCTGTATTCCAGTCAATACCAAGTTTTCCATTTACTTCTTTCACTGTAAACACAGTTCCATAATTCCGTGTTTTAATCTCTCTGTTGCATGTGTCGTACATATGCACTTTCACTTTGTCATTTACCTTTAACATTTTGTGTTCCTCCTTGTAATAAAATAGGCAGCTAGTAGATTATTCTCCTAACTGCCTTGCGGTTACTTGTTATTCTGTTCTTCCTTTTTCTTTCCTCTTTCTCTAATATGTTCACACATTTCATCCGAAACGCCATGCCGTTTTAACTGTTTTGCAAAGCGTTCATAAAATGGTAAGTCTTTCCACCGTGGTTTTCCTTTAGCCATTATTCTCATCCTTTCCATAGTTTACACTCATTGGATGCCAACTCATATCCAATCCGAAATTATATTCCAGACATTCAACAATTTCATCCTCATTGAATGCAAGAGCTTTCATTTCCCTTAATATAATCTCCTCGAAGTCATCTTCGTCATCAACTAACCCCATGAGATAATTGATAAGATATGTGAGTTTCTTGCCATTCTTTCTGTAATCTGCTAACTGTTTCCGTGTATTTTTCGTTATCATTTCCCTTCACTCCTTCCTAAGAAATCTTAGGTTCATTTGGCTAATACGCTAATACAGATGTATAATAATCTAACTCAGTTTCATCTAATCCATGTTCTTCAGCAGATTCAACGTCTTTCAGTATATTAAAAATCATATCTATTGTCATATCTAATGTATATGATTCCCAATATTCTTCTTTTGTTAAATCATTATCTTCTGAACCGAGAAAATAAAATGCGTTATCACCAATTCTACAGCAGATGCCAATACATCCTGCATATTCTTCTTCGATTGAAACAGTTCCAGATTCAAAACCATTTCTAATCATTTCTCTTGTAATCATGTCCTATCCTCCAATCTTTTAAATAAATGCAAATTTAGTTAGCTATATAACCAATTTGCATAATCCGAGTGTGCTTTATCAGTAACATGATCTGCCTGTTCTTTATCTAAAAAGAATAAGCAGTTCCAAAACATTGTTACTCGTTTTTGATTTTCTTCATTGACAACGATTTCTTTTGTCCATTCTGTAAAATCTCCTGCTTCATAACAAATTGTCCCAATAGGAATTAAATCAACCTTATTCAAAATGTCATATCTTTCTTTCAGTGACATATTCTTTGTTGTAAAATCCATTTTTTAATCCTCCTGTCTTTTACATGAATCACGTATTTCTAACTATCACTTTCAATCAAGTAATTCAGGACATTTTCAATATAAGAACATTCGACATCTATAACACATTCCTTTTTAAGTTTGCTCTGTATATCTAAAATATCTGAATCATATAGATGACTGATTCCAATTTTTTCTTTTTCATCGCAAATTTCTATTATTGTTTCAACTGTAGATACAAATATCCGCAATGAACAATCCAGGCAAATCATTCTGTTTGCCTCATCATTTGTCTGTCTGCAAGCTCTGCCATAATATCCACATATACAAGGCACATTACATTTACTTTCATCACTTGTAATATTATTTCTGATGCAATACTTTTCAAACTCCTTTTGCTTTTTGCTTGTTATAATTGGAAACATGCAACCATCTCCTTTCCCTTGAATCACGCATTTCTAAATATAATTTTCTCTTATATGAGCATCTATAACATCTATATCGCTCTCATAAATGAACGTGTATTCTAAATCTCTTTTTGCCTTTTCAACAGCTTCTACTATAAAGCCAAAAGCAACTGTATCATAAGGACTTCTACAACTAAGTTCATTTGCAACCTCTTCTGCTGAATAATGTTTAAACATATTTTTTACCCACCTTTCTAAATATATTCAAGGTTGCAAAAGCATCCATTATAATGTTCTTTTGCAACCTTACACTTTGGATTTCCAAAATGTTCCGTAATAAAATTCTTTGCCTTCTGTATATCATTTCCCTTTAAGTCATGAAATGACACAACAAAAGGTAACACCTCTTCAATCATTCCAGATGGGACAATTTCATCTGCCTTGTGGCATAATTCCATTGTCAAATGTTTTTCTGTTTTTGCTTCAACTGTATATGTCATTCCACACCTCCAAGGGAAACAAGTATTTATTCTGCGTTTTCTTCTACAAATCCAACTTCATAAAACGAATCAATGACAGAATCAAAAGCATCTTCATGAATTTGCATCACATGACCACATTTACATTTATATTTCCAACCTGTGAATGAATATGAATCTTCGCATTCACAAGAATCTGTTTTCATAGATTCTACAAGTTCTATTTCTCTTTCACATTTTGGACACTGACCAAAAAGATGAAAACTCAAAACTTTATTTTCGGTTGAAATTTCTTTTGTTTCATCTTGCAAATTTATTCCAATACTACCAATTCTTACCATTGTTCATTCTCCCTTTACTATGAAATCCATTTACTCAGTTACTTCCAGCTCTACCATACAGATATAAAAATATCCATCTCCGTTTCGCTCTTTAAAACATAATGAATCTTCATAACTTTCATCTTTTACATAGCGAAAATCATTATCATCAATATATTCTTCTTTTCGCTTTTTCATATCTACAAGAGCTTTCTCTTTATTTGTGAATAATTTCATATCACATCCTTCTACACAATCAACATCTCCGTCCATATTGTAATTCTTTTCATATACTAAAAACATATAATCACCTCTACCTTTCCGAAGAAACCATTTACTACCAACTAATCTCACAAGTTTCCTTATTAAAGAAATAAGCGTGATCACTTAATACTTCTTCAGGTTCAACTTGTGTTTCATTTACCTCACGAACCATATTTGAATACATTTCCATATCTGGGTTATTGTCGATGTGAATAATACATTCGTGAATACTTGATGGAAGAATTACAAGGTTACTATTATATTCCCTTGCAATATTGCTTAACAACTCTTTATCACAAATTGCAACTGCTCCATTTACCTTTTCCTTATTTGTAACAATAATCATTTTTGCTTCATCCATATCAAGAAGTTCGTCACAACCTATCATATTGGCAAGCATCTTTGCCATATCTTCAACAAGAATATTTTCTTTTGCATTTAACAATGCTCTTGCAAAAATCTCATCTTCGCTTACTTCTTTAAACATCTCTGGCTTTACCTTGTATGTAGCATCTTCTGCGACTTTTACCCTGACATACATTTCCATATCAAGATAATCCCTCTTTAAAATATTTTCATTCGTCTTTCTCTGTAAACAAAGTTGTAAGTTATTCTTTGCATAATCCCACTTTACGATCTTATCCGTATTTATATCCATTTTTGGAATGTTTTCATAAATATTAATAATTTCACTTACACACTCATCAACTGTATAATTTAAGTCGGGATAAATAGTAGGTCTTATTGTACCTTCACCTATAATTATTCCGACTTTTTCAACTCCATTTTTTACCACTGTTATACTTTTTGCCTTGTAACCTCTATTATTTAACTCTGCAATAATTTCGTTCATCATAATTTTTTACCTGCCTTTCCTTATGAAATATCCATTTACTCTTCTATACTATTTGCGCCATCAGAGAACCCATCATCGTAACCCTTATTGTACATAGGGTTCTCAAATTTAGTATTTGCAATAGGTGAATCTTCTTCAATGCCAAAGAAAGATTTCTCTTCCTCTGACATTTCACAACACTCATCAAAGTATTCCATTGCACTTTCTCTGTCGTCAGAGATTAAGCCATCCTTGAAAAGTGTTGCTAACTCTTCTAATCTACAACGTGGAATATAATCTGCATTTACCTTTCCCATGAAACAATCATAAGCAGCTTGAAGATATAACATCTTCTTAGGATTATTCTGGAAATAAGTAAAATACGTTCCATGTGTCCACTGCTGACCTTCTGGCTGCGTTGGATCGTAACCACTAACAACTGCATACTGTGTATCACTTTCGCTTTGCAGTAATGCATGGTCTTCTTTCCGTAAAATCTCAATCCACTTCATTTTTCTTACCTCCTGCTACTAATCTTACTTAACACATCTTTACCGCCTTTTAATGAGTGACGTTTACATTCACCTAACCAAAGCATTCGATTAAGTGATTTCGGAAGACTTATTACATCTCCCTTTTCGTTCTCATATATGTAATGAGAACCTGATTTCCGCTTAACACAATATCCATTCATCTCCATTACTGGATTGACGACACGGATATCACTATGCCACCTTTTGCTCATTTGCCTTTTCTCCTTTTCTTATATTTGACCGTATAGCCGTTATCTCAGCTACTATGCATCTCCTTTGCATATAGTTATTCTCTTAAATTGCCTTCTTTCTTGTTACTTTTTTCTTTGTTGCTGTAAATGGGCTTTCCATTTCGTAACGTACAATTTCTGACAGATAATCAAAAATCTGTGCCTGTGTTTTATCCATGATATTTTCAACAAAGTATTCAGTTCCTTTGCAATGCTTAATTAAGGCTTTCTCCATCTCATCTGTTCTGCCTTCTGTATATGCATATAATGCTTTTAGAGCACGAATAATTTTTGCAGTATATGCCTTTCCGTTGTAAGAATCTGCATATCCGTTCCAACCAAGCTTTCCAAGCAGAGCAAGCATTGAATCAAGAAGTTCTGGGTTTGTCTTTGACAACTTTACTCCATCAGAAATAGATGTAAGCGTTCCTACTGTGTTTTCATTATCATCATCTCCTTTTACTGCAACATTATTTTTGTGACAAATTTCCTGTAATTTCACATAATCTCCCTTACCGCCTGCAATAGCAGCCTTGTAAATATCCATAGGTTGCATTTTTGCTCTATCCTGTGACTGGTTAATAAACAAATCAATCGCTTCCTCAAGAGAACATTCCATAATTTCAACAACTACAGAATCCATTTTCGCTTTGAAAGCTCCATAAATTCTGTGCTGACCATCAATAACCCATAATCTTCCTTTGTAAAATAATACCTTCGGAACATCCCATTTGTACTTGTTATATGCATTACCGATTGCATATGCTCTTGTAAGTTTTAATCTTCTCTACCATTCAGGAATATGGATATACATTGGATCTACTACAAGCTGAAGCTTATCTCCAACCATGCTGTTTCGTTTTGCGTCCTTAATCATCCGTGAAATATAATCAGTTTCCATTTTGCCGGTAAATCCTTCTGCATTTCGTGCTTCCTGCATTTCCATTTCTGCTTCTCTTGCTGTTAAATAAACTCTCTTACACATAATTGTGTCCTCCTTAATTAATATTTTTTGTATAAAAATAACGGCTTGCCTTTTGACAAACCGTTAGTGACTAAATTATTGGTTGATTCAAGCCTAACTCTTTTCGGATTTCCGTTGTCCAATAACGGACATCCTCAAGTTCTTCTCCATTTGCTATGTCTTCATCAAGATTAGTGAGTAAATACTTGGTTGTATCATTTGGCTCACCTTTCTCTTTGCTTGACTGAAACTCGCATAAATAACTATACGCATTCTCAGCTATCTCGATTGGTGCGAAACCGCCTTTCCAATGAGCGTTTGCATAGTCTGCTATGCGGTAAAAGTCTCTAAAATCTAACATATTAATCAACCTCCCTTCTGCCTGTAATAGTCAAAGTAAAATTTTGCCTTGCTACTACAGTTATTTTTGTGTAACCTTTTCTTTTCAATGAACGTATTGCCTTCCGCTCGTTGTACATTGGAACGTTGAATAGTGTGTAACTCATGCTGCATCCTCCTTTAATAATACATATTCAAGATAATCAGTTTCCGTTGCGAATAACTGATATCTACTTTCGCTTTTCAGCCATCCCATATAGCCGTTGGGTACAGTGTATCCTTTAATCATTGTTTGCCTCCTTTACAGTAATGCGGATAAAATTTCCGCAAAGCTCTTGTGTGGTTTAGTTTTGTTCCTCTGTTTTCTCTTTGCTGCAAGCTCCTCTGCATACTTCATGTTTGAGTACGCTATTTCTGCTTCTGGTCTTGTGTCTATAATTTCTGCTCCGTTATATGCACGGAATATAATTGCTTTTTGCATTTATTTATTCTCCCTTCTGTACAAAGTCAATTCTATTAATTACATCATCTGTGTAATTTGTCTTTGGGTTGTAAATCAAATATGTCGTGACTGTATCTCCCTTTGTACAATCAACATCTGCATATGAGATATAGTTATAATCTGAATCTGCGTTTTGAATTGCTCCGTTTTTCTCATCGTCTGTGACTGTTCCCACACATTTCTCTATAATTAATTTGCCTTGTCTATTGGCAAGGATATCTTCTGTAAGCTCAGAAGAGTCATAGACTTGGCAGATATTATCCGTTTCCGTTTCACTGGGAATCACGTTTACATTTGGTTCAAAATCGTAACTATCGTTTGATGTACTGATAGTTAATTTATTTTTGCTTGCATAGTAATCTATTGATTGAATGTCATTGACTGCTAAGTATTGTTTTGCGTTTGGCTTTGGCTGTGTAGATATTGTTTTGCCTATTAAAAAAGCACTCATTACGAGTGCTGATGTGGTTAGTACATATAATATTTTTGCTTTCATTTTGTGTTTATCTCCTTAATTTTGGGTATAAAAATAGCACCCTTTACGTTTTACGTTTGGGTGCTTTGGTGTATTGGTTATTATATTTGACGCAGTTACATTGTTTTTAGTTTCGCTTGAAGCTCAGCGATTTGGGCTTCTATGGCTTGTTTTTCTTCGTTTGCCTTGTTATATTCTGTATCTGGTATCCATTCCATAATCTCGCTTGGTTGGACATGGAGATATTCGCAGACTTTGTTTATAATGTCCGTATTCATTGGTTTGTTTTTTGAAAATTTGGCTGGCATATTTACAGAAATTCCAGCATCACACAATGATTTCCATTGCATATTTCTATCTTGCAATAATTTTTCTAATTTTTTGTACACAATCATATTATTTTACCTCCATTAGATACACCTCCATTCTATCACATAACTGTGTGATTCTCAAGCAATTTGTGATAATACACACTATAAAAGAGCAGACCTTTTGCGTTGATCTGCTCCTCTAACTATGCACTATTCTTTTATTGTATCAAGTTCCGTTACATTTACACCCAAAGCAGATAAAATAACTTTTAAATCTCTATAACGCACCTTCATTGACTTATACAAAGGCGTTTCCTTTTCCGTCATTTCCATCCATTCCTGCAAGCGTGAAAATTCTTCTACGCAAATTTTAATTGTTTCCTGATTATTCATTTCTTCCATCCTTCCACCGCCTTTCCAATTATAGTATAGCGGATTTATTGTGCGTTTACAAGTTAATTAAAACAATATTCAAGAAGTAACCATTCTGCATATTGTTTTGTTATTATCATAGAAAATACTTCTTTTATTCCACGGATTGCATCAAAATATGAACGTACACCTCTTTTATACTGTTTCTGAATCTCATAAACTTCTTCAAATTTGTTCATACTCACACCTCCTAGTATTATCCTTCTAAATATTTTTATTGATAAAGGCAGACTTATATTCTGTGCCACACTCTGCAATTATTTATTCTTTTTGTCCTTTTTTGGCTCAACATATGTATACTTGTAAGCGTCTACTTTGAGTGCATTCTTATCTTTCATAAGCTGTGCAAGCGCTCTCATAAAGCTATTTTTGAATGTAGTTTTAGCCTTATATGACAAAGCATTACCAGTCTTGAATAACTGTTTATTGCTACTGTTTTTATAACCTACAGCAACAGTCATAAAGCTAATAAGTGTAGGTGTAGCCTCAATTTTTTGAGTAGAGAACCACTCTTTTATAGCCTTCTTAAACTCTTCCTCTGATGTGGTGTATGCAGAATAAAGCTCGTCTGTAATAAGCTCATAGCATGACTTAATACGCTCGTCATAATCCTTTTTGAATGCGTCATACTGTGCCTGGTACTTCTCTACATCTGCTAAATACATAGCCTGAGCCTCAGCATCATCCTTCTTGAGTTCTGCCCACTCCTGGCTAATCCGTAAGTTATTCTGAAGAATAAGCTTCTTGTCTGCCATCTGATTAATTGCAACCCAGAATTTAGCCATAGTTTCAGTAAAGTCCTTTGATGAAGTCATAAACTGAACCTTTACAGATGCTGTGTTAATAGTAGCTTTTTTTGTTGTGTTTTTCATTGTACTCATAATGTACCTCCTTAAATTTGAATATGGTTGTAGTGTGATTTTTATTGCAAGGCATATAGCCTTAATACTTGTGTGGGAATCGAACCCAGTACATGCCCTTACTTCTTGCATGGTCACAAGTAGCCCCTATTCCCGTGGATGGATTATCCATACAAACAACGTCTGCCCCTTGCTTTCAAAGGTTTGCACGGTTTCGTTAATCTTAAAAGAACGGTATAAAATATTTAAAATCTTTCACAGTTCAGATAGTTTTTCGAGCATACTCTAAACTTGTTATATACTCCGCTGTGGCGGATTGTGAACTCATATTCCTATACACAGTTACCGTGCACTACTTTTTTGAGATGGGATATATAACCCATTCTATAACAAGCCTATGTACTACCATAGTTTAGTTATTTTAATTATTTATTTATCAAGGTACAAGTTTTTGCTCAAGTTCACGGATGAACTTTTGCGATTGTATCAGTTCCCACGGATGAGAAAAGATAATATTTTTGTGGATTTTTTGCATGAAATATGTTAGAATAAAGAATGTATAAAGGTTAGTATTTCATGCTATCCACTATGTAAGAGTGTAAAGTGTGCAAGACTTTGCACTCTATTTTTTCAAGTCGTTGTTACTTGACTTGTTTGAAGTATATCACATTTTCGTGTGATTGTCAACAAAACTTTTGAATTAACAACTATATGAGTTTGCTGTGCCTTGCATTTTGTTGTGTCGTTCTTTGTTTTGTTGAGATTATGTTATCACACGTTTGTGTGTTTGTCAAGGACTTTTTTGAAAAATTTTAAAAGTTATTTTCATGTGTTGTCATGTCCTTTTGACATTGAATATAGTATCACACGAATGTGTGATTGTCAATAGTAAATTTTAAAAAATACGATATATTTTTTATAGCATCAAACTATATTATATGATATATATAATCATAACACATAGTTTTAAAAACTACGTGTAACGGTTTTTATCATTCTGAAAAACAATGACTAATATATATCTATTAACCATTGTTTTTGCCTAACCGGGGGTAGTTAAAACTAACTAATAAGGTTGGAAATGCAGCAAGCCCTATAGCTGATTAATCCACAGACTTTCTTCAAAATTTTACCTTGTCGATATCCTCAAAACCCAACAAAATCAAGCAAAATTCTATTTTTATTCAAATTAACACGTTATCGCATACCATATCGTCAACTCCCTTATAAATCAGGCATTATTTCAATTTATCACCCCATTTTTTCAATTTTCTAAATTTCAAAAAATCTAATCCGAAATTAAAAATTCCCATAAAATTCAACATTTTCACGATATAGTTTTTCAATAAAAAATCCATTCAAAAAAAGAGAATAAATAAATGTAACAAAGTTTATTTTCATTTAAGGAGGATTTTAATGATAAAACATTTAGACACATCTACATTAATTAAATATACATCAGGAAATAATAAAGGACACTTCAACTGGAAAGAAAATATTGGGAAAGATTTACCGTTCCAATATGATGATCTAACTGGAATAATCAAAATAATTGACTACAAATCCATCAATCGCAACAACCTTGTGACAATTAAATATCAAGATAATGTCATAACTACATCTACTTCTAATCTTTTACAATTAAAAATCCCAAGTTTCCTAAATAAAAATAAGAATACTAGACAATATCTATATAAAATTGGAGATATTATAGTCAAAGATTTTCAGGATTCAAAGGTTATAGAACAAACCAGAATATCTGTTAAAGCAACTAAAAACTATGAAACAACAAGAGGATATAAACTCAAATGCTTATGTTGTGGATATAATTATCAAACTCGTGAAGATAGAATTTCTTCATGTCCTGTCTGTGGAATTCGCAACTCATGGACAGAAAGATTTATATTTTCAATATTTATACAAGCAAAAATTGAATTTGAGGTTCAAAAAGAATTTCAATGGTTACAAAATAGATGGTATGACGTTTATCTACCAAAATATAACGCTATTGTTGAAATAAATGGTATACAACATTATGAACCAATTAAAAATCCAAATAGAGAACAAAAAACTGCTGAACAACAATACATAGAATGTATCGAATCAGATAAATTAAAACGCAATACAGCTATAAAAAATGGATTAGCGTATTATGTCATAGATGCAAGAGATCAAAACAATTTATATAATATAGCAAAATCAGTATTAACTTTTATAGATTTTTCGAATATATCAGCATTCGAATGTGGAAAATTTGCTACAAATAACGTAGTTAAAAAATATTGTAATTTATGGAATAAAGGATATTCTGTAGATGAGATTTCTCAAAAATTAAATTGTTCTATCGGAACAGTCCAAAGAAGACTTAGAGAAGGAACTCAGTACAATTTATGCAATTATAGCAAAGAACGAAATATGAAAAATCGTAAGATAATCAATCCAAATAAGAAATAAATTATAATTGATGACAGGTGGAAGCATCTGTCATTTTTTATTAAAAATACATTTTTATCTTCTCTCATCCTCCTCACATAGGGGGGTACTCAAAAAACTACACACAAAATCACTCCAATAAGAGAATAACTATATAACCAATACAAAAATAATTATTCAACTTAAAGGAGAAAACATGAATACATATCTAATACCAACAACAGCAGCTTATTGCTATGAACCTTATGATTATATCTATCTCGTATATGCCAACACTCCACTAGAAGCATATAGAAAAGCACAAACAGAATTACAAGGTGAATACATACCACAAAAATTACAAAAATATGAATCATACCCATTTGAATTATATAAACCAGATGACACTGCTACTTTCCCATTTTCAGAATCTCAAAAATATGATATACTTACAGAGGCGTTTAAAAATACAAAAGGAGCTGAGCATATGGGACATTTTAATGTAAACTGGAATGAATATACTGAACTTTTATCTAAAAAAGCAGATAAAGAAATTTGGTCAAATCCGACTTATCCTAATAATGGTATATTAACTAATTATCTAGTTCATACCTATAAACGTCTTAGAACAGAAAGACAAATTATAAGAAAAGATAATTATGCTTTATTTAATACAGGACTCTTTACCAAATATTATGAATCAATATATGCATATTCTGACCAGGAGTATAATGTATCATTTCTTACTGGACATGAATTAAATCAACATGGAATATCTGAACGTCCACAAAAAGCCAACTATTTTGAAGATCCTTCTCTTCTATTGTTTGATTGGCATTACCCAATAGATATACATTTCAAGCATATTTTAGAAGATGAAAAGAATAAAGAAAGATTACCAAAAGGATTTTTAGAAAAAGAAAATAAAATGTGTATCTTAACAGGTGCAGTTGAATTAATGAAACGTAGAGTCTCAGCAAACTATAAATTAGCAATTCCACAATGTTATGAAGATAAAATTCAATTATTACTTCCATTATGTTTAGATACAGATGAAGGTAAACCAGATCTTGCATTGGCGGTTACAAAATTAGATAATTGTTATCAAGGATATACATGCTTAACACTTGATATGGCATATAATAATGCTCGTCTCATAGCTAAACCAGAATCTAGTTGGCTATATTCTAAATAAAAATTAATTATTTAAGGCAGATTGATTACTCAGTCTGTCTTATTTTTATACCAAAATATATATCCACACTCTCTAACGTTCATATTAGCCCAAATAAGCTATTCTAATTCTTAGTCAACAATCTCTCCACGTACTTTCTTTTACATACCTTAGAAGCTAAAATACAAGGTCATATTTTTTAACTTCAAATCTCAAACTATACAATATAACTAAATATTTCATCAATAATGTAACGTATTTTATGCAAAATGTATAATATCCATTCTCATAATACCCTCTATAAGCTGAAAATCTACTGTCCTGACAGTGTGTAGAAAGTTCTAACCTACTACCCTTACACTTTATTAGTTAAACAATATATTTTTCAAATCTACTATTCCAATAAGGAAAAAATAGCAATGTATGTAATATGTGTGTATGCGCCAGCATAGATATAGTCACTTGATGGGGACGGTCTTTTCGCAGCATTAGCAAGAAAAGAATATCTCTAGGGTAGACAACTGATAACAAGCTAATACCCAAAGAGAGAATAATATATCAAGGAGGCAAACATGAACAAATTACAAAAATACTCATATCTCTCTCATAAATATTTAATATTAGATACAATTGAAGATTGTTTTTCTAAAAAAGATCTTAATTTTATGCATATACCACGAGAAGAAATAGGATATATAGAATTTATTCGCAAGGATAAAATCATAATCATTTCATATCTACACATTTACACTTCATATAGACATAAGCATTATGGATATCAAGTAATAGATTATTTGTTTTCTCATTACAAGTTCAAATGTATCGTAGGTGAAACTTTAAAAGAATCAAGAGGATTTTGGAACAAGTGCATACGTAAATATAATGGCATGAGAAGAAATATCTATTACAGTGACAATTACACTTCATTATTTGTTATTCCAAGACAAGAAATAAGCTATAAGCAGATATGGGATCTATTAGATTATTCGTACAACATAATCTATTAAGACGAATATTGGAATGAATTGTGATTGAAAGAGAATAATGTATTAAAAAGGAGGAACCAAATATGATACAAGAAAATGAAATACCAAAATATCTTAAGCAGAAAGAAAGTAATATCTCCAAGAGTAATCGCAAATCAAAGCACAAACATCATTATGAAGAATGTCTGATTCAATACAGATCCACATTTATAGGAAAAACTCATCTTAATACAGGTTTATATACTTACTGTACTATTTGTGGAAAAATAAATGAGCGATTTAAAGAGAACAAATCTATTGTAAAAGATTATATCAGAACAGTAGATACTCCAATAGGTAAATGCTACTCTCATATTCCTGGCGAGGAATTATATGAAAAATATCATGATAAATTGCCAGTATTCTTTGTAGAGGATATTTACAAAGAGAAGTATGTTGATTTGGAGCAGAATAATAATTAAAAGAGAGAATAAAACTATAGGTACATCATACATGTACCTAAATGAAATCATCAATCCAAAACACTATGTACCTAAATCAATCAATAACAATCAAACAAAAAATAAAAGAACTTGTATGAAGCGTAGCGAAATACAAGCGTAATAGTCTGTCTAATTAAATAAGTTATATATCTTCTTTCAGTTCAGTTGACCTACACAAAAGTGTAGTCAAAATTCTCATATTTTAAAATTGGACATACATAAAAGTGTAGTTTACTGAACGCTCGTAAAGGTGTTCTCTCTAAATAAAAACAGAGAATAAATAAATATCACATATAAAGGAGGATTTTTCTTGCAACAGAAAACAGAATACTTTACTCGTTTCCCTAATGACTATATCCAAGGGAATATCAAAACAAAATATGGAGTTAGTAGGAAATTTTATATCACATACATACTTATAGATAAATACCGATCTTATGAAGATTATAGCTGGATTACTATTCGTAAAGTAATGGAATTCTATGGCTATAAAACAACCAAACATAAACCAAAAGCATTTCACGAAATTATCGATGTATTAGAATATATGGTTAATAATAAGATGATCGAAGTAAAGCAAGACCTTGATTCTATAGGATATGATACTGGCATTGAAATTAAGATCATTCCTGAAAATTTTGATCCGTGTAAAGATTTTTCAAAACTCACATCATCTCAATATGATTTTATAATGATGAATGAATCTTCTATAAATAGAGAGAATATATTAGTAGCCTTTCTATATATTAATTCTTATATTTATCTACGACAAAGAGATAAAAATGGCAATGAGCTATTATCAAAACCACAAGACAAGCCAGAAGCCTTTTGGCGAAGTATAGATTCTATGTCGAAAGAACTTTCTATGTCAAAAGACACAATTAATCAATGTATTCAATATCTCACATCTTCTATTGGCGACAAAGAACCACTTCTAATCAAAAAAGAAGTCGGTAGTGTTCAGCCTGATCCCAAAAAACCACCACAAAATGTACCAAATATATATGTACTTAATAAAGAAGGATATGAGCAAGAAATTGAATGGGCTATTACTAAGATGTTGGAAATCTATAATGTAGACTCATTTGGAGAAATCAAAAATGGTAATAAGTCGTAACTAAAACAGAGAATAAACATATGTAACAAATTAACGCAGCACTCAAAGGAGCTGATCGCAATGAATAATAATTTTAAAACAAAAGGAGAATTAATTAATGAACAGAACCGTAACAATTACATCAAAGAACCATAAATATGCAAATACATATGGTGGAGATATTTGTATATCAGATTTTTGCACCGATTATGAAGGCAGTCGAAATATTGCAGAACGTATTGAATCTGCCTGGCGATTTGATAGGTCATGTGAAAGAAACAGAGTTGTATTAGATGATTATAAGGAGAGACAAAAATAATGGCAGATATAAATATGAGCGTATCAATTGAGGAGCAGGAAATTTGTATTAATGCAATGCGTGATGAAAAGTTTGCAACAATATATGCTTCCGATTCTACATATATTACGAAATTGGACAAGTTATGTAAGGAAAGCCCTGACATGTACTCTCTCATTGAGGATACAGGCAGAGGTAAAAAATATTTATTAAAGGATAAAACTCTTATCAGTTTCAGAGCAAAGAAACGTGAACTTACAGATGAGCAAAAGAAACAAGCTGCTGAACGTATGAGAAAATATCAAGCTAATAAATCTAACTGAGATACCCTTTCTAGCTAGAATTTCTAATGTAGACCATTGTACAGAAAATTCTACCCTTATTCATGGAGAAATACTCGTCTAAGAATTACATTTTTCAAATTACAATAAACAACAATAAATAGAAAGAAGGATTACATTATGTTAAGAAACTATTACCAAGGAACTATGATTACAGTTGAGTTACCAAAGAATCAACATAAAGATTATGTGGTTGATTGCGTATACAGATATGTCAAGGATATGAACAAGTATGCACTGAGCATGTGGCTTCGTAATACTGAAGTTGATGACAGAATGCAGATTTGCTCACAGGAAATTAATACTCAATACATTACAAGCACAAGAGAGAATATAAAGAAGGATGTGTGTGCAATCGTTGAACAAGCTGCCAATAGCTCATATTTTGACAAGTCGATTGAGACTTATGAATATACACAGAAATGTTTTGAGCGTGGTAATGCTGAGTTTGAGAATGAGGAGAATAGATCATGAGCTGTCCATATTGTAGAGGAATAGGTGAACATGATTACAGATGTCCTCTTTGGCAGCCAAGTAAAAAGGCAAGAGTTAAGTGTGGTTATTGTGATGAATATATTCTTGAAGGTGATGATTACGTTGAGATTAATGGATGGGCTTATCACAAAGACTGTTTAACTGTTAATAAGCTACTTGATTTAATGGGAGTTATCACAAAGGAGATGTCATATGAATTGGATTAAAAGAAAGATAAAATGGATTATTTATAAGCTTGATGGACTTGTGCCTAAGATACATAACTTGCCTGACGTTGTGTATATTAAGTGGATGGGCGAGGAATTCATTATTAAGAAGTAAATAGAAATTTCATTTGGAGAATATATAAGTGAAAATAAAAAAGGAGGATTTAAAGTGTATTGTTTTCAAAAGAAAGATGGAACAGTAAAGAAATATTACAAAGAAGCCATCGACTACATTCTGACTGCAACAGTTCAAAAACATGAAATAACGGTTGGAAGATCTGATGAAGTTGGGAAAATATATGAATGCTATACAACTAAAAGGAAAAGATTTTTAGAACCTAAACGAAACACAATTCAATCTAAAATCATTGACATATGTGCTGAATTTGGTTGTTATACAAATCCGTGGTATAGCGGTTATCAAGAAATTTCACTTGAATTGCATGGAGATAATGTGGAATTTATGCTAAATGAACTTAGAAAATATTAATAATAAACAAAAGGAGGATTTATGGCTGGTATTAGCGTACCTCAATATGAGATTTTTAAAATTGGAACAAATAAACTAAAGTATTCTAATTGGGATTTACAGATTACCAAAGAAGAAGCTTTTAAATATCAGGAACTCATATCACTGTTTGAAGCCCAAGAGTTCCGCATAATGGCAAATAAGATTTTAGAAAAACCTATTTGGAGTATTGATTTTTCAAAGATATTTATACAGGTAGTTGTTGATAAAAAATCTGATTTTGTAAGAGCGACTGGTAAAAAAGGTGTTACCATAAATGGTGTTAATTATAAACGCTTTGTCGGAACTACTGGTGGATTAAAAAACAATACTCTTCTCTTCTGCAATTCACAATACATTGACAAATTAAATGAATTATGTGAATGTAAGAGAAATCCAGATACTAAATTAGTTCCTGCAAAATACGAAGCTTACAAAGCATTAACATGTTCTGCATCACAACCGATTTGTGATCCACATGGAATTTTGGTCGTAAAAGATTGTATTACACAATATTTTGCAGATGTTATATCACTCGATGATGGTGGCGATTCAAAAGAACCGACAAGAGAAATTATTAAAGATAAAGCTCTTGAAAATAATGTATCTGACGGTTTTAATCTTTGTACTATACAATATATGCAGCGAGTAGCTGAATCTTTAGGTCTTGATTATGTTCCTGGCGGTGTGTGCTTGAGAAACGCATGGCTCAAAGGAATGCTCTATCCGTTCCCTATTTATGAATTTATTGAAAAATACAATAATGGTAATTATATGATTGAAGATATTTGGGGAAATATGCAAGATATTCGTCAATGTGAAATGATTATCACAGAGTCTTCTCTTAAATTATGGGGAGCGTATGATAATATTGAGCAATATGTGAATGCGTATAAGGAATGTGGATACGGATTTTCTGTAACAAAAATTTCACCACATGTTCTTGAAGAACAGAGAGAATTGAATTACCAATATCTTCAGTCTTATGAATTTACAGACGAAGATGTTGAGGAATTGTGCGCACCAACAATCAACTATTTAAAAGATGCTATGTGTGGCGACTACTCTTCTACCGTTAAATTTCTTGGTATTAACGAAAATACTGATGTAAATTCATGGCAACGTGCTTTATATACAAGCGAATATATGTTGGGAGATCCATATATAATCGACTCTGTACATAGATATATCAAGAAAAAAATGAATGATGCGAAAATTGGTAAATTATTTGTAAAAGGTAACTATCAGATTGCAAGTGGTGATCCATTTGCTCTTATGCAATCTATTTGTGGTTTGAAAATTACAGGTTTATTAAAAGCAAATGAATGTTATTCAAAATTTTGGATTGATAAAAATGAAGATGAAATTGTACTCTTTAGAAGTCCAATGACAAGTCATAATAATATTCGAATGTGTAATATCAACAATTCGGATGAATGTCGGTATTGGTATCAATATATGAATACTATCATGATTATAAACGGTTGGGATTCATTTTGTATGGCTGAGAATGGGGAAGACTGGGACTCGGATCTGAACTTTTCTACTAATAATCCTGTTATGAAAAGACGCTATAGATACTTACCTGCTATCGAATGTGTTCAGCGAAATGCAGAAAAAATTGTTGTTACTGAAGCTGCTGTTAAAAAGACAAATAAAGCAGGTATGGGAAATCAAGTTGGAACAATCACTAATTATGTCACATCTATGATGGAAGTTCAATCTCATTTCGAGAAAGATTCACCTGAATATAAAGAATTAGAATATAGAATAGAATGTGGTCAGCTCTATCAACAAAATGAGTTGGACAAAATTAAGGGCATCATTGCAAAACCAATGGAAAGCAGTTGGTACAATTTAGGTGCTTGCGGAGAGAATAAATATTTGCAATCGCTTTGCGCATACAGAAAGCCCTACTTTATGATTTATGTTTACGATGAAACAAAAAGACAGTACAAGCAATACATTAAAGAAAGTAATGCTAAATGCTATGCTATCTATAAATGTTCTATCGAGGATTTACATAATAAAGATACCCTTACAAAAGAACAAGAAGATTTTCTTTTTTGGTATGAGAGAAAAATGCCAGTTGGTACAGGGAATTGTTCTATGAATCAGATTTGTAAATATGTTGAAAGTCAGTTAGATGGTTATAAATCTCAATTACATAAGGATTCTTCATTTGATTATAATACATTGAAGGTTAAAAGACGTTGTACTGAAGAACACAGACAAGCTCTGCGAGAACTTGAACAATATTATTGTGAATGCATTAAAGAATATAAAAAGAAACAGGGAAAAGAAAAAGGAATACAGCTAAATAGAACTGATATCTTTGATAAACAGGATGAATTCGACAAATATTATCAACGTGCAAGTATGGTTGAACTGTTTAAGAAGAAAGCCGAAGAAATATGTCCAAACGATGATGAACGTATGAACATCATTCTTGATATGACTTATGGATATAAAGGTAATAGACAGTTTTGTTGGGATTGTATTGGAGAACTAATTATTAAACGTTTAGAAGAAATGGAGGAAGAAGTTGTATATACTGAATGAAAAAGAATATATTAGAGAGATATTAGTGTCTGGTAATAAACCAGACAATATCTCGAATGGATATCTGATAACATTGATTGCTAAGTATTATTTTGATAGAGGTAAAGATCCAAATATTCTAATTGATACAATCAAAGCAAAGATGCTTGAATTTAATATTGAAGGATATCAAGAATATAGATATGCCAATAAAATCAAAAAAACATGTATTGATTTATATGATTCAGAATCAAAAAATCTCTTTAGGGAACTTGAGTATGTTCCTATCTATGAAAAAGAATTAAAAGTCGTGGAATCTCTTCCAAATGATCGCCAAAAGAAATTTATGTTTACATTATTTGCTATTGCAAGATATATGAATAGTGAAGGATGGATAAATAAAAAAGACTCAAAAGGTCTTTCAGAAGTATTTAAACTTGCCAACGTTACTCTCTCATCTGATAAAAAGAATGAATTATTGCATGAATTATATAGTAATGGTTATATTCATTTTGGGAAAAAGGTGAATAATCTTAATATCAAAATAGATTTAGGAGATACAGATGATGATATTGCCTATAAAGTAACTCAATTTGAAAATATTGGTAATCAGTATATAGGAAATTTTAAAAAGGGATATAAACAGTGTAAGCAATGTGGTAAAAAAATAAAGATTGTAAGTAAAAATGATGGTTCTTCACTATATTGTAAAAAATGTAAACATGATAAACAATTAGAATGGAGTAAAAAATCATATTACAAATCAATAGAAACATGATTTTTCTTAGTTAGGTTGTTTCGTTAAAACCCATAATTTACAAGGTCTTTTGGCACTTTTTCACAAAAAATTCGATTTTCTTAAATGTAGATATAGTGAAATATTTACAAAAATATGATACAAAAACGATTGTCATGGAAGAAACAAACCGACAATCTTTGTATGTCTGCTCTGCTGCTCTTTTGAGTGGCATTGCAGATTTAGAATGAAATCAGCTTTCTTGGCTGATAAAACAGAGAATAATAAAATGTAAACATCAAGTACATATTCATTGTACCTTACCTTCTATAATCGGTGGCTGTACTACAGTTCTTGTAGTATGGTCACTGATAATTCTTAAATATTATAGCGGAATGACGAGCAATGGAAGCTCACTTGGCTCATAACCAAGAGTATGCAGGTTCGAGTCCTGTTTCCGCAACTCTCCTACTTTTTGTAGGACGGTCGGTTTCGGATCGTGAGTTGTTGAAACTCAAAATAAACTTAGTAATAAGGATAAAGCAGGAATGTCTTTAGTTCGCATAAGACACTGCGACTGCGCATAGTAGTTTGACGGAAAACACAGATAATCTATACCAAACCTAAAACCAGAGGGCTACTGCTAATGATATGGCTTGGTAGGGGCGATGAAAAACGCTCTGTATTAACATGGAAACATGGGTATGATTACTGTCTTATTGGTGCGATTTCCGCAAGAAAAAGTGCTGATATTGATTGTTGCAACGTTTCTTAATGCGAAAGCAAGGAACAGAACAATGAAGCAAGTCGATAGCAAGACGAACAGAATGGTGATGATTGGGCTGTACTCAAAAGGTACAGATGGTCAAATGTACACCTCATCGTTCATATTATGCGAAATATTAATTACAACATACTTTTGAGGAAGAAAATATAATGCATATTTATATCAAAAATAAAAATTAATAAAAGAACAAGCAAAAGTGTGTATGACCGCAAAGAGACAAACAACTTATTCATCTGCAATATGGTGACATATAGCACTCGCAAGGTACTATATGAGAAAGTACAAGTAGACGCAACCGTAAGAGATTTGCACTCTCTGAACCTCGCAAAGGACGATGTATCGAAAGGAAATCTATAATGCTTTGTGGTAAGAGTTTGCCAATTTTTGCAAAATTGGTGTTGTTGTTACCTACAGTCTAATCGACTGTGTGATAAATTGTGTCCAACCACAATAGATGGTAACGTGTTAGGTCAATATCTCAGCCTAAAGAAATAAAGTCTCATGTGAAAGCATGAGATTTTTTTTATTTATGAGTGTGTAGCTCAGTTTGGCAGAGCACTCGACTTTTAATCGAGTTGTCGATGGGTTCAAATCCCTCCACGCTCATTACTATCCTACTTTGTAGGAAATAAATTTAAGGATGTGAAAATTATTTTATTAATTAACAAAACAGAAGCCTTTGCAATGAGGAAACTTATTGGAAAAGAGAATGTGAAAAAGACTTATAGTGGTCATGCAAAATATTATCTTGTTGAAGATGACCAGAATTTAAAGGCTTTGAGTGATTATAGGAAAAGTAAAATCGTTGGATAGAGACGAAATCTAAAATGAAAGGTGGTCGGAAACCATCGCAAAGAAAAAACATGAAGTAAAAATAGAAATCATTGGAGGTAATGCAGAAGGTGTTACTGGTAGTTGTACTCGAATAAAAACTTCTGAACATTGCTATCTTTTTGAGTGTGGAATGATTCAAGGCAATCATACTGTGCTTGAGAATTACAGAGCCAATATGAAATATATCCAAAAAGTAAGACCACAAGAAGTCGAATTTATTATTGTTGGACATCTTCACGCAGATCATATAGCCATGATTCCAACATTATATGCTCGTGGAAAATGTAATGCAAAAATAATTGTACCTAAAGGTTCAACTTCGATTCTAAAAGAAATGTGGCTTGATTCTTCATATATTAATTGCAGAGATATTGAAGTCATAAATCTTAAAAATGAAAGAAATTATGAACCATTTTATACTGAAGATATTGTATATAAAGCACTCGAATTTGTTCAAGAGGTTGATTCTGATAAGATAGTAAATTTATCTGATGAACTTGCTATTAGATATACTGACGCAGGGCATATTCTTCTATCCAAACAATGTGAGGTATATATAAACGGAGGTTCACATACTAGAAAAATTCTGTTTTCAAGTGATCTCGGTAATATTGCCACACAAGATACAAGAGTTTTTGTTGAAGATTTTAAACCTGTGTCATCGGCTAATATTGCAATAATGGAATGTACTTATTGCAGCAAGGAAAGACAATGTACTAAAGAAACATATAAAAAAGATATAGAAAAAATCAAATCAGTAATTGAACAATATTGTGTTGACAATAATGCAAGAGTTCTTATTCCGTCATTTTCACTTGACAGAACTCCATATATCTTATGGATTTTATATTCCTTATTTGGAAAAGATGAAAATTTCAAAGTACCAATTTTAATTGATAGTCCATTAGCGAATAGATTGTTAGATTGTTACTCTTCTATTCTTGAAGGTGATAAAAAAGAATTATTCGATGAAATGATGTCGTGGAAAAATGTACAGAGAATTATCCAACCTGAAAATAGTAAAGCAGCTATTGCAGATAAAGGTGCAAAAATCATTCTTAGTAGTTCAGGAATGTTGACGGCAGGGAGATCAATTAAGTGGTCTCAGAGTATTTTACCAAGAGAATCTGATTGCATTTTATTTATGGGATATTCTGGCGAAGATACATTAGCATGGAAAATAAAACACGGAAAAGATAACAAAACAATTAATATTAATGGTAAACCTTTTAAGAATAAGGCACAGATTTACGATTTGAAGTCATTTTCTAGTCATATGCAGCGACAAGATATGATTAATTATTACAAATCTATAAATTGTGAAAAGATTTATTTAGTTCATGGTGATTCAAATAAAATTGAGTTTAAACATGATTTAGAAGATGCAATATCTGATTGTCTTAAATCCACAAAAGTTATTGCTGTTAATAGCGGTACAAAAATCTCATTATAGAGAAATATTATGAAATTGGAGGCTAAATGCCTATGAATAAAGATTATATTACACTTGATGTACTAGATGATACTGGATTAGGAAATTACGCAAATGTTAAACTTCCTGATCCAACTTTACTTGATTATTACTCAAGACGAGACGACAGATGTATTCTTTGGAATGATGAAATTGATGATGGATTTGTAGAAATTTATCAAGATATTATTCGTTGGAACAGAGAAGATGTAGGAAAAGATGTATCTAAAATGAAACCAATTAGGATTTACATAAATTCTGATGGTGGAAGTGTTTCGGCAGTTTTTGCAATTATTGATTTAATAAAACTAAGTAAAGTGCCTATTATAACAATTGGTTTAGGAAAATGTTACTCTTCTGGTGGTTTGTTATTAATGGCTGGACATAAAAGATTATTATTACCTAGTTGTACTGTGTTTGTTCATGACGGGTACAATTCGTCTGGTACGAATGCGACTGGTAAAATGCTTGATAATCTTGAATATACAAAAGAGTTGGAAGAAAAAATCAAAGAGTATATTTTGGAAAGAACGTCTATCAGTGAATCCGAATATGATGCCAATTATCGTAGAGATTGGTGGATTTTTGCTGACGAAGCGGTAAATAAATATCATATTGCAGATAAAATTGTAACAGATATTAGCGAAATTATTTAAGGAGGGCGCACTGCTCTCCTATTTTATTGGAGAAAAAGGAGATTGAAAAATGATTAAAATTACTGAGTCAGAGGAGAAAATTACTGCTCCTAAGAAGACAATTAAATTAGATAACATTTCCGTAAAGGATTTAAAGCTTGTAGATGCTGAAACTGGTGAGGACTTATCTCAGCAGGTAATTAACGCAATTCCATTCGATCAGATTGGATTCAAGATTACATTTGAACTTCCTGTAGAGGAAGATTCTGAAGAGTAAGGCGGTGAATATTATAATCGACTTACATAGATTAGAAAATGAAACAGATTTTGAATGGAAATTGAGATGTTGTCTTGCGAAAAAGCGCAAGGAAACAGATATGGATTGGATTGAGATTCGAGATATGCTTGGATTGAACATTACACCAGATCAGCTTAGAAAACAGGCTGTTGGATATGAAGAGTATGATAATTATATTCATGGCTATCAGGGTGTAGCCACTACTATCCTATCTGTGTCAGATTTACATGTTCCATTTCAGTTACCATATGAGTTACTGAAAGATTATCGTGGAGTTGATATCTTACAAATTAATGGAGATGTTGTAGATTGTCAAGCATTATCGAAATTTTCAAAACAGTATAGAATTTCACCAATGGAAGAAATGATTCAAGGTAGACAATATCTTATTGATTTGATTGAGTATATTCGTCCTAAAAAAGTAGTATGTAATTATGGCAATCACGACAAGCGATTTGCTAATTATTTTGCAAAGAATTTAGATACTGACATCTTAGAACTTATGCCTGATACATCTTTGGAACTTATTTTTGTAGATGGATTTAAACACTATGACAAACGCAGTAAATCAAAGATTTGGTATGAACCACTTGTAAATATTTTTGATGATATTGATATTCAGTATATTGATGACTGGAAATGCAAGATTGGTAAAACTTGGTTTGTTCATCCATTAGCATATAGGCAAGGGATGCTTGCTACTGCTGATAAGGCAAAAGATTATCTACAGGATACTGATAAAGAAGGATTTGATTGCGTTACGATGGCACATACTCATATGATTGGTGATTCAAAACGTGGATATGTGAGACTTCTTGAACAGGGAGCTTTTGCAAATGTAGATAAGATGAATTACATGGATGGTAGATTAACAAAGCCACAGAAAGAAGGTTTCGCTGTTATCTGTCAAGATAAAGACGGTAATTTGATAGATGCTAAGACGAAAGTTATATCATTAAATTAAATAACAATTGTAGTCCACTGTTCGGTTTAGTTTGGAGTAATTATGAAAGCAGATATTCACAGCTACAATTAATATACGACTAATATATTATTCGTTTTTGCTTATTTTGGCATTTTTAGATAATATATTAGTCTTTTCGGTTAATGAAACCACTATCAGAGGGAGTGTACTCAAATGAGACGCTACCCTCTTTTATATTACAAAATAAAATTAAGGAAAATAAAGGAGAAAATTGAACAATGAATAAAACAGATTTAATAAAAAATGTAAGTACACAGATTGATGGAGCTACACAGAAGGACGTTGCTGTTATTGTAGATACAGTACTTGAAACAATTGTTAATACAGTAGCTTCTGGTGAGAAGGTATCTCTTGCAGGATTTGGTAACTTTGAGGTTGCTGAGAGAGCTGCACGTATGGGCAGAAACCCAAAAACAGGCGAGCCATTAGAGATTGCAGCTTCTAAGAGTCCAAAGTTCCATGTATTAACTGGTTTTAAGAATGCAGTTAAGAATGCATAATCTGAAAGGTTGTGAAATATTTGAAGAAAAATAAATATGAAGACATTCAGATGATTGATCTTGAGGATAAAGTTGATGACATTATCTCTATTTATATCAATAGATTATATCATACTGATAAAACAGTTGGTGTAATTGTAAATAAAGAAATTGCTGAATATGTTTTGGATAATCTTATTAGACTTGACGAGACAAGTATTAAAGAGATTGATCTTGTTGATTATATGAATATAGACGAATATTTAGTATCTGTTAATGATGATGGCGTAATCACCGTTATCCCTATTGAGGACTTTGGTGTTCTTGATAAAACAGATATTTTCTACATTGATATGGATGGTGATATTGAGCAGGATGTCATTGATTATTGTGTAAATGAGAATAAAGAAGTTATTCTGTTTGGTCAGGAAGATGACTGCGATAGTGATTGTGAAAACTGTCCTGCGCATGATGAGACTTATTTACATACTTCTGAAGACGAAGATGGAAATGCTCACGGATTTACTGCTAGTAGGTCAGATGGCGACTCTTATATGAGTTATTCTTACTACTCTAGCGATGAGTTAAGCCATGAAGACATTCAGAAGATGTTAAAGGCTTTTGGATTTTAGATTATTTAGAGTGTGTGGTGTATGCTGCACACTCTTTTTATATGGGTGGATATGCCTAGAGGCGAGGGCAAGAGACTGTAAATCTCCCACATGAGAAACACCGTAGGTTCGACTCCTACTCCACCCACTATTGCCAGAAAGAGAAATCTTTCTCCTATTAAGGACACCCATATAAGGAGCATATGGCGGTGAGTTGACATCGTTAATAACTTGCGTGAACCTCAAGAGTGGTCAAGAGTGATAAAAACTCTCATAAAAGTGTAAGGCTTTTGTATAATGGGCAAGCATTTAAAATCAATTACATAGTAAATAAATTAGAGAAGCGATTTAGTCCACTACTATCTCGCTGCTTTTTGTATTTGAAAGGAAGTGAGATTTAATGGGTAGAAAAATACAGCATAACAATATTGTTACTGATGAGTTATTGGCTCAGTGCAATAAAGAGAATATAGAGTTAGGAAATGACTTTTTGGATTATCTTCGTTCAGTGGATAGATCTCCGAATACAATTAATGCGTATAGGCGTGACCTTTTTATTTTTTGGGTGTATTTACTTCAGCATTGTGACAACAAATTCTTTATTGATTTATCTAAGAGGGATATTGCTCGTTATCAGAGTTTTTGTCTTACTGAATATAAATGGTCGCCAGCTAGAATGCGTAGAGTAAAGTCTACTCTCTCATCGCTTTCAAATTATGTAGAAGCTATATTGGATGATGAGTATGAAAACTTTAAACCGATTATACGCAAAATTGAAAATCCTGCAAATGAGAAAGTATTTACTAAAACTGTGTTATCTGATGAACAAGTACAGGGAATGCTTGATTATTGGGTTGAAAAAGGTAAGTATGACAAGGCTTGTATTTTAGCATTAGCTGCATTTAGCGGTAGACGTAAGAGTGAATTACCACGATTCAAAGTGTCTTATTTCGATGACGAAAATATTATATATGGTTCTTTATATAAAACACCTGAAAAGATTCAAACAAAAGGAAGAGGATCTCGTGGAAAAATGCTAGTAGCATATACACTTGCAAAACCATTTAAGCCATATTTTGATTTGTGGATGAATTATAGAAAAGAACACAGAATTGAATCAGAATGGTTATTTCCAAAAAAGGTAAATGGAGAATATATAGATGAACCTATGGATTCAAGCACTCTTGATAGCTGGGCTGATACATTTAGCAAGCATTTAGGAGAAGACTTTTATTTCCACAGTCTTCGTCACTTCTTTACAACTTCTTGTTCCCGAAGCGGTCTTCCTGATGATGTAATTCAAATGCTAGTCGGTTGGAGTTCGCTAGATATGGTATCAGTATACAAAGATATTGACGCAGATGAACAATTTGCAAAATATTTTGCTGATGGAGAAATAAAACAGGTAGAACAAAAATCACTTTCTGATTTGTAGACAATCCCGATGAAGCTTTCGTTTAGCACTTCGTCTAATTCAGAGAATAATAAAATATAAAGATTAGGTTGCGCCTTTACAGGCATATTGGATGGTGGCATTCAATAGCGTAAAACCTATGTCAACGTAAACCGACATTAATTTCCTGATTTTTTTACTTTTAAATGGAGAATAATTATAAGCCGAATGCTCTGAGTTACGCACTCAACAAGGCTCTGTGAAAATCAGATGGACTAACAGACCAATAGCACTGTATTATCCCAATAAAGCCCTTATAAACAGGCATGAAAGGCATATATAAAAAGGTGACGACAATGTAGAAACAAATAAAAGAACCCTTAAATGGGCAACAAACAGAGAATATATAAGTGATCAACAGCTACTCGCAAAGCTGTATATGAAAGCACGAGATAAAAATATTGAGTTAGTTGCTACTCTAAAAGTACCTTCGCTACTGATCATTGGCGTTGCAAACTCGGAAGCGAATCAGAGTATAAAAGAAAGCTATGCGGTCACTGCTAAAATATAAGTGTAATAATAAATATCTTGGCATTTGCTATTTATGTAATATTTGTAAGTCCTAAAATGGTCAATATCAGCCATAGAAATGATCGTGCTTCTCTACGTTAATGAGAACCATTAAAGTAAACGGTTACTCATATACATATCATGCATTTGACGTGTAAGACACACGAGTTAGGAATGAGTAAAATGTGGAAGCATGAATTAGGTTGCTGATAAGCGACTATATTCTAAATAACTGCATGTGTACAGTGCAATATCAGCTAGTTAGTGCTTTATGCTGATTTTAATGACTCGTAGCTCAATGGTAGAGCACTCGACTGTTAATCGAGGCGTTGTGGGTTCAAGCCCCACCGAGTCAGCTATGGCTCTATAGTATAAAGGTAATTATGCCCGACTGTCTATCGGAAGATTTGGGTTCGATTCCCAATAGAGTCGTTTATGGGACGTTGGACAAATGGTGAAGTTACAGCCCTTTCACGGCTGCGATGCGAGTTCGATCCTCGCACGTCCTACTATGCGGTAAACCTGATGTCAAAACCTATTTTTTGGATGCATACAAAATTTAGGTGTGTAAGTTCATCACTTGCTACCGCCCTATCAAATTATCCGTAGGCAACAACTACGCAGACTATTCTGATAAAGTCGTAATGAAAATAGTTTCATTTAGTTTAGAGAAAGATAATTTTTTTAAGAAAGAGTCATTTCCTTTGGAGGTGACTCTTTTGTTATGTAGTATTGGCAGAGTTGGTATTGCACCTGATTGCTAATCAGAGGTCATCGTTTATTCGGTGCATAGGTTCAAGTCCTATATACTACGCTCATGCCGTGTGTCCGATTGGTCGAGGGTGCTGTCTTGAAAACAGTCTGGATGTAAAAGTCTTTGGGGTTCGAATCCCTAACACGGCGTTCTAAATAAATTGCATATTCATTGGAAATTTAATATTAAAAATTATGAGAAGTCATTTCATGAGAAGTGGCTCTTTTTATGTTTGCGTAAAAGGAGGTGGTCGTTAGTTTGGCTACGACAAAAGAGACACAGCCCACAAAATTAACGGCTGCACAATTAAAGAAGAAAGTTGAAACACAGGAAGAGAAAATCAAATCTCTAAAAGAAGGTGCTTGGTGTTATATGTGTGATACACATAAATCAAGGGATAAATTTTATGTAAGTACAGATCCAATGAATAAAAGTGGTCTTACTCCAATTTGTAAAGACTGTGCAAAGAAGATTGCTCTTAAAATTGGGAAGGACAAGGTTGAACACGAGCCTGATAAGAGTTCTGTAATCGAAACAATGAGGTATCTCAATAAGCCTTTTTTGTCAAAATTATGGGATGCTAGTATTCAAGAATCGGAAAATTTAGCTTCAGGTAAAGTTCGTTCTAATGGTTATTATTCATATGTAAAGAATGTTGCTATGGGACAATATAACACTCTAACATTTAAAGATTCAGATATTTTTGGTAATAATACATCTGAAAATGAAACTTACAAAGAACCAACTACTGAGGAAGAACTTATTGAATCTCACGCAGGATTAGATACATATGACAGTTTTTTTAAAAATAAAAATGATGTTATTCGATTACTTAGTTATGATCCTTTTGAAAAAGAGGATGTTGCTGACCAACCATTTTTATATTCTCAATTGTTAGGGATTCTTGATTCTAGTGAAGATGCTAACGAAGATATGATGCGTACTTCTTCTGCTATTTCTATTGTTCGTGGTTTTTTACAACAGTCAAAAATTGATGATACTGTTGCAAAACTTATGAGTGATATTTCTAATATTGAGCGTAACTCGGCAACAATTAAATCCTTGCAAGAAAGTAAGGGTAAAATTACTTCTGTTATTACAAGCCTTGCTCAAGACAGTTGTATATCTTTAAAACATAATAAAAACGCCAAAAAAGGTGAGAATACTTGGACAGGAAAAATTAAAAAAATAAAAGATTTAAATCTTCGTGAAGGTGAAGTTAATGGTTTTGATTTGGAAACTTGTAAAGCGATGAAACAAGTAATGGATTTAAGTAACGCTTCTATTATGAAAACACTTGCTTTGGATGAATCCGAATGGTCAGACATGGTTGCTGAACAAAGACAAAAAATTGTTGATTTACAAAGAGACTTGGATAAATATATTGAAATATCTCGTATATTACTTCGAGAAAATCTGGATATAAAAGATTATTTAAAAGATAAAGATATAAAGCTCGAAATGAATTTGGTTGATTTAAATGATTTGTTCTCTTGTTTTTCAGAACAAGAATCCGAAAATGATGACTCTGAAAATGATTCAGAAAGTGAGGATGAAAACAATGAGATTTAAAGATATAACTGATTCATTAGATATGATTAAATACGATGACCAATGTATTCAAGAAGATATTATTTATGTAAAACCAGGTACATACGCAATGTCGTCAAGGAAAATTGAATCCTTGGTAAAAATTGCTTATATGCAAAAATATTATCAATGTAATCCAGTAAGGTTTATAAATGACTTTTTCAATATAGAATTATTGGATGCACAAGCATGGATAGTTCAGCAAAGCTGGACATGCCCTAATGTATTATTAGTGTGTAGTCGTGGATTTGGTAAATCCACTCTTATCGACATAATCATAATGTCAAAAGATATGTTATTTAACAACTATTGGACGTATATTGCAAGCGGTAGCGGTAGTCAGGCTGAACAAACTTTCACCACTTTGGAACGACTTGCAAATGATAATATTGATACAATGATGGGTTCTACTGGATATATATTTAAAGCTGAGATTGAGATAAAAAATGCAGCAGGGGACGGATTTTCACACGGAAGCAATGGATTTTCATATTCAACTTATAATGGTGGATTTACTCAGACCTTAAATTCTAACGTGGATCGAAAAAGAGGTATGAGGGGAAACGTAATTTTTGATGAGTGTGGTTTTCTTTCTGACGAAATGATGTCTGTTTATTCAGCTTTTGCAATTGTAAATAAGAGTTTTAAATCTGGTAAAGATAGAGATGGTAATCGAATTGATACTGTTCGATTAAGAGCAATACCAAAAGAAATTCCAAACCAAAAATTCTACATATCTTCTGCTTCTGATACTTCTACAAAATATTATTCTCTTTATCGTGAATTTTCAAAACAAATGTTAATGGGTAATAAAGATTACTTTGTTGCAAATATAACATGTGAAGTACCACTCCACCCTACTATTCATGGTCAGATGATGGCACCTCTGTTTGAGAAATCTACTATTGATTCAGATATGAGAACTAATCCCGAAAAAGCTAGGCGAGAATATTTTTGTGAATTCACTACTGACGCTGGAAGCGATGCAATTATTAGAAGAGGAGTTATTACACGAAACGAAGAGGTTAGAAAGCCACTTCTTTATAATGATACAGGTGATAAAAAGTTCATCATCTCATATGATCCTGCTAGAAGTCGTGATAATTCAGTTATTCTTATTGGTGAATTATATGAATTTGAACAAGTAGATGGAAGTAAAGATTTAAGACTTAGATTGGTTAATTGTATTAATTTAATTGACGTTGGAAAAAAGATTAAATCTCCAATGCAAACACCTGATCAGATTGAATATTTAAAAAAAGTAATCCTAGATTATAATGGTGGTGCAGACGCATATGGAAACATTGTTGGTATTTATATAGATGCAGGTTCTGGTGGAGGTGGTGTAAACATAGCTGATTATCTTATGCCAGATTGGACAGATGCAGCTGGTATTACTCATAGAGGTTTAATAGATAAAGAATACTCTGCCGAGTATGTGAAAAGATTCCCAAACGCAGTGGATAAAATACATCTTATATCTCCTGCTGGTTATAAATCTGAAATGTATGAAGCAATGATAGAATTAATAAATCAGGATAAAATTAGTTTTACTGCCCCATATGATAATAAGGATTATTTAACTGTTTTTGATATTGATCAAGATAAATTAAATAGTGCTAGAGAAGAAATATCTAAACGTTTACGAAAAGAAAAAGTAAATGAAAAAGAATTTGAAGTTAAGTTAAATGATGAACTTGGAAAAATTCAATCTGTTAATACAAAAACGATTAAGTTAGACTGGATGGATAAATTGGCTTTGGCAAACATGGATGCTCTAAAGGAAGAATTAGTAAACATGGTTCGTAAGAAACGTGAATCAGGGAAAGATTCATTTGAATTAACGCCTGAAAAAGCCAATAAGATGCACGATGATAGGGCATATACAGCCTGTCTTACTTCTTATGCTTTGATGTGTGAGCGTAGAAAATCTATTACACAGAAAAAGCGCACCCAATCCCCATCCGACATAACAAAGCTCTTCTCAGTAAGAGCACCAAAGAAAGTAACAAGATTTTAAGAAAGGAGGTATATCACATAATTTGAGTAATACAAAAAACGCAAAACAGCCTATAGTACAAAAGGTCTATACAAAAACTGACGAGTCTGGCTATGAAGTAGAACGTAAACGAGCGCAAAAAATAAATTTTGCAAAGTTTCAGGAATTGTTGCAGAGGAATGTAGGTAAGACAGTTTCCAAAACTTATACTCAGTATACACGAGACTTACTTGATCAGTATGTACAGTCACCTCTTAATAATATAGATAATATTCGTGAAGTATCTCGTTTCTTAACTAGAGTGTCAATGCTTTATAAGCAGATGATATCTTACTTCTCTACTATGCCCCTCTATACATATAATATCACACCTCTTGCAGATTATACAAAAGATTTTGATCCCGACAAACAGCTTAAAAATTATGAAAAGGTATTAAAAATATTTCATCATTTCAATATAGCACAAGAATTACAAAATGTTGTTTCTAATACTATTCGTGATGGTATGTATGTTGGTTGGATGAGTGGTGATGATGAAAATGGAATATTCCTTATGCCATTAGACGTTCAGTATTGTCGTATTTATGGTAAAACACAAGAAGGAATGTGGATAACATATTTTGATGCCTCGTTTTTTGATAAATCAAATAATAAAGATTTTATCACAGGTGTCAATAATGACGGAGTTGGTGTATGGGATCAAGTGTTTATTGATGGATATAATCAATACAAATCTGGCGGTAGGGATTATCAATATTTTAGACTTCCACCAGAAAATACATTAACACTTATTGCAAGTACAGATGATGAGTTCTATGTGCCACTACCCTACTTCTTGCCTTTGTTTAAATCTTTACTAAATCTTCTTGATACAGAAAATCTCGTTGCTGCAAAAGAGGAATTGCAGAATTATAAGTTAATCTTAAATAAAATCCCACTTATGGATTCAGATAATGTAGATGATTTTGCAATCAGCTTGGAATTAGTAAATCAGTTTGATGCAATAATTAAAGAGATTTTACCAGACTTAGTTGGTTGGGGCACAACGCCTTACGAATCTTCTCAAGTCATAGATTTTGAGAAGTCAACTTCTGCTACTGATACAGATAACTTAAATAAAGCAATGAATAATTTGTTTGCAAATGCAGGTATTAACAGACTTATCGTAAGTTCAGGCGATTCAAGCAATGCAAATGGTATAAAGTATTCGAATGCTAATGATTTAGGTAAGATGTCAGTATATCTTAGACGTATTGAATCTTGGCTAAATTATTGGATTAAAAATCATATTACTGATGGAGTTTATTTACAGATTTTTGATCAAACTCAATACAATAGAGATGATTATATAAATAGAATGAAAGACGCTAGTGCGTTTGGTATTGGAAAAATGGATTATATGTGTGCATTAGGCGATGATCCTTATGTTGCATATAATAAGCTTCGCTTTGAAGCATTGGTACTTAATGTTAATCAATACGCTATTCCTTTTAATTCTTCATATACCCAATCATCTAGTGGTGCAGATGGTAAGCCACTTCTTCCAGAAGAGGATCTAAGCCCAGAAGGACAAGCAACAAGAGATTCTGGTAAGAATGAAGACAAAGGAAATAAATAAAAGGAGTTTTTATTTTGGAAAATAAATATTTTTATTGTTATTCCAAACCATTAAAAGATTATTTTTTAGAAAATGGTTTGAGATATGTGTTAAAGGCAACACATGATAAAACGCATAAACAATACTGGATTTTTGAAAGTTGTGAAAAAATAGATAATTTACTTAAAGAGTGGAGATTGAGAAAACACTAATCTTTGCTCTTTTATTTTGGAGAATATTAGTATGGAGGTATTTATATGTCATTAAACAAAGATGGTACTTATACTGGGTACATATATAAAATAGAAAATTTGATAAATGGAAAATGTTATATAGGTCAGACTACTACCACTATTGCACATAGATGGGGACAACATAGTTCAAATCATAAAAATATGGGTAATATGATCATATGCAAAGCAATTAGAAAATATGGAAAAGAATCATTTAAGATTACACAATTAGAAGAAATCACAAAAGATTCCAAGGAGCTATTAATTGAAGAACTAAATAAATTAGAAATACTATATATTAAGAAGGAAAATACATTGCAACCAAATGGTTACAATATTTCAGTCGGTGGAAATAATATTTCTAACAGATTAAAGAAACCAGTAGATGTTTATTCAATGGGTGGAATATTTATTGAATCATTACCTAGTTGCACAGAGGTATCGGAAAAATACAGTATTAGCATTTCAGATGTATCTTCAATATGTAGTGGTGAAACATTAAAATCTAAAAGTTGTGATTATATTTTTCGATATAAAGACGAACCGTATGATAAATTTGATCCATATCATTATAAAAGAAGCACATATGTTTACAGATATACTTTAGATGGAAAGTTAGATAAAAAATATCCTAATTTTAGTATGGCAAGTATTGATTGTACTGGTAACACATCAGCAAGATGTATTATAAGAAATGCTGTAAACGGAATTAATCGTACAGCTTGTGGATATCTATGGTCTGAATCTGACCATGAAATTTTTTCATTAGATAATTATAGAAAAAGAATTGAAGTAGATCAGTATGATATTAATGGCAATTATATTACAACATATCCATCACTTTCAGAAGCAGTCGTTACCATAGGCAAAGATGATTCATTTGTATCTGGAATTTCTCAATGTTGTAGAAAAGAAAGAACTCAAGCCTATGGTTATATTTGGAGATATAAAGGTGAAGCATTATCACATGATGATACCAATGTCAGATTACGGAATATAAAAGTAGACCAATATTCTATAGACGGAACTTTTATTAAAACACATATTAGTATACAAGATGCATTAAGAGATATTGGAGTTAAAGAAAATCAAGTAAGTAATATAAAGAAATGCTGTGATGGTATTTCTCCTATTCGTTTTGGCTATGTGTGGAGATATGTTGGTGATCCATTTTCATTATATCCTGTCTATATAAAGAAAGGTGATTCAAATAAACCTGTATCTCAGTATACTTTAGATGGCAGTTTTATTAAATCTTATCCCTCAGCAAAAGAAGCTGCGATTGCGATTGGTATAAAGAAAAGCAGTCAAATTACATATGTGTGTAAAGGACATGGAAAGACAGCTAAAGGATATATTTGGAAATATAGTAATTAAATAAGAGGTGACGCACATGAAAAACGATTCTCAATTTCTATTCACCTCGGATGAGGTAACAAAAAATAATCTAACAAAATTAGGATTCTCAGAAATTCCATCTGGGGGTTCTTTTTTTATATTTATTAATGATTCAACTTTAAAATTCGATGACACTATTCCAGTAGATAAAATCGGATTTACAAATAAGTTGATGTTTTAAATCACTCCCTCTTTGGGAGAATTTCACAGAAGGGAGGTAAAAAACACAATTGAATAAAAAACTTCTTACTTTAGAAGATCTTTATAGTTTCTATAGTCAGAAAAAAAAGTCAATGACATTTAGTGCTGATAAGTCTGGATATAATATAGCTGTTCAGTCTTTGGCAACATTTGAGTTAAATGATGACTTATCAGAAGGATTGCTTTATGGAAAAATTAGGGCATTTCACGATTTAACAAACAACAATAAGTCTCATATAGAGACAGATGTTCTTGAAGAAAAAATGATGTCAATTAAAGATCGTCCAGTTATGGCAGATATTGTAGATACGGACGAAACCGATGAAGACGGAAATCCTATCAAAGATTTTTCAGGTCATACAATGTATTATGACGAAGCATTGGACAAGATGATATATAAGGAAATTCCTATTGGTCATTTTATTCATCCTGAAAGTATTCATCTTGAATATGATGAGGAATATGATAGAAATTTTGTATGTGCAGATGTTGTAGTGTACGAGGAATACACAGATGCTTGTGATATATTGCGTAGACGAAAAACAGTTGACTGTTCAGTTGAACTTTGTATTCGTAAGATGCATTGGGACAACACTGATAAAACACTTCATCTTGACGATTTTTATGTACAAGGAACAACGCTTCTTGGATCTCATATTCTACCAGGCATGTCTGGCAGCCAGTTATCCATTAAAGATTTTTCTGAAGAAAACAATTCTTTATTCTCTTCTATTCCAGAAGATGAACACTCTAAATTAATTGAAACTCTGGATAATCTTAATAAAACTTTATCCAGTCTCAATATAAATTCAAAAACTAATCCAACAGTTGAAAAATTTGAGAAAGGAGGAAGTATAGAAACCAATATGACAAAATTTGAAGAATTACTGGAAAAATACAATAAAACTGTAGAAGATATTACTTTCGAGTATGAAGGCTTATCTGATGAGGAGCTTGAGAATGTATTCTCTACTACTTTTGATGAGTCAGAGCCTACTCCTGATACAGTTGTAACAGAATCAGATAAGTCAGATGACGATACTGATGATGATACTGATGACGACACAGACGATAGTACTACAGATGAGCCAGACGACACTTCGGATGATAATGATAAGGACAAAGATACATATTCTAAGACTTTTGAATTATCACATGAAGACATACGTTCTGCATTATATCAGCTCTTAGCTCCAATCGAGGAGACATTAAATGAGTATTACTGGATTATGTCTGTATATGATGATTATTTTATTTATGAGTCTTGCTGTGGAAATTACTTCAAACAGGCTTATACAAAAGAGAATGATACTATTGCTTTTGATGGCGAACGTCAGGAAGTATTTGCTGAGTTTGTAACTGCCGATGAGAAAGCCGAGTTAGAAGATATGAGAGCTAATTATTCTTCTATTTCTGAAAAGCTTGCTAGATATGAAGAGGCAGAGGAAATCGCAGATAAGATGACTGTTTTCGAGGATCAGGCATATAGCAAATATCTTGAGACGGATGAGTTCAAGAAGCTCATGGACGTTGAAAATGTAAAGAAATTCACAAAGGATGAGTTAGTTGAGAAAGCAGATGCAGCTCTTGGTAAGGTAGTAAAAACTACAAAGACATTCTCTATGAATGCAGAGGAATCACATAAGGAGATAAAGCCTTCTTTCTTCGCATTTGCTAGAACCGAGCATGAATCATCATTCTTAGATGGATTACTTAAGAAGTAATTAAAAATGAATATTAACAAATCAATCGGAGCGTCAATAGACGTTCTTTTTTATTGCAAAAATTTATTAAACAAGGAGGAAATTTAAATGGCAATTTTTACTAATTTAGCTGCAAAAGAAGTCGATAAACACGGGCTTTTCGAGAGCAGCAATTTATGGTCAACAGATATTGGTTCAAATTTTAGTGTTATCGTTCGTGATACAGAAAATGGCAATAAGCCAATTGCGGTAGATAACGGTGTAGGAATTTGTGTACTTGAATTTACAGGTAATGGTCTTGAGGAAAGATATGGTCGTATTGCAAAGGTTGGCGACAAAATCGCTGTAACAGGAGCACCAGCATTAGTTAAGACAGCTCTTACAACTGAACAGGGACAGGCTTATAACTACACAAATCCAGCAGGTAAACCAGTAAAGACATATGAGATTCAGGACGCATCTGTGCATACAGATATTTTCGGTGTCGCTGACTATCAGTTCAATGATGATTCAGAAGGCAAGGTTAAAGTAGGAAACCTTGTAACTGTTGATGGAAAGGGTGCATGGAAGGCTTCTGAAGTAAGTGAGCTTGCTACTCTTAAAACAACTAATGGATTCATTGGAAAAATTCACAGTATTTCAGCAGGTACATATTACACAATCGTTAGAATTCAGGTTCTACAGAACAAGGAAATCGCAGGGTAATTAGAAGGGAGGAACAAATTAGATGAAAGATATTACATGTTTTAGTGCAAATACTTTAGCACAGTTCGACAACAAATATGAGAATATTGTTACATTCAATTCACTTATGATGGACGCAGGTAATAATGTGTATGATAAGTATTCAAAAGAGGATACACAGACTATTATCAGAAATCAGTTTGATAAGATTCTTGGTCTTAACTTTAGAGAAGCTAATTCTATGAAGCGTAGACAGGCATGGAGAGAGCATAACAAAGAAATTGCAACACTCATTGAAAATATTGTAGTAGATAAGATGAATTCTGGTTGGAACACAGCTAATGCTCGTTTCATGGAGTACATTCAGGATGTAAATATTGCAGAGGGTGACGCAAATGAGTTCTTTGTAAATGATAATTCACTTCTTACTGTGTCTAAATTCAATGGTTCAACACATGATATTATTAGACAGGCTGTTAAACCAGGTAAAGCATTCTCTATTGATACCTCTTTCTATGGAGTGAAAGTATACACAGACTTTGTATTATTCCAGACAGGCAGAATTGATTTCGCTGAACTTGTAGATAAGATGTACAAGTCAATTGAACAGAACAGATACGCAGCTCTTTATACAGCATTCATGTCTATGGATCAGTCTCTTCCAACAGATATGATTTCTGAAACTAAGGTTGAGGAAGCAACAAAAGATGCAATTCTTGCTCATATTGAGTATGTGGCTTCTACAAGCGGAAAGGATGTAATTCTCGTGGGTGCTCGTCCAGCTATCCAGAAGCTTCAGAGTACAGTAAATTATAACTTATTCTCAGATTCTATGAAAGATGAAAGAAATAAGAATGGTATTCTTGGTAACTGGGAAGGTTATGATTGTCTTCCACTTGCTCGTGTTAATAAGGCAGGCACAAGAGAAAATGTATTCTCTGCTGATGATCAGAAGAAGATTTATATTCTTCCAATTGATCCTGAGTTTAAACCTATCAAGAGAGTAAATGAAGGTGATGTTGCATACTATGAGACAGGTATGGACGGTTTGAAGAAGGATATGACGGTTGATGCTGAGCTTGTATATCAGGAAGGTATCGGTGTTGTTGTTGATGAACTCTTCGGAGAAATTAAGATTAAAAATTCTTAATTACACAATAGTATAAATATTTTAAGGAGAGTGTTATTAATACACTCTCCTATTTTATAAGGAGAAAAAGGAATTATGAAAATTTTTGAACTCGCAAAGGAATTAGGTATTACACCTAAAGAGCTTATTGCATTTTTTAGAAAACATGATTATTCGGTATCTAGTCATATGCAGAAGGCGACAGACGAAATGATTGACTTAGCTCGAAAAGAAATTGTTGTTTCTAAGGATACTAAAAAAGAAACTCGAATAAATGAAAAATCCGAGACAAAAAAAATTATCTCAGAAAACAAAGTGCATAAATCATATAATCCAGATGATGAAATTCCATGTAAAAGTGTTACACCTTGGAAACTTACAGCGGTTGGCGTAGATAAAAACACTATTTATCATTGGGAATATTTTGGAGATATCGAGTATTTAAAATATCGTGATTTACAGGCTCTGAGACGAACTGAATATATTACAAAACCTAATATTTTAATTATGGACGCAGATCTGCGTAGTCAGTGGGGGCGTGAACTTGGAGATACATATAAATATTTTGATAATATTGAATATCCAGAAGAGTATTTTGATAAAACAGATGAAGAGTTTGAGGAATTACTTAACAAAGCTCCAACTTGGCTTGGTGAAATAATCAAGACTACTGCAATGGCGATGATTCGTGCAGAGAATTATCCATCTATTAGCAAAATTATTCTTATTGATAAAATATTGGGTACTTGTATTAAAGATTTCTTATAAAAGGAGGTAATATATGCCTTCTCTTAAATACGAAGATATATACAAAAGAGCATTAACAATGATTAATGATCTCGAACTTGCAACTTATACAGAAGAAGATTTTTATAGTATTCTCTGTGAATGGTTGCATACAACTGCTTCTTTCCCACTTCTTAGAAAAAAATTTAGTGTATATTCTTTTGATGATGAAATTATGAGTATCAATTTCACATTAACAAACAGTGTAGATGATTTCTATGATTCTGAATTTGTTAAAACTATTTTAGCAAAAGGAATTATCATTAGTTATTTCCCATCAAAATTAGAGAATACAAAGAACTTAGCAACTATGATTGGTGGCAAGGAAGAGAAGAAACTTATAGATAATTATTCAAAAAACATGGAAAGGCTCACACAGTTAAAGCGTGAATGGGAACTTGAATTGTCTCGTCATACCTATTACTTTGGTGAGTATGGTGGTTCTAATGGATAAATTAGTTCCACATAAATATGGAGAATTTAAAATTTCTCAAGTTAATTACTATAAGCAGAAATTACGAAAAAAAATATTCTGGTTAGTTTTATATACAGATAAAAACACAAAAGCTGATTTTGAAAATATAGATGTTGTGGAATATCATAAAAATCTATTATTTGAGATTTCTAACTGTAATAAACTACTACTCTATCCAAAGGATTTTGTAGAAATTATTAACAGTCTTGAATGTGCATTGTCTGTATTACAGTCAGAAGAATTTAATTTTAACAAATATAAGAAACTTGTGTTTGATGCTGGGGCTTTGCTTCAGAGAATGAAAGTTGGTGATGAGTAATGTCTGCATATGATTTTTACCAACGAAAAATGAAAGTTAAAGGAAACTCTACTGGGAAGAATTATTCTACCCTTGGCGAAAAATTAAAATCTGATTCAGATACCCTCATGGAACTTACGTGGGATAACGATCTTGCAGCAAAGACTTGTTATATCTACGATCATTTTCATGACGACTTCTTCACAGATGAACATGGAATTACACGTTCACTTGCTGAAGGTATGACATATGAAAATACCAATAAGACAAAGATTGACGCAAAGTTTATTATCAAATCTTATCAGTCAATGGATAAAGACCAAGTGGAATACTATCTTATGTTTCGTCCAAGTCAGCCTGTAAGATTCAATGAAGGTGATGCCCTTTACTATTATGAGACTGATTTTAGGAAACGCTATGGAGCGACATTTCCAATAGGACTTTTCGTGGATGTTCCAGATGATAGAGGGATTTATCATAAGTGGATTATCTGTCGTGATGAACCTGCAAATCAGTTTCCAAAGTATTTGATTTTACCAGTAAATTATGAACTTACATGGATTGAAAAGAATAATGATAAACGTATCAAGAGACGTATGTGGTGTTGCTTAAGACAACAGAATTCCTACACTATAGGCACTTATACTGACCGATATTTTACACACACAGATAATCAGAATAAGATATGGTTGCCAATGAATTCTATTACAGAGAAGTTTTGGTACACTTCTGAAGATTCTAAAAATATGCGAGTTGTAGTAAGTGCTTTAACAGAACATCCTACCGTATGGACAGTGACTAAGGTTGAAAATTCAATGCCATTTGGTATTCAAAAGCTTACTATATATACGGCATTTTGGAACGAGCATACTGATTATGTTAATCTTGAAACAGGCGAAATGTATGCAGACTATTTCGATTCAGAAATCACTCCAACAGATCCAGATACTAAACCAACTCCATCACCAGTTACAAATATCTTGGCTACGATTACTTCATCAGCATCAACAATTAAAGTTGGTGGCTCTTATCGAACACTTAATATCAAACTTTCAAATAATTCTGGTGAAGATGTTACTGATACATTTGATAGTAAATCAAATTTTGATTGGCACTTTGAAATAGATGATGAAGAATATAAAGGTATTATCAGAAACGACATTTCTTTCTGCCAAATGAAAATAAAGTTTCCTGATAATTACGATTATGTTGGTAAGATTCTGACTATTTACTGCACTATTACAAATGAGACTATTACAATTGAAAGTAATAAATTACAATTAGAAATAACAGATTAAGGAGGTAATATGATAGAAGATAAAATAGTATCTAAAACTGATTTGCTAAATAAACTTCGAGCATATAGAAAAACTTCTGATGATGATAATATTGTTTACAAACAAAAAATTAAAAAGGCATTATTGTCGAATCCTTATCTGTTATATGCTCTTAATGAAAAAGATTTAGAATCCGAACTTTTTGATGATAAGGGGAATATAAATTGGGAATGGGATGAAAAAAATAAAAAATATGAACCGCTTGGAGAATGGGATAGATATTTTGGAAGCAATTCAAATATCCGTCCTTTTTTATTTATTCCAGATACTCAAACTGAAGTAAAACATTATATATGTTATCAAGTTGGTTTTGATGAAATCCCAAGATATTCTCAAATAAATAAAAATACAGAAATAACATTTACAATATTTGTTCATGGAGATGACCGTATGGATAAACTTACAGGCTTGCCTCGTCATGATTTAATAGCTTCTATTATACGAGAACAATTTAATTGGTCTAATATCTTTGGATTACAGACAAAATTAATCTCGTCTAAAGAATCTATGACAGATAATAACTATGTAGTAAGAACATTGGTATTTCAGATTTACTATGATATTAATGGAATTACATATAGTCCGTTTGGTGAGCAATCGTACATAAGGAACAACGAATCTTGGCAATAGGCAAGGAAGAATACTATGAGAATGATGAGTTAAAGATATATCGTGGTGAAGATTTTATAGTTCAAAAACATATTATCTTACATCAACCTACATTGGGTGAAATATGTGATTTTTCAGAGAAAGATTATTATTCAATGTTGTATAATTTTACAGCTACGCCACAATCTTTAAAGGTACAATTATGGGAAGGTGGAATAGATTATACTGAAATACAACCATTTCAATTATTCTATACACTACTCTATAAAGCATTCCCAATTAAAAAAACTTCTATTATATTTGGAGATTTAGATTTTTCTAAATTTCAGGTTCGACAAAAAAAAGATGATGATTCAATTTTTTTGTATCAAGCAATTCCTACAGGAAATATCTATGAATTAATTGGTAGCAATATAAAAGGTAAAAAGTTACATCATTTTACAAGTTTAACTGATGCTGCAAAATTCGTTAATACAGATGAAGATACTTTAATAAATCAATTATCAGAAGATAATAGATTCGGCAATTATATCTTTGATGATGTATCTTTAGAACCAGTAATAATAGATGAATTTACCTATAATATGATAATTGATTATCTTTGCAAAACACATTTCATTGAAAGAGATTTTAGAATTCCAGCTAATAATTCTACTAAAATGGTGTTAATAGAAGATGCGAAAGAAGAAATGGAACGAGCAAAAAACAAAGAATATCATTCTCAATTAAAAAATATGATATCCGCTATGATCAACTCAGAAGGATTTAAATATAATCATGAACAAGTTTGGAATATGAAAATTAATGCGTTTATGGATTCTGTAAAACGTATAGGAAAAATTAAAAATGCACAATTATTGTTGCAATCTGGCTATTCTGGTTTCGGAATAAGCTTTGATGATATAGACAAAAAACAAATAGATTGGCTTGGAGAACTCGACTAGAGTTCTTTTTTATTGCCACAAAATTATTAAGGAGGAATAAAAATGGCTAACTTTAACCCAAATGAATTAATTCTTGAGAAAATTAGAGCCGTAGAGGAATATGATCCTGCTACAATGGAGCTTACTGGTAGATATACACAGGTCGAAGATCCATCACTTAAGACAAGCGCTGATGGTACAGATGTTACTGATGCTATGGGTACACCAATTCAGACATTCTATCAGGCACAGAAAGGTACATTTGATTTCACTAACTCACTCTTTTCTCTTGACCTTGCTGCTTCACAGTTTGGTTCAACAAAGGCTGTAGCTTCTGATACAAATAAGATTAAGATGCCTGTATCTGAGACAATTGCAATTGGAGCTGGTGCAACTGTAGAGCTTAAATATGTTCCAATTGGTACAAAGGGTGCAGAGGTTAAGTATGTTAAGGTTATTAATGACAATAACACATTCGGTAAGACATATACTGTATCTGCTACAAAGGGTGAAGACAAGTTCACTATTGATGCAGCTAATAGAACAATTACTCTTCCAGAGGGAACAACTGGTCGTGTATTTGTAAACTATGAGAAGGAGACAGCTACAGCAGTTCAGGTAATTAAGAGAACTGATGGTGTACCAGAGGTTAAGACACTTCTTATCCATGCAATCTTCCACGATCCATGTAATAAGAACCTTGTATATGCTGGTGTTATCCGTTGTCCAAGAGCACAGATTGATCCATCAAGCGTAGAGCTTTCTCTTAAGTCTGATGGTAAGCATCCAGCTTCTTATGTTCTTAATAAGGAGTACTGTGCTGAGGATGGTAAGCTTTTCGATATCTTAGTATCTGAGGACTAATTTAAAAAATAAGAGTGGTTGAAATATACCACTCTTATTATGAAAGGAATTATTATATGTCATTAGAAAATAACGCAATTTGCACAATATGTGGAAAACCTTATAGAGTTTGTCATACATGTCAGAATATTAAAACTTATACTCCTTGGAGAACAGTAACTGATACTCTTCCACACTATACAATTTATCTTGCGATTTATGAATATAATAAAACAAAAGATAAAGCAAAAGCAAAAGAAGAATTATTAAAATGTGATTTATCCGAGTTGGATAGTTTTGATAAAGATATTAAAAAGGTCATTAATGAAATTTTAGGAGATAATAAAAAGACAGTTAATACTACTCCTAATAAAGAACAGACTTCGAAAACTGATAATAAGTTGGTACAGAAGAAATGATTATATTGAATAGTAAGTTAAATTTTTTAATTGTATAGGGTTACGCATTTACTATTCAGTATTTACGTAACCCTATTTTTTACGCTTATTAAACAATATATAAATAGAATGGAGTGAACGGATATTAAAGAATATAGTGACGTATTTAATTGGGAATACGATTCAGAAGATGTAATTTACATTCCTAATATGACTCAAAATTGTATGTATTTAAGTTCACCTTTGTCACGAGGGAAATTAGTTGATATTTTTCCAGGCAGAAATAAACGTGTTGTTTTTGCATGGTTAAGATCAAAAGAAATAAATGAGTTATATAAAGAATGGAATAGTAAGAAAATTGATGAAGAGGAGGACTAATTAATGAAAGATTTTTTAGGAAGCTTAGATTGGATGACACTGCTCTCTGCTATTTGGACAGTAATTTTAGTTCCAATTGGAACACAGATTTATAAATATCTGAAGACAAAGAAACTTGATAAGTATGCTGATATCCTTATTAGAGAAGTAAAGAATGCAGTTAAATGTGTGTATGAGACTGAGGTAAAGGATATAAAAGGTACATCTGATTGGACAGACGAGAAAAAGCAAGAAGTTTGTGAAATTGCAAAGGCAAAAGCTATTCAGGCATTAAACAAATCAGTATATGAGTGCTTGAAACAGGCAAATAGTGACTTCGATGAATATCTAAATAGTTTGATTGACACGAGTTTGTACGATCTAAAACATGAAAACTAAATAACTAAATATAACAATTTAGAGACTCAAAAGAGTCTCTTTTTTATTACAGAAAAATATGGAGGTAATTACAAATGGCAAGTTATAACATACATGGTGGGCATAATCCTAAGGGTAAAATTGCTTGTGGTGCTGTTGGATTACTTGATGAATCTGAACAGGATCGAATCATAAAAAATAAAGTTATCTCAATTCTTAGAGCAAATGGACATACAGTATATGATTGTACTGAAGATAATGGTACATCGCAAAGTGATGTACTTAAAAAGATTGTTGCAAAATGTAACGTTCACAAAGTAGATCTTGATGTATCTATCCACTTTAATTCAGGAGCAAACGACACAAATGGAAATGGAACTACTACAGGTAGTGAAGTATGGATTTATAAAAATAGTTCCTCATCAAAAACAGCAGCTCAGAGAATTGTAAATAATTTGGCTTCTGTTGGATTCAAAAACAGAGGTATAAAAACAAGTACTGGATTGTACGTACTTAGAAAAACAAAATCACCTGCTTTACTTGTAGAGGTTTGTTTTGTAGATGATAAAGATGACTACAATTTATATATTAATAACGTAGATAGAATAGCCAAAGCTATTGCAGATGGAATCGTTGGTGCAACACTTTCTAGTGGGAACAATGCTCCATCTACGCCTAATCCAACTCCTACAACTACTAATCAGTTGTATAGGGTTAGAAAATCATGGTCTGATGTAAAATCACAGACTGGTGCTTATAAAGACATAAGTAATGCAAAAAGAGAATGTCCAAATGGATATAGTGTATTTGACTCCAATGGCAATGTTGTTTATACCAATGGAACAATTCAAGCAACAAATACTGCTCCAACTGTAACAGCTAAACCTAGTGCGCCTGCAAGTTCATCTTCTACTACAAGTAAATATTATCTTACAAATGCAAGAGTAAGAGGTTGGCAATCTGCAATGAATAAAGGGTTTGATCTCAAAGGAAATAATAAACTTGTTGTAGATGGTAAATTTGGAGAAGCTTCACAGTCATGTGCTTCAAGCCATAATCTGTGGAGTGGACAGAAACACAACTGCCCGACAGCAATCAAGTGGCTCAGAAAAACATTACATGATACATACAGATTTACAAAATTACCAATCACAGGTAAATGGGATGCATATCTCACAACATGCGTAAAAGTATTTCAGAAGAATCGTGGACTCACTCAGGATGGTCGTGTTGGACTTGTTACGACTTATTACTTGTTAAAAGGGTGAGTGTGTAATATAAATGGACGAGATAAAAGCATTAATAAATTTAGATTTTCCAACCGTCATCTTGGGTGTATTTATTATCATCTTAGGAATTGATAAGATAATATTTTTACTTCAGAAAGCGAAGAAAGCTTTACGTGTAAAACTTGGTTATGAAATTGATAGAGAGACTCTTGATAAAAGAATAGCCACGCTGGAAAAACATGATAACTGGCAGTATAAAGAGATAACCAAAATTTCTCAAGGAATAGATGATATTAAAAATTCTTTAATTAAAAAAGAAATAAAAGATAAGGCAAAAACTGTTGCTACCCTTAGAAGTCAATTATATGATTTACATAATAAATTTGTTGAACAGGGATATATTGATAAATCAGGACTTAAAACTTTTACAGAATTAGGTTCTATTTATGAATCCGCAGGTGGTGATGATATTTATCACGATAAATTAAAGCCAGAGGTTTTGTCGTTACCAATTAAAGACGAAACCTAATATTTTTTATTATACCATAAAATCCAGTAATTCAACTTATGAATTTCTTCCTTATTATTTATGTATAGAAAAACAGATTATACACAGACTAAATACATGAAGAATGAAATAGGCAGATATAGATATCAACAGAATATATCAATATCAGAACTTGCGAGACGTACAGGATTATCAGCAACTGCAATATCTAATCTTGAAAATGGATATACATCTGATATACTACTCTCTCATGCTATATCTTTATCTCATGCATTACATGTTGATTTGTACGATTTGTTTTGTATTAAAAGATAAGGAGAATTGATTGGTATGGAGAAAACATTTTACAACGTAATCTGTGAAGAATTTGAATTATTAGGAGGTAAAGTAATTCATATTGATAAGAACTTTGGAAATATGAATGAAGTACATAATTTCGTGATAAGTAATATATGTCAATATCCTAATGCACATTGGGAATTACGACCTATCACATTTAGAATTTAATATTAAAGGAAAGAGCAGTTTCTTCGGAAGCTGCTCTTTTGTTATGTAAGGGAGTGAATGGGAATAGCACAAAATCCAGGAAAAATTTTTGAACAAGCTATAAAAGATTCTGTTCCAAATACATGTTGGATTTATCGTTTTAGAGATAATGCTGCATCATTTGGGAATGGAAATAACACTAGATTTGCTAGTAGTAATATTTGTGATTATCTTCTATTTGACGATAATTCTAGAACATTGTATTTACTCGAACTAAAATCAACTCAGTCAACAAGTCTACCATTATCAATGATTAGAGATAACCAGATTAAATCCCTACAAGAAGCAAGTAAACATAATCTTGTCGCAGGATTTATTTGTAATTTTAGAAATGAAAACAATGACACATTCTTTATAGAAATCGGTGATTTCGTAAAGATGATGGAAGATATAAATAAGAAGTCATTCAATATTAGTGACTTGAAAATTAATAATGCTATTCCAATAAATAGCAAAAAGAAACGAACTAGATATACATATGACATTCAGAAGTTTGTAAATGAATCACACTTATAATCAAAAGGTGAACAATTATGACAGATGAGGAAATCCTTGATTATTTGAGAAAGCATAATTTCCGAGTACATGCCCATAATGGTGTGGATTTATTCAATGGAAGTTATCAAATTAAACATAAATTTTATGATGATGCAACAGGAACAATGACAGTTATCACACCCAATAATATATTCACTTTTGACTGGATATTGGGTGATGGTACACCTAGGAAATAAAGGAGAAAAAGAAATATGAGACTTTTAGAGTTTGTAGAAAAATATAATAACACAGCAAATACATTAAGGGGACAGCTATTAAGCACAATTAAAATCACCCCATACATTTCAATCATTAAAAAAGATGCCTATGCTCAGTTAATCGTAAATAAAACAACATTTGAGCAGGAAGCTTATGATGATAATGGTAAAACAAAATATCGTAAAACAGATAAAATCAGAGTAAATTCTGTCGCTCAGTATATACAGTTTTGTCGTGCCGCAATTGAATTATATACTGATCTTGAAATTGATGAGGATGATAAAGGCTTTATTAATGGATATGATGCACTCAAATCATCTGGATTACTTGATATTTTAATGGTTGGCTCTGATAAGGCTGATCCGCTTATTCCTATGAGTGAGTTAAGTGAGTTTAAGACCATTTTAACAATGAAACAATCAGATATTCAGTTTAATGAGACAACTACTCAGGCGTTTATTAGCAAGCAGATTGAAAGAATTTCTGATTTGGCAGATGCTACTCTCACACCACTTGTCAAAGTTATAAGTAATAAGCTTGATGAGATTCCAAAAGAAGATTTAGAAGGAAAAATTCTTGAGTTTGCAAAGAATGGCAATTTCAAAGAAGTCTAAGTAAATTCAAATTTCATGAGGAAATTATTTATATCCAAAAAGAAAAAGAAGAAAAACAAAGTTAAGTTAATACCTCGTAATATAAATACAACCACTCCTGGATTATTTTATTGGAGTGAATTATTTCGAAGGAGGAAAAATAATATTATGATTGCAGCAACAGAAGCTAGAAAAATTACAGAAGAAAGCCGTTCTAAGTTACAGAAAACTATTGATGAGATCGATTATTATATTGATGATGCTATTTATAAAGGTAAACATACAGTTATGGTTGATGGCTTTATTAGTAAAGAAACTGTTGAAACTTTAAAGGAATATGGTTATGCAGTAATGGAATCTGATACACGTTTTCAGGTGGTATGGTAAATGATAGGTGGAATATTATACGGACTTCTATGCGGATGGATTCTTACATTATTCAATGTAGATGAAATTTGTATTGAAGTGTTGCAACCAATTATTCCATTTGTATTAACCACTGCACATTACTATTTTATGTTTGGAGTTGTAGGGTTAATATACGGAATTATACATAAGGATTAAATATTTAGGCTCTATACGTGTCATAGCGTATAGGGTTTTTCTTGTGGAGAGTGGTTATACTGCTCTCCTATTTTAGTGTAAAAATAGTGAAATTATAGTGAAATTTGGGAGGTGATTGGAATGGCAAAGATAAGCCCAGAGTTAAAGAAGCAACTACATGCTATTGCACAAAAACAAGCAGAAAAGATAGCAAAAGAATTTGAAGATAAAATGACTGAACATTATAGAAGTGTTCTTGATTGGTATTATGGAGAGCCATATCAGACGAATCCTCCACACTATGATAGAATGGGCAATTTAAGAAATTCATATATTCCATATTTTAAGTCTACTAATTCAAGTGTGATTAGTGGAATTGAGATATCTGGTGAAAGTATGAATGACTATGGTAGAAAATCAAAAATCTCTGGTGAAGATTATTTAAGCAAATTCTTTTTTAATCCATTAGGAACTTGGCATGGTGGTGACTGGCATGGTGGATATGGTGTGCCAGCTAATTTCAATGCATATAACGAAATGGTTAATTTTTACAAAGATACAGTAAAAGACTTTAGAAAGAAATATGAAATATAGGAAGGAGAAGTTAAATGGTTGAAGAATTAAAACTTGCCATAAAAATTGATGATGCAACTATTGAGCAATCGTTATTGAAACAGTTTGCTAATGCACAAAAAATGGCTGACAAGGTTGTTCTCGATTTTAAAAATGTAAACTTCGATGATAAACAGATAGAAGCTAAATTTAAGGAAATGCAGAAGAAGGCAGGTCAGAATCCGATTGATTTTAGCATTAGTGGTAATACACTTGATATGCTTGGTCAGATTGATAAAAGACTTACTGAGATATTCAGTATTGGAAAAGGGAAATCATTTATTGACTCCTCTTCTACTGTTGCTGATATAGGCAAGATAGAGAATAAAATAAATGAACTGGACAAGAAGTACGAAGAAGCTCAAAAAAAATTATCATCTATCGGTTCAGGTGGTATTTCTGGGAAAGATGTAAATTTAGTTGACAATAAAGAATTCCAAAAATTATCTGATAATTTTGAAAAGATCAAAGGTGAAATTGATGAGTTAAAACAAAAAATTAATACTATAGATATAGATACAGAATGGCTTAATAATTTTACGACTGGACTAGATGAGGAATTAACTGATACTCAAGCAAAATTGAATAATTTTATCAATGATTTTAATTCATCTTTTGAAAAAATTAATACTTCTACCTCTAATACATTATTTAATGAGGAGTCAATTAGGATTTTTGAGAAATTACTTACAAGTATTGAATCAAGTTTATCTTCTATTAAAGGTATTTTAGTTGATGTCGGTGATGGGGAAGAATTATCGCCATTACTCAGAGAAATCAATAATATACAAACTGCTATTGGAGGATTATCTTCAAGTCTCAATAATCTTCATTTTAACATGAATATTGATATGGGAACAGATAATCAGATGGATGCAAAGATCCAAGAAAAAGCTGCCAAAGCCCTCAATGCTTATGAAAAGCTTTTTAACGGATTGAAATTGTCTGGTTATGGTGGTGAAGTTGTCAACAATAAATTTTTCGATTTTGACATAAATAAATTTGATACAACAATTGGAAAAGTCAAAGCTTACAAAGATATAATCGAAAGATTAAGAAAAGAAGCTAAGGAATATTATGGTGGTACAGATTTATTACGAACTCAGACGGATGATAAATTGTGGCGTTCTGCTTCATCTGCTGGTGGTCAACTTACACAGGCAATAAATGAAACTACTAAGAACAAGACTGATAATCCGTTGACTGAATTATTTGGGAAAACCGATTTGTCAGGTGTTATTGAGCAGTTAAATACTATTGTTTCTAAGCTTGATGAGATTTCTGTATCTGCAAAAGGATTTACTGAGACATTTAAAAATGGTTTAAATGTAAATGCCTCTGTAGAGGAAATCGAAAAACTTACTAATAGAGTTAAAGAGTTAGAAGCTGAATTAGCGAAAATTAAAACTCCTACTACTGTTACTGCTCCACAAGAATCGAATATTTCATCTGGAACGAAAGACGCATTTCCTAATACTTCTGAAAACTTAGAACAGGTTGCGCAATCTGAACAAAAAGTACAGCAAGAAGCTGTGGCAACTGACAAGGCACTTAATAATATCAGTTTTACTCCTAATACAGAGGGGTTTGAAGATATAATTACCAAGTTTGGAATACTTCGTGAACAGGCAGAACAAATTACAAAGATAGTTAAGACCACTAAGCAAACTGCCGATGGTACACCAAATATTTCGTATAAGGCAACATTAAAAAATGGCAGTTCTTATTATCTTGGTGAGAATAGTACACCACAAGTTTTAACTGCAAGTGAAACAGTATATGATGCAAAAGCAGATAACGCAAAGAAACTTGAGCGAGAAAAACAGATTTGGAACGAACTTACGACTTCTCTTGAGAGATATGCTACTATTCAGAAAAGAATTGCAAGTAACAATGCTTTGAGTACAGATAATGAGGAAGCACCAAAACTTCTTGAACATATTCATGAATTACAGAGAAATGATATTCTTCCAACAGAGAAATTAACTGCTTCTAACGAAAAATTACAACAGATAAATCAGGCTGTTACAGATTTAAAAGCAAAACTCAAAGAATCTACTCTTGATTCTTTACAAGGTTCTATTGATAAGTATCAGAAAATCTATGATCAAAGAAAAACCTATTCTTCTGATTTTACTCCAAGTGAACAATATACCAAAAATTTAACTGAACTAAATACAGCAATTGGAAATCTTGTAGAGTATAGAAACACATTAAAAAATGTTAGTGAAGTTACCGTAGAACAAGAGGCTGAATTAAAAGGATTGGTTACGGCATGTGAAAAAGCTTCTGATTCTTTTAAGTCACTTTCTGCCTCTGAAAAAGGTGCAAGCCAGATTGCTATTGATAAATTAGTTCAGAGAATTAATAAGGATTTAGATGAGTGTACAAATTACTCTAAGGAAGCAAAACTTGGATTAAGAGCGTTGCGAGATGAATTAGAGTCTGCCAATCCAAGGAATCTTAAAGAGATTACATCTGAAATCATTAATATTGAAAATGCAGAAATCAAAGCTGGTCGTGCTGGCAGAAGTTTCTTTGATACTTTAAAGAATAGCGGATTCCATCAGATTGCTGCTCAGATGGCAGGTATGTTTGGGCTTTATGATGCTATTAATCTTGGAAGGCAAGCTATTTCAACAATCGTAGATCTTGATGATGCTTTGCTTGACTTAAAGAAAACCACATCAATGTCTAGCACTGAATTAAATAATTTTTATTATAGTGCAAATGATGTAGCAAAGCAAATGGGTGTAACTACTAAATCTATTATTGAGCAAGCTTCTGCTTGGTCAAGACTTGGATATAGTTCAAATGAACAAGCTACAGAAATGGCAAAATTAAGTTCAAAATTTGCTTCTATATCTCCTGGTATGGATACAGATCAAGCCCAAGAAGGTATGGTCAGTATTATGAAGGCTTGGCAAATCAATCCTGAAGATGTTGAAAAAGAAATATTAGATCCTATAAATCAGTTGGGTAAAATTATTGCCCGAACATACAGTAATGTATGGTGCTATCAAAAAATAGCATAGTAGATAACTATATCGGTTAAACGATGGAGACATTGCAGACCGAGGAAAGACTGTAATATTATTTTATTATTCATATATGGGGATATATGAATAAATGGAAAAATTAAAAATAAAAAATAAAAGATTAGCAAAATATTTATATTCTCTTGGATTTGATAGAGAATGTGGATTCGATAAAAATGAATATTGGTTATTTTCAAAATCAAGTGAATTAGATGAATCACTTGATTTTTATTTTTATATGAGAAAGAAAAATAGAAAATAATTCAACATAAGGAGATGTTATTATGACAAAAGAAAATTTTAAAAAATTAGATAAAACAAAAGATATATATTGCGAATGTTGTCAACAAAACAAACCAACTTCATCATTTAATTATAGAAATATTAAAACCAATATAAGAAGTGCAAATAGATGTAAAACTTGTGATTGGTTTTATAGAAATCATGATGGCAACATACCTATAATTGAAGGATTTACAGAAGATGAAATTCGTACTACGGTTACTTTCATGTTAGAAGATGATGATATTTATATAAATACATTATCAAAAATGTTAAATAGAAATATCGAAGATGTAATAAATTTAATTTATAAATTGAATTTAAAAAATATTCATGTAAAGGTAAAATCAAGTTGTGAATGTTGCGGAAAGGAAATCGAAGATTTTTTGAGCGTATACTTAAAAACTCAGAACCCATATTGTTCATTAGAATGCTATTGGAAAGATAAAACTAATAAAATTGGTAGTGGAGAAAATAGTCAATTTTACAATAGAATTGAAACGACATGTACGAATTGTGGCAAGAAGATAAAAATAATTCCTTCTAAATATAATATGTTAAATAGTTTTGGAGATAATCATAATTTTTGTTCCCATGAATGTTATTCAGAATATAGATCAAAATATTATATAAAAGATAAAGCGTCTATGTATCATCATGAATATACTGAAGAAGAAATAGAAAGGAATAAACTTCGTGTTTTAAATTCATTAAATAAATCAGATAGATTGGAAACTGGGATTCAAAAAATAATTGACAATATGTTATTAGAAAATAATATAACTTTTGAACGAGAAAAAGTGTTTGACTATTATTCAGTCGATAATTATTTACCATGTTGTGATGGAATAATAGAGGTGATGGGTGATTATTGGCATACATCTCCTTTAAGATACAATGAAGATAAATATCTAATTAATGAAATGCAACAAAAACAATTACATAGAGATAAAATAAAATACTCTTATATAATGAATCATTATAAAATTCCAATTTTATATTTATGGGAAACAGATATAAATAAAGCTCCAGATATGTGTTTGGAATTAATAAAAAAATATATACAAAATAATAAAATTCTTGGAAACTATCATTCTTTTAATTGGCAATTAGAGAATAATAATTTATCCATTAAAAGAGATGTTATTATACCATATCAAGATATGTCTGTTAATGAATACAGACGATTAATAAAAAAGAAAGTAGGATAATCCCCATCCTTAAAATAATATTACAGAATCCGTAACGACTACAGGATACATATGGTAACATGTGTATTGAAGTTATCCATCCTATATTAATTATTATAATAGGATGTAATATATAGTCTGAACTCACGATATAATCTAATAATGAAACGTGAGACATAGCCAGAAATGACTATGCGCCATATTAATATTATGGTTAGTACCATTTAATAATGGGAAAGTAACAGATTGAATAAATTTGCCGAGAGTAACAATGATATTGTAGAAGGTATGAAACGTTCAGCCGCAGCTCTTGCAGCAGTTGGTACTGATTACAAAGATGCTTATAGCTTATTTACAGGTGTCCAAGAGGTTCTTCAAAATAGTGAGGTGGCAGGTCGTGCTCTTCGTTCAATTTCAATGCGAATTCGAGGTTATGACGAAAATAGTGAGGATGGCTTTGAACAAACTGATGATGAACTTAAGAATATTACTGGTGATTTAATTGATCTTACCAAAACAGCACAACATGCGCAAGGTGTATCAATTTTTAAAGAAGGTTCTACAACTGAATTTAAAAGCCTTGTAGATTATTTTGGAGAAATTCATGATATTTGGGATGAGATGTCTCAGAAACAGCAAAATGACTTCCTTCAGAAAGCGTTTGGTAAGACACAGGCACAAGCAGGTGCGGCACTTATCCAAAACTATGACGCAGTTAAAGAGGCACTTGCTGAAATTGATAAAAGTGCAGGCAGTGCAGACAAAGAGATGTCAACTGTAGAGCAGACACTTTCATATAAAATTAATGCTCTTAAAGAAACTTGGGTTGGCTGTGTTCAACAAATACTTGATCGTGGAGATTTAGGTATTGCAATAAGTGGTCTTAATGGCGTGTCAAAAGTTATTACTGGATTAATTGATAATGTAGGATTACTTAAGACAGCAGCTATGGGAGTCGCAGCAGCACTATCATTTAAAAATGTCGGTGGGAATAAAATGCATTTCCCGATGAATATACTCGACAACATACATAATTTACTTTGGATACAAAGGTTTAGAGTATGTTATCCGTGAGATACACGGTGATAAACACCCTATAACGTCTGAATAGACTTGTATGCCATAAACATACAACTGGGAATTACGTCAAACTCACACTACTCTCCTATTTTGGTAACAAATTAGGCTATAGTGACAATGTGTGAACTCGTATGGTCAGGTCGGAAGCTTCCTTATTATAAGGAATAACCGCCACAGTAATGCTATGGGTGAGATTCAGTATATGAAATGATACTGATGAGAATAGACATTCGGTGCTATTATGGATCGTAGCCATAAAATTATGAGTTAGGAACTTATCTCCTACTTCTACGTTAAGTTTGAACCAACTGTTCCTTGGTAGATAAGATGGAACAAAAAGAGAATAATAAAATAGGAACTGCTCTACTCAGTCCCTACTTCATTTCGCTCGTGCAAGTCAACCTCTAAAGAGGTGTCATCGTATTGAGCTTTTATGCTAACTTCTTTATATTCACAAATTTTATCTGTAATGTGTTGGATTGTATTGCACACAAAGTATACAGACGTTCCAAGCAGAGCACATACAGAGATAACTGCAATAAGTTTATATAAAGAATTGCACTTAACAGCATATTTAATCATCTTACTCATAACAGTCACCTCCTATCGTTGTCTTTGTTTTGAACATCGTACTATTGATAGGTTGGTGTTTGTTTGAGGAACACCATTTTTAAAATGGAAGTGACTGTATTTTCATTTGAAGCTGTAAGTGTATTATATATCAAATTGGAATATTCTGGTAGAGAGAACATATATTCCAAGCAAATCTCGATTTCAATTAAAAATAAAAATGACACTACTCTATTTTGAGCAATGCCATTTTGTAGGGAATATATCTTGCTTGATATAAACATATCATAGCACATATTCTGTTATTTGCAAATACTTTTTCTGTTTCAAATAGAGAATAATAAAATAGAGAGCAGAATACTCTACTCTCTTATATATGAAAATGATATAATATTCCCACCAGATTTTCTAACTACGCACAAAGCTTAATGACAATAATTAATGCCACTATTGCTATGATAAAACTTGTACTAACCTTTATCTTACACTTCATGGTAATTGTCTCCTCGTATTATATAGTAGTAGTTTTTATAGACCCTCTCCAAGGTCTTTACAACTA